AGGCCAAGGCGGGCAAGCTGAAGGCTGAAGGTCTCATCGAGGAAATGGGGCTGGATCTTGAGGTTGCTATGTCGATGTTCCTGCCCGGGCACTTTGGCAGCATTGCCAGCGAGCTCGATGACCTGTACGGCAATGGCGTCGTGTTTGGCTTCGATGACAAGTACTGGGCAGGCGTCAGCATTATCCGCAACCTTGTCAAGTACGGCAACCTGTCTGAAAAACAGTGGGCATACCTCGCCAAGTGCTTGGATGCTGTGAAGAAGGCTCCTGAGGAACTCGCCAACAAAGCCGAGCGTGATGCACAACGCAAGGCGGAGCAGGAGGCCAACTGCAAACCCGCACCCGAAGGCCGCATGGTCGTCAAGGGTAAAGTCATCAGCACCAGGTGCCAGGAAAGCCAATACGGATACGAGTACAAGATGCTCGTCGAATCCGTTGATGGCTGGCGTGTGTGGTTGACTGTGCCGTCGTCGTTGGGTACTATTGAAAAGGGCTGGGAGCTTGAGTTCACTGCAACTATCAAGCCATCGGACGAAGACAAGTTCTTCGCGTTCGGTAGCCGCCCGTCCAAGGCATCGATTATCAAACAAGGTGAAGAGGAATGAACACTGTTGAAGAACGTCGCGCCTGGTACATCGAACAGTTCGGCTCTGTGCGTCATTGGGCCCTGTACTGCGTCACTGCTAACTGGCGCATCCGTAAGCGCCTTCCGCGTCTGACTGCACGCGCCAAACAGCTGGGGGTGATCGAGTGACCGCTCCAATCAACAAACCTGTCAGCGAAGCGGTCAAGGATCGCTTCCGTGCATACTATGCAGCTAACCCGTCCTGGGGTTGGTTGCACATTGTGCTGGAAGACCAGAACATCCATGACGGCCATGTCATCCACTGCCAAAATCGTGCAGCGCAGCATGGCGATCAGGAAGCCTACGAACTCGCTGATGAACTGCTCAAGATGAGCAAGTCTCAGCGCATCAAACTCAGCAGGGAGATCCACTGATGGCAAAGCGCAGTAAGGAAGACCGTATCAAAGCAGCGATTCATTCACACGAACGCTACAAGAACAGCTGGAGTCAGCGTCGGGACCTGTTGTACCCTACCTACATCAGTCCTAAGGGCAAGTCGTGCACGTATCACGAGTACAACAGCGCCGTCAACAAACATCTGAACGCGACGGTGAAGAAAATTCTCGCCATCGCCAATGATGTCGTAGAGCTGAAGGTGCAGTGATGGACGCATTTTCGTTTACGCTGATCCTGACCACTGCCATCTTTGGTGCAACATCACAAGGTGGCAATGCCATTTCGACGACCCAGGTCACGGGCTTTGCTACCTACGAGGACTGCATGGATGCTGGTAAGAACGCGCGCATCCCTGCTGATCGTAATTACGCTGAGACTGACAAAGTCTACTCCTGCGTGAAGGTGAAAGCATGATCTTCACGCTCGTCCAACGCACGGTAAACGGCTCACAGACGGCAGGTACAGTGTCTGCGAACTCACGTGATGAAGCCATCAAGGACTGCGAAGAAATGTTCGCAGGCTTCCGCAACATCACCTATATTGCGCTGAAGGAAGGTATCGCCAAGCGCACTGACCCTGAATTCTGGAGTAAATCACGATGATCCGTTCTTTCGTAATGCTGACTGATAGTCAGATCAACCCTGATGCCGTCAAAGGCACCATTGTCTACAAGGCTGCCAAGGCCGACTATGGCTGTGCCGCTGACGACACTGCCATGACGGGCATTCCTCACATCAGTGTTTCGCTGAAGCCTGACGGCGACTATCCGTTCTTCACGCACCCACTCAAGGATCTTGAAGAACGGATTGACATTGACAATCCAAAAACCATCCGCCCGTACACGCAGGACCCAAGCGAGTTCGTGTCGCTTGAGGACTACAAGAAGGCGGTTGCTCAGCTTCGTAGTCAGTTCGAGTGGATCGACTGCACTGAACGCATGCCTGAACGCGAAGTGGAAGTGCTGGTGAAGTACATTCCTCCAGGGCAGACCAAGCCTATCGTCGTAGCTGCATTGCAAGACCGGCTGTTCAGCGATGAAGAACGTCTCATCTGGTGGAACAGCCGCGGTGAAGCAATGGCGGGTAAAGTCACCCACTGGATGGTAATGCCGGCATGAAGCCCATGAACACTACCCAATTTCCGCAAAAGAAATCAACTCAGAACCTGGCCGACGATGGAGTACTGATAGTCACAGGATGGAACGAGTGTGTTGATGCACTCAACCAATATTTGTCTGGTAGTGAACCTGCTCTGTGGGTCCACCCAGCTTACTTGGTACGCCGTCAAGGTGTGGCGCCAATGGCTATCGACGCCACACTGAATCAGATCGCACCTGCGCAAATTCCGTTGTTCAGGGCTCCTTGCCAGCAAGGAGATCCTATCGGAAGCTTCGATAAGCATATGGAGTACATGCGCCGCAACGTTGATCTCATCAACGAGAACAACAAGCTGCGTGCATTGCTAGAAGAAGCCCTGGGCAGTGTGCATTCTGATGCTGGGCGGTGTGAAAGCTCCACCCTTCACGCTGAGCTCATTGACTTGGGTGATCGAATCACTGCATTCCTGGCGCCCAAGTACTGTGAATGTCCACCTGGTACTGATCGCTGCATCACCCAAGGTGGCCACTTCCCGGCATGTACAGCCTGCAAACGCCGCATCAAGTAGATAAGTGCTTGACAGTGATACGCTGAAGTCGTAGTATGCCACTTCAGCGTTACACACCATTGTGAAGGTTCTACACATCATGAAAACCTATGCCGCTGCTGTACAAGCGTCTCTTATCGAAGCAGGCTTCGCCGTTGAAAAGAACGAGCGTGAAGGATTTTGGGAAGTCAAAGATGGCGATGAGGTCCTGCTGCGTTCTCGTAGCCTGGGTGACGTGCTGACCATGTCTGCCAAGGAACTGGGCGTATGAAGTTCAAGTTCGTTCCATCCGTCGGCCAAGTCAATCACCTGAAGGACATCGTCTTCCGCTTGGAAGCATGTGACAATGGTTTGTTCATGGACAGCGCTAGCAAGACTGTCCCTGTTGAAAAGGTGAGTGGTACGCTGTATGCTGCCACCTCCATGAACGGTTTCTTTGTTCGTTACGTCGGTCCTGAGATCGACACCTACAACCCAATCAAATCTACTGAAGAGGCAATGTCGTGATCAAGCACCCACAGCAGTATTATTTCGAAGTTTCTAAAGTCCTGCCAAGCCAGGCTGATGGCCGTGAGGTTTTGGCCTTCCACATCAAACGCGCTTTGTGGGAAACGGTCCGTGTTGAGTACCTCCAGAACTGGACTGAATGGTACTCGCACTGGATGCAGATGCCCAAGGCACCGTCCGATCAACACGAACACGCCTTCCTGGAGTGACCCGTGAGTGAGCATAGAATGTGCAGCCACTGCTTGCTCATGAAACGAGTCAAGTTCGGCGCTGCACCTACAGGGTGGTGGACGTTCAGAAACTACACCACCAAGAAAGGTAATACCTACTCAGGTCTTTTCTGCCCTGCGTGTTCTACTAAGGTGTATGCTGAAAATGAAAGCTGAGATGGATGTATACGGCACCATTGTCATCACCCCTGAATCCAGCGTAGAGTCTTACGCACTGAAACACTGGTGCCGCGATGCACACATTCAACAACGTGATCTCATGCGCTGTGAAGAAAGTCACTGGCGTGGGTCTAAACTGAAAGTCAATTTCGATATGGAGCGTCAAAATGAAGAAAATCACTCTCGCTAACCTCGCAGCTGCAACCGCCCAACAAGTCTTCGATCAGGTAGCCGCACACCTCCTGCACCAGAACGCCAAGGCTCAGAAAGTGCGTGAAGGTACTACCATCAATGACTGCATGTATCGTGGTGAAAACGGTACCAAGTGCGCAGCAGGCTGTCTGATCGCCGACGATGAATACAAGCCTGAGATGGACAAAGAGGATGCCGTGCGTGGCACGTCGTGGCCATCCTTGATCACTCGCAAGCTGGTTCCATCTACTCCACATGACCGCCTCATCCGTGCACTGCAGCACGTTCACGACGATCATGAACCGATCAACTTCAAGCGTGAACTGCACCGGACTGCGGAAGAGTTTGGCCTGAACACTGACGTGCTCGACAAGGTCACCCTGGCCAACCTGGAGTACAAGACTGCGCAGGAAGTCTTCGATCAAGCGGCTGTCCATCTGCTGACTCAGAAGGAGCAGAGCACTGATGTCAACGGCGGCGTGCGCTGCGTGTACCGTGGCAAGAACGGCATGAAGTGCGCTGCAGGTGCTCTGATCGCTGACCACGAGTACAAGCCTGAGATGGACAAGCATGGTATGTCGGGCTGGTACGCTCTGATTGACCGTGAGCTGGTGCCTGATACTCACAAAGGGCTGATTGCCGGTCTGCAAGGCGTGCATGACAACTTCATGGGCCCTGATGATCTGCGCGTCATGCTGTGTGACCTGGCTACCAGCCACAAACTCAACACTGACGCCATCAAGGGGATGTGATGAAACCGTATCGTATGAAGAACTACCTGCTTGCTCAGTTCAACAATGACAAGCAGGGACACACCACGTTTCATCGCTACTGCGTGGCGGTGTGGAACGACTACCTGAGCCTGTGTCAAGCTGCGATGGTTGAGCCTCAACATCCAACCATTGAAAGCTTCATGCGCCAGGCGGTTGACAAAAACGGCGGTCGTGTTGACTGATTTGTAAATCAGGGTTGTAAGTGCACAAACCTTTGGTGTACAATGATCTCACTGAAGCAGCACTTACAACTCATCGTGAGGAAGTATCATGGGCATTTTCAAAGCTGGCGACAAGGTTCGCATCATCAATGCAGTAGGTCAACCAGACAAGCTGATGGTTATCCCTGACATCGAGCATGTCGGTAAGGTTGGCGTCATCACTGCATCGTTTCACTACCAGCATGGCAACATCGAGTCAGACTACGACATCGCGCTGGATGGTGTGACCTATCGCTCTGCGCACAAGCACACTGCCGCCGCAGAGCGCTTCCTCGAAAAGGTAGCCTAACTGGGTTTCCTGTGTTGGCTGGGCTTCGGCTCAGCCTTTTTTAATGATGGATCGAAAATGAAAAAGCCTAGTCGCGTCATCTTTATGGCCCTGTGCAGGACCTATGGGCTCAGTGCCCATCGTTCGAGGTTCATGTGCGTGGCAATCGGCCATCTGCACAGCCTTGGGCTCATCAACCGCAGCGAAGTTGACCAAGCCAGGGCTGCTGTGATGGATTTCGTCTACTCGTATGATCCGTATGTCAGAACGCTGTGGCAGGCGCTTGTGAATCGCGGGATCATCGAAAAGGGCATCGGTCGTAAAGCGCGCATGAAAGTAACCCGGCGCCTGTACATCAAACTCGCCATCAAACTCTTCTTCAAGGGGCTGTGAAATGAAATATATCGTAATGATGGAAGACCTCACTGCAAAAGAAACCATCGTAATTTTCGACGAGTCGATCAACCACGACTGCATGGCTGAAGTCGTGGGTCGCATCAAGAACCAGACTTGGGGTGACTGGCGCCGTGTGTTTCGCACTCCTGTAGCTGCAGGTTTCACTGACGGCGTCAAGTGCTGGGGCATGAGCGAAACCCTGAACCTGTCGTCGCGTGGTGAAGAAGACGCCAAACTGATCAAGAGCCGAGGCTACTGATGAAGCTGTTTCAACTGATCAAAAAGCTGTTTTGTGGGCAGAACAAACCTGAACCTGAACCTTCAATGTACGCCTACGTTCAGTGTCAGGGCTGTGGTAGTGAAGCTCACACGAAAATGAGTGTACGGAGTATCACTGTCAAGCTGACTGATCCGTGCAAACGTTGCGGTGAAAACTTTATCAATTGCCACGTGACTAACCAGCCAACTCCGCCTGAGTGGTATGGTAACTGGAAACCTCGCGTACAACCGCCTAAGTTCGAGGTAGGTGATCGTGTCAAAGGTTCTCCTACCTGTGGATTCCATGCTGGGTTTCGCGGTGTGGTGAAGTACATTGAACCTAACGGTACATTGTGGGTTCGCCGTGATGGTGCAGGCAGTGACGTCTATTACAAACCACATGAGGTTGAGCATGTCGAACGAAAAGCCACTGCATGAGCACGACTGCGATCATTGCAGGTTCTTGGGCACCTTCAACGGCGAGGACCTGTACTACCATCCGCCAGTTGACAAAGAAGGCAGGTTCTGGACTCTGGTAAGCCGTTATGGCATCCATGGCGATTATCAGTCAGCCAGTCATCAAACCAAAGCACCACAGCTGGTCGAAGCACACAAACGTGCAGTCGCCGCCGGCTATCTCAAGGAAGGGCAGTACCAATGAAACTCAGTGAACTGATCCACAAGGTTGACCGTTCTGAGCGCAACTCGTCTAGTGCAGACATCGATGATTTCAGCCGTGTGCTAGGCCTCGATGATCGAATGGGCTGGCACGATGAGTTTGAAAGGCGTGTCAAAGGTTACTTCCTCATCCGTTGGTACTGCACTGACACCTGGGTAGGCTATCGCGTCTACTTCATGGATGACGAGCCTGTAGCAACCAGCAGTCAGCGTGGGCGCAAGTCTGATGAAGAGATTGAGTTCGTCAGTCTTGAAGCTGCGCAGAAGGTAAAGGACTTCATCAAGTCACTCGAGGGTGAGGAGGAGTTCAACCCACCGCTGGCTGACATGGATGAAGAGATCCCTGAGCTCACCTACACTGTGTCTTTCAGCAGTCAGCTGCTGGTTGACGAAGGCACCTGGGACGGCCATCCTGTCAAGGTTGCGCGCAAGTGCCATGGTTATGGCAACAGCCCTGATGATATGGGCTTGAAAATGGATGAGCTCGACGTTACAATGCCAAACGGTGAGCTCAAGCGCATCAAGTGCCGCGACTTCATTATCCCAATGCACCTCAAAAAGGAAGAGTAACATGAGCGACAAAATCAAGTACATCGACATGCGTGAAGAGCCACCAGCAGGTTCTGGCAAGATTGTGCCCATGAAGTCCAAACGCCTGCTCCTGAACATCAGGGACTGGCTGATTCAAAAGTTGGCTGGTGATCGTATGATCATCATCAACGCGCACATCGCACCTATTCCTCGTGATGCTGACACCAACATCGTCGGCAAGCTGTCTGATTCCAAGTCGGGTGCGTTGTTGTGCGGTTCGTACTTCTATTGCTCTGATGTGCAGATGCTTCAGCTGACGAACTATGCGGATGCTCGGAAGTGAAGTCGTATCGGGTCAGCGTGGCGGTCCTCAACCGCATCGTGGACTTGTGCAACCAAGACCCACTGCGTATAGGCATGGAGGTCAATCGCTTGCTGCGCCACGCTGAAGAGCTTGAGATGCCATACAGGACCAAGATGAAGTTGGTTCCTGGCAAGTGGCCTGAAGCCTACACATACGACCCTGAGCAACGGCTCATTGAGCTCAAAGAAAAGCCCTCGTGAGAGGGCTTTTTGTTAGGTGAAGGCTTCCCATGTACCAGGTGAGCCTGCAACGGTGCACCTGAAACCAGTTGGTGTCCCTGATGTTGGGAACTGGTTGAGCAGGATGTCGCCTCGGTTGTAGGTACCTGTAGTAGGAGCAGCTGCACCACCCCAACCCAAGTATGGATCCCACGAGTTGTCACGAATGATGTTCCGGAAGCCAGCTGGTGTGACCCACGGAGTAGTGACGCCCGAGATGATTTTGTTACCCGCCAGCAGGTCAAACCCGACAGCTGAGTAATAACCACGGCTGAGGTCGGACACAGTCTCCGCTCGGCAGTTCACAATCACGACAGACTTGGCTGAAGCGCTGTTGATGAGAATCGAGTAGTCCTTTGTGCCCGAAGTCTTAACGTGGTCAACACGGATATCACCCGTGACGCTTGCCATGTTGATGGCTGCACCAGCTGTTGCACTTGCAACAGTACCGCCTTTGATATCAATGTCAACACCACCTGAAATCCAGATACCAACACCGCCAACCACGTTTCGAACGGCAGGGTTTGTGATGGACAGTCGAGTGATGTCAACTGCACTGATACCGTACAGAGGGCAGTTCCGCACAGTGACGTCGTTGATCGCCACGTCAATCACGTTTCTCACGTGGATAGAGCCTACAGCGGTACGAGCGTTGGGGTTTGTTCCGCCCTTAACGAATACGCCGTTAATAACCGCCTTCTGAATGGTGTCAGAAGTAGTGGTGCCGGTTACTTCAACAATAGGCACAGCGCATGCAGTCGCTTCACCTGGACCGATGTAAACGCTGGTAGTTGCAGGACCAGTGCTCGACGGAGACACCTGGATACCGCCATCACAGTTATTCAGGTCGAACTTGCCAACGTGAAACTTGTTCAGCGATGCCTTTGCACGGATGACCTGTACGTGGCAGTCTTCAGCTACAACGTGCTCAACGTGAAGAGTATCACCGTTGCCGTAGACGTCGATTACGCCAATGCCGTTCAGACCCAGTGGATCGCCGTCCCAGTTCACACCACCCCGACCCATGCCTTTGCAGTAGGTGATACCTTCGAGCATGATCAGTGCTTGGCCCGAGTTGGCGTAGTCCTGACCGTAGTAGGTGCCCAGAACACCAGTGGCTGCGTACTTACCAAGGCTGACCGGCTTCTCGAAGAACATACGCAGGTTGTGCGTGGTCAGGATCACATAGTCGAGAGCCATGACATAGGTAGGCGAGAACCCAAGAGCCGACGGAGTAGCAGGGTCACCCTTACCGACACCGTAGAGGGTGTCATACATGGTGCAGTTATGCAGGTGGACCTTTGTCACGAACCGACGCAGAAGTGCATCACCACGCGCAATCACATAGCTGTAAGAGCCATTGATGAAGGTACCGTTGTGGAGTTCAATGGTGGTCGGCTTCGTGTTGGTAGCAGGGTTGAACGGCATGCACTTGACGAACGTACCTGCTGGCTCAATTTGAACCTGGTTTGCCGAGTTACCGTCAAACGTCCAAAAACCATCAACGCCAAAGCTGATCCCATCAGTCGACAGCTCAAACATACCAACGCCAGGCGTCCAGTGAGTCTTGGCTACAATGGTGTTGTTCTTCTGGAAAAACACAGTGCCTGCAGCTGCGTGGATGAAGAACGACTTAGGCACCTGTACGTGACTGATGATGTAAGTCGACGATGGGACGTACAGTGACCCACCCTGGTTGGCAGCAGCTTGGAAAGCTGGAGTCCAGTCCCAAGTGGTAGGGTCGAGCAATGAAGGCTTTTCTGTGATGAGCGACGCATAGTTCCAGATGTTCGCCTCAAGCGTTACCAAGGTATCCTTGATTTTAACCAGCTCATCTGCTACGGTGCCTGAACCGAAACCGATCTTTGATGCACCATCAGACGCAGCCAAAGTAACCTTGTTGGCAATGTCCTTCACGCTGATCGGGTTTGTGCCGGTCCGCTCAGCGATTTTGTTGACGTTAACTGTTGACATGACAGTCCTTCTCTTGAAGATAATTCATATACGTCTATTTATGATAGTCAAAGAAATCCCGCCGGTTAGGGCGGGATTGGTTTACTTCTTCAACAGACTACGCAGATAGGCGCACTCAAGTGCAAGCGCTTCCTCGTAACGGATGCCGTAACGGCTGCCCGCTGCAAGGTATGCTTGGATGATGTTACCTTCTTCGTCAACCTCTTCCGGCTGTTCGTCCCACTCGTCATAGCAGAGCAGACCGTAGTCGAACGCATTGAGACCTTCATCCTCAAACGCCTTCTTGACGCGCTGAGCAATCAGACCGAAGTGCCAACGAGCACCATCGCCCTTTGCTTCAACTGCGTCGTTGAATTTGTACTGGACGTATTCAACGTTGGCCCATGCGCGCAGACACGCGTCGTCAATCGGCTTGATCTGCTGCTTAGCGGTTTCATCCGAGGTGTTGATAGTACTAGTACCGGCGTAGATGGTTGACCACCTGAATGATGAACCACCCAGTGTTTTTGCGTTGTCAACAGTAGGGTAGAACACTGAAGCTGCAAAGCGATAAGCGTCTGCACTGTTAAGCGCAATCCGCAAAGTGTTGTCAGTTTGCGCGTAGACCAAACTGCCTTTCTTGTTGAAATCAATGTTGATCGTTGAAGTTGATGCATCAGTCAGGAACTGTTGGCCCACTTGGCTTTTGCCTGAAACTACCAGTGCGTAGTTACCAGCAGAAGGTGCTTGAACAGATGGACCATCTGCACCAATAGCCATGTTTGAAGCAGTGTCCCATGGCAGTGAGAAGTTCTTGTAAGCATAATCTTGAGTGTTGCCCGTCAGAACTTGAGTGCCGCCGTTTGGTGCAAGCAGGGACAAGTCACGCAGGTCGAACGCGATGTTGTTGTTGGTGATCTCGTAATCACGCACTTCAAGGTACGAATGGCGACGCAACCAAACTGCTTGCGATGTGCAGTTCCGGACCGTCAGTTTGCACCCTGCAACCACATACGAGTTGTCACGAACCAGAACACCAGTGGTCGCTGCGTTGTTGAAACCATCGATAATGATCTCACCCGTGGCATCAGACCAGCTACCTGTGCACTGCCGGTAGTAGGTAACACCAGTGCCGTTTGCTGACGGCTTGATATAGCAACGACCAATGATGCGCAAGTCAGCTGCTTGAGCTGCACTGAAGCCAACCAGGTTGTTGTTGTACGCATGGCAAGTGTCAATAGTCATGCGACCATAGTTGCCGATGTTGAAACCGCCTGCGCCAACGGTAGTGAAGTTTTGGCAAAGTATCCATTTGCAGTTCACCCACCCGTAGGTAGTGAAGATGATCCCACTGTTTGTCGCTCCAACAGAGCCATCCATGATCGTGAGTGGGACCTGGTTGACTGCGTCATACTCACCCTCAAGGAAAATCTCTTTGTTTGACTGGTACCCTTGAGCAATGATACTCTCAAAGTAGGTACCTGCTGCGATTTTGATTTTCCATGGCCCGCATGCAGTTGCAGCGTACTTTGCACCCCACAGGTTAACGGCAGCGTTAGGGCTAAGCATTGCCTCAGTCGATGAAAGGCCGTCATTGGTAGTCAACCCGGAAGTGCTAACGAACAGCGTGTTCATTGCTGAGTCAAACTGACTGATGCTGAACAGGTTTGTACCGCGTTTTACAACGCCAGGACCTGTGTGGCGAACTGAGTGGAAGTCAGGAATACTTGCGGTGGACACATATGTGCCGGCAGGCCAATGGAGACTTGCTCCTGAAGACTTAGCAGCTGCAACGGCTGCAACAATGCCCGCCTGGTTGCTGGTCACGCCGTTGACTGCGGTTGTGATATAATCACGAACTGAGAGTACGTCACCGTTCTTTTGCTCTTGAGTTCGATTGCCGTACCCGATCTTTGATGCACCTTCAGGCGCACTCATGACGACTTTACTCGCCAGTTCGCTGACATTAATGGAGTTGTTACCATTCACATCAGCCAACGTGTTAGTTCTGGTGATTGACATTGCATGCCCTTCTATGATAATGCACTATGTGTTCTATTTATGATAGTCAAAGAAAAGCCCTCCTAGGAGGGCTTTGAGTCAAGCGCTGATGGCACCGAACGTCTTCCACGTGCCAGGTGACCCAGCAGTAACGCAAGACCAGCCCATGAACCCACCAGCAACGGGTGCAACGTTGTACAGAATGTCACCCACTTCAAAGGTTCCGTCTGCTGAAGTTGGAATCGCAGTACCGTGCATGATACGCCTCGAGTGCCCTGTTCTAGGGTAGCTGTCAGACATTTTTCCTGGGCCCGACTCGATGTTACCAATGATTTGTGCAAACCCGGTAAACCTGTTCCCTGACGGGTTCAGAGACACTTGCAACGTCCCGTTGTCTTTGAACGTGTTGAACGCCATGATCATAGTCTTAGCGAGGTTGGATGGGTTTGACACAATCAACCCTGTTGCCTGCTGACCGCTATTCGGAACGTTTGTGTCTTGGGCCATAGTGTTACCGATGATCTTCATGTCTTGAACATCAGTCAATACAGCACCAGCCTCAGCGTTGTTGATGATCGTGTTGAACACAAGGTCCAAGTACGCAGTCGTCCCCTCAACAAACACGCCACGAGCATTACCCTCCTGGATGATGTTCGTTGAGATCTTCACATGGCGAGCCAACGCCTTTATGTTTATCCCTGATTGGCCAGTACCGGTACCAGTGGCTGACTGGTTAAACCTGCGGATAATGTTACCATGGACAATGCAACTATGGAGTGGCAGAGTAGATGAGTCATCACCAGAGATAACAATACCTGCCATCCAAGTCTTGTCAATGATGTTCCCTGTTACTATGAACTGACGAGTACGTTCACCCACAACTCCAGCATCATCAACACCACTACGGGCCGAGTTCTTCAAGTCCAAGCCAATGTATCCAACCCCGCTAATTGTGTTGTTTGACACAATCAACAGATCGCCGCCCCAGTATGTATCAACCGCATCGCGGGTTTGGTCGTCAGGTGGCGGGAACAAACCAATGTCGGTGAAGTTGTTGGATGTTATGATGCAGTACCCGTTCCTGCCCCGTAGACGAATAGAGTCAAATGAGCTGTTTCTGAACAAGTTGCCCGTAACAACCAGGTTCTTAACCTCACGCAGGTAGATGTGGCGAGCATACCTGAGGTTGTTCACCTTGTCCTCTGCATCAAACACGTTACCTTCAATTACAACACCGTCTACTGGGTTGGTGTAGAGCGTCGTTGTAGTGTCGTCAGCACCGTAGATTGCACTGTAGGTTCTACCCGCAAAGTGGTTCCCTTTGATGCGAACGTTTTTGGCACCATCTCCAAGCCGAATGTCAGTGTTAGGTTGTCCGTTGGCAGATTGGCTCTTGAACTTCAAGCCAATCACTTCAGAGCCGTTACCCTTCACAATGATGGATTGCTGCGCTGTTGATTTCTTGAGTATGGTGCCATTACCGTACAAACGTTTACCGTTCAGCTCAACGTCTCCGATCAAGTACACACCTTCAGGTACATACACAGACGAGCTGACAGCCAGAGCAGCGTTGAACGCTGCAGTTGCATCCGTCCCGTTACCTACGGCACCATGGTCCTTTACACTTACACTATCACCCAATCGATCAGAAACTGACCTACCCTTGTACATGATTGAGTTAGATCCTGTACTGGATGTGAGTGAGTCAGTAACACTCTTTACAGCATCCAACGCATCTTCAACAGTACCTACACCGTGACCAATCTGTGAAGATCCGGTACTCGAGGCGAGGGTAATCTTACTTACAAGATCACTGACGTTGATCCCGTTTTCGCCCTCGATGTCCTGAATTTGGTTAACCTTGATAATTGACATGTCAGTCCTTCTCTTGAAGACAATTCGTATATGCGTCTATTTATGATAGTCAAAGAAAAGCCCTCCTAGGAGGGCTTTGGGTCAACCGCTCTTTTCTACGATACATGTCATCAAAGATGCCGTACCACCGCCCTCTGCGCGACCATTGACCTCGACTGACAGACTGACAGTTTTCAAGTCCACAGTAGATGAGATGATCTGACCAACTGCTGCACCCAAGTTTTGAATTGCGTCTGTGCACGCAAAGTTGACTTGGAGGGTAGTCTGTCCACTGGTTGGTCGAATGACCAGACGAATCTCACCGTACTTGCCTGCAGTAATGCGATAGGTACCCAGTGAAACAGTGCCACCTGCATGGCGAAGCAGAGGAGTGATCAGCGCGTCACCCGTTTGGGCACGGCAGAACAGCTGCATTTTCAAGCATTGGTCAGTGTTGGCCAGGTAGCCTTCACGGGTAGTAGCAATCGCATCAAGCAACAGAACATCGGTTGCACTGGTAGTCGAACCACCGCCAAAGCGCTTGGTGATGTCATTCACTGAGTTGGTTTCATAGGTGTCGATGTCGTCACGACCACCGCCACGGCACAGATAACGGCGAGCGTTGGCGTCAGCACCAGTACCGTACACATCAGGAATACCAGGGTTGTCAGCAACAAAGCCGCCACGGACGTTCCAGCAGATGTTGTTGGCGTAGAACTTCACGCCACGGGTGTCAACGGATGCGTTCGACTTGTACGCGAAGATAGCTGCACCGTAGCTTACCGCAGCTGCAATCTTACCGCAGTTTCTGAACTCAGTGTAGTCCATCACTGTAGACGAATCGTGCTTCTGATACAGGCCGTATTCCAGTGCGTTTCGAACTACCGAGTATGTGGTAGTGGTAGCACTGAACGACAAGCGGCCACCTGTGTTGTCGAAGCCGTACCGAGCGCCATCGTATACGCCACCTGTGACTACAGCAGTACCACCTGGTAGAGCAGACACGTTTGCCAAGCCGTTGTTTGTCATTGCGCAGTTGACAAGGTAGACAAAGCTACCTGAGCTTACACTCAAGCCACGACGCACCTGGTTGACGTTTGTCAGTGCTGAATCGTACCAGTTGTTGACGGCGAGGTTGCTGATACTGATCCGGTTACCAAGACCTGACAGGAAGCCTTGCAGTGCAGTCAAGCCGCTACCACTCAGGATTGCAGGGTAGGTAGCGGGCTCTGCACGATCACCCACTGGTGCAGGGAAGGTGAACGCAAGGTAGCTGCGACCGATTGCAATCCAGTCGGGGATAACCACAGTCTCAATGTAAGTGCCCGCCGAACCCACAACATCCCAACGAGTGCAAAGAGGTGCATACTGCTGAAGGACGCTTATTGTACCAGTAAACCCATTCAACGGTCGTGCGCTGGTGATACCATCACCCGTGCCACTAGGGGCCATGTACAGCTTGTTTGATTGTGTAGGTGTTGGGTCAACGTAGAACGTGTCAGAGCCAGCTACAATTCCACCAGGACCACGATGACGAACTGTATGCAAGTCAGCCAACGCTTCAGTGCTAGTGAGCAGCATAGGCCAATACAGTTCTTTGTTTTGAAGCTTGGCGGCTGCAATTGCTGCTACAATACCCGCTTGATGCTTTGATGTATCCGTGTAGGGCTTTTGAACAAAGTCAAGAACGTTAAGGGCGTCATCAAAGCGCTCAGTGATAGTTCGCCCGCGGATCTTGACGACGTCAGATCCAGTGTCCGACGTCAGCGAGTCAGTAACGTCAGTCACTGCATCGAGTGCTGCTGCTACAGTACCAGCCCCGTGACCCACCCGCGTTGCACCATCAGTTGCACTAAGGTTGGTTTCAAGTGCATCAATGGACTGATCAATGTCAGTCTGCTCTGTTTTTGATTGGAGAGCCGTCTCTACAACCTCAAGCGAAGCAATGGTCGCAAATGTGTTTGGAATAGCTGCAACATCGTCAATGACGTTGACCAGCTCCTGGAAGTTACCATCTAGTTCAGGGTGGGTCAGTTTCGACCCTTTGATCCCACGCTGAACTACCTTTGTCTTATCTGCCGTCATTCTGTTTAACCTTGGTAATGGGTCTCTGTTGATTATTTAGCCGGTGTGGTAGATTGCATCCACAACGTAATCATCATCAACATAGGTCGGGTCAGAGTACGGACCCTCGTTGTACTCAATGTTGGAGAAGTGATAGTTCAGCGGCTTGTTGAACTTGGTCATCACATCGCCGACAACCATGTGCTTGAAGTCATTCACCTTGTAAGTTTCAGACGTCTGGGCGTGCTTGAAGTCTTCAACGAACCCATACCGGTTGTACAGCGGAACGGCTGACAAGAACTCAATCTCACCGGCGAAGTTGACAATGATGTCGAAGCTTTCATCACGGATGATCAGCTTGATGAACTCGATGATGTTCACTTCACCGTACATCTTCAAGCCAGCGGGGTGAAGAACCTGCAGCACGATGTCACGATACTTCTCAACGTCGATACCTGCACGGATGACGTACGAATAGTCCTGGTAGTACTCAGAGTCCTGAAGCATCTTGTCGCTTGACAGGAAGCTGTCAGTTGTCATGAAGTAGCCGTCAATCTTTCGAGTTACCGAAGGAATGAGAGTTACACTACCCCCTGAACCACCCTCATCCGCTTGGAGCAGCTGAGGCGTGACGATACCGAACGGCGTATCAACAAGAGCAACATCAAGAATGCCGCCCAGAGCATCGACTGAGCTAACAATGATGAAGCCTTTGTATACCGGCCATCGCACGGTTACGTCCACACTCGGTAGAATGTCCGGATGTTGAACAGTCTTGCCGTCATACGTGAAATTTGACACCGTAGCGCCGTTGATACTAACGGTCAGCTCGTCGGCGTTGAACAGAGTTGTGTATCGAGTGTCGATGTAGCCAGGTTCAGTCGCAGTCAACACCAGTTCAAAGTGACTGTCGCCCGCCCAAGTCATCGTGTTGTCAGCCACATAGTTCAACCCTGGCGAGTTGATCTCGACAGAGTCAGCGATGGGCAGGATCCACTCCACGTTTACGTCATCGACCGTCACAGGGTGAGTCAGCTTGAACTCGCCTTGGATATCAGTCAGGTACAACTCGGCGAAGTTGAATTTGTTTGCATAGCGGTTGATGATACGGTTGACAGTGGCATAGGCGTATTCATACTGCCCTGGAAACGCAGCCAGTTCACGCTTCTGGGTGATTCGGCGGTACAGGAAGTTGTTCACGTTACCGCTGTTCGACACATACATCATACTTTCGTTGTCGATCCAGTGGGCGTCTGACGCACGCAGAATGTCAGTCTTTGGATAGTACAGTTCAACATCTTCGCCATAGAGGATCTTGAACAGGAACGACTTCTCAGTACCGAGTGACTGGAAGAACTGCTTGGAGTGCTTGATCAGCAGTTCTTTGTTTGCAATCACTCGCTCAGGGATGGTGTGAAGATACTCATTCTTGAGCATCGAGGTGTAGGCGTCAATGGACTCCTTGAAGTCCAGTGCCGACAGGTGGTTTTTGATCTGGGTGTATGGAGAGCTCCCCGACTCGAGCCATTCATAGTAGCCGCTCAGAAACTCAACGAAGAGCGGATAGTCTTCGTTGATGTGAGAGGAGAGCTGCCCAGGTACTGAGTGGTGAATCGCTTTTGCTGCCATATTACACCTTTCTAGAGGTCAGCAGGTCAACATTGATCGTATCGACGTACACCGCATAATTGCGCTCAGTGTAGAAGTTATCAGTGACCGGCGTTACGGTAAAGCGAACAGTACCAGCCTCAAGCAGCAAAGCGTTGAACTCAGCGTAGCCTGTGGTGTAGTTGACGCTACCGATTGTTTCATTCTTGGTTACTTCGTTCTTGGTTACCGATTTGACAATGTTACCCTCGCCATCATCAAAGATTCTCTGCTGAGTGGCATTGATGTCAAACACCACATCCGAAATCGTCAGTGAACCTGGCTCGATTGGGTTCAGGAACTCTGCGATGTACTGAGTGGTAACGTTTCGACTGATACTTATGTCGATGAACGCCTTCTTGTCAATTTCGATCGAGTACACGGCTGGGGTGTCAGTGCGGATGAGTTGAGTCAATGCACTGTTGTTATACCACAGGTCGAACAGCTTGAGGCTGGTGTCGTTGTACTTGTTGACAGAGTTCTTCACTGCCGCTACAGTCTGGGTAAAGGTGTTGGTAGTCTTTGACGAGTCGTAGAGGATACCCACGTCCAGCTGAAGCCCGATGTACTTGGCGTCAACCACTTCTGGAGTGATAGACACAACAGAGAACTCTGTGATACGCTTCTTGATGGTATCTTTCACCGTGTCGGCAATCACGAACCCCTCTTGCGGAATTGCGCACAGGAAGACAGTACCGTACACTGGCGGAGTAACAGTTTCACCACCCCAAGCAATCGCTGACTTGATGAATGGGAACTCACGAAGCATGATTGCCACATAGTCTTTCGCTCGAACCGCACGGTTCTGAGTTTCCCAGATTTTAGGGGCAATGAACTTGATGAAGTCAATGTCGCTGCGCTCAGCACCACCGTAGGCTTCTGTTGTGACAGTAACCTTGATGTTCGAGTAGTTACCAATCGGCGTACCTGCAACCAGGGTCTTCAGACCGTTTGCATGCTCAGCTTCAACGCCAACGTACTCGATGTTGACGATCGACTGATCAACCGGCTCACGGCCCAGCACATCGCGACCGAACTGGATGTCATACTTACCTTGAGTGTTCTCGTACAGGTAGAACACGGCACTGTCAGTATCAACGTCAACGATGTTCTCGACCTTGAGGTATTCAACGATGTCGCCGTTCGACGGGTCGGTCACATAGACTCGAATGGTCGATGTGTCGATGTCGCTGTTGAGCAGGTTGATGGTCTTGGTGCCAGTGTTGTACAGATAGCGCTGCGAACGCAGCTGACCCTGTTTCAGTTCAACGCCCGTTGCGACGAACTTGCCCTGGATGTTCTTGAGCAGAGTTACTTCGTGCGTGTTGGTGAACGAATAGGTCTGGTTTCCTACAGTGTTCAGGAATACCGAGCCCTTGTTGCACACCAGACTGAACTGGGTAGTGGGAGCGGATGGAGTCACCTCAAGGTCGACTACCACAGTGCTTGCAGTCCTCGACTTTGGAACGTATGACAGCTTCTGGGCGTGGCTAACCACGTTGGCTCGCAGTTGAGCGGAGTCAAGGAACGACTCGGTACCCACCATGTTCGCCATGTAGGCAATGTAATGGGTGTTGCGTACCAGCAGGTCAATGATGGTGTTGAGGGATGAACCCTCGTAGTTGAAGTCAGCAAAGTCTGGTTTCGACTGCATGTATGCAATCAAAGAGGCTTTGAGCTCTTGGGGATCGTATGATGTGATAGCTGTCGACATGAACAGTGACCCAATAGATTAGTTTCGTACACCTATTTATTGAGTCACTGCTGATGGCTTATCGGATGCGGCTGAGGTCTATTACCAGGTTCTGGACGTTAGGGTTGTTCAGCTCAGTGTAGTAGATTTTGACGTACACCTCGTTACCACCGCTATCTTTCACTTCAACGTCGATGAGTTCGACCTGTGGTTCAAAGTTTCTGATAGAGTTCGAGATGTTGTCGTGTATCTGCTTCGCTGTGATGACAGTGATGTTCTCAAACATCGAGTAGTCAAGGTTTGTACCTACCTCGACATTGAACCCGCGGTCGTAGTAGTTGGTCCTGACGATGTTGATCAGCGATTGACGGATAGCAGAGCTACCCGTCTTCACTGCAAGATCGCCCGTCAATGGGTGTCGTGCAAACGACATGTCAATATCGCGGCGCATGTCTTACACACCACCCTGACGCACTTTGATCGACAACTGCCAATCGCTCGAAGTGTTCATCTCTGTCATGAACTTGTCAAACGAGGTAGAGCTGCGAAGGATAGCCCACTCGCCACCCACGACACCCAGCCCTTCACCGATGCCGATACAGCCTTCAAAGTCAGACGGCTTGTTACCGATATGGATCATGATGTAGGTGCGTCCTTTGACATTGGCAACCTCCCAGCCTGCTGAGTACTTGCCCTTCGAAGTTCGATTGACGACCCCGCTGATGCGCTTGTTCAGCTTGTACAGCCCTTCAGGAATACAGGACACTGAAGGTTGGTTGTCCTTCCAAGGAAGTTCGATAGTGTCGAACACGGTACCGCTCGGCATGGTCATCTTGCCAATGGTAGCAGAATCCGTGTAAGCGCGTTCTAGAGTGATAACTGGCATTTTTTGTATCTCCTTGAATATTTTAGGCTACTTGGACCAGGCCGTTTGCATATTTTTTGTGGTTGAAGAAAGTCATGACCTGTCCACGCTGGCTACGCTTGCGCGTCAATGAAACGTGAATCCAAGGCATGCGGGTCCCGGTGCTCTTGTATTCAAGGAGGAACTGGTCATACGGTAGGTTGTCTTTGATCCACTTGGCAACCTCGAAGTAGAATGCCTTTGATGCTCCACGGAACTGAATGTCTACAGCTTCGCCCTTCAAGTGCTGACTAGTGCCAGAACCTGCTCGGAATGCTGATGTAACCATCATGTTTGGATACTTCGCCTTGATAGGCTCAAGGACGTTTTCTGCAAGGTTCTTCAAGTTACAGATGATGTCTTGTTCAGTCAAGCCACCCTGCGCTTTGATTGCATACTGTGATACCACTGCACCCAGCGAAAGTGAGCGGAGGTTGAAGTTAGGTGAGAGTTGAGCTGTATAGTCAACTTTACCGTTTACGATAGCCAGGCCGCATTCGCTGATGACAGGCTTGACCTCGACTGGTGCAGGCTCTTCTGCTTTGTCTTCCACTACTGGTTCCTCTGTCATTACGGTTTCAGCTTCTTCTGGTGTGATGAAGCCGCTGTTCAATGCATACTCCACGATCTCAGGAGTGTAAGGAGTCTCCTCATACTCAAACGAGAATGCGTTTTTAGGTGTTGGGGCAAACTCAGGAGTGTAACCTACAGGCGATAGCGTGGTTTCGTGGTTGGTCTCCGGGTGAATATGGAAGCCCCCACTCACGCCACCGCTGATGTGGTCGTTGGCGTTGCTAACGCCATAGATGTCAACAACCTCAGTGTCGAACACGACGTTCTTGGCTTTGACGTAATACTCGCCACCTACACTGATACGATAGTCACCTGATGCTACCAGGTTAAGGCTACCGTTAACGAAGATGTTGTGCCCACCCAGGTGGATGTCGAATGACTCACCCACTGTTTTTGTGACCTGTTTACCATCAGGGTGGATCTCTTTGAAGGTACCCGAGCGATGGTATACAGTAATGCGCTCAGCGCCTGGGGTATCATCGTACTCAACAACGTGGCCCGACTGCGACTGGAACACCTGGTTGTTTGGGTACTGGGCAGCATATGCAGACTCAGGTTCACTCCAAGTCTCACCGCGAGCATCAGGAACGTTCTTGACGACGTTGCCCTTCAGCGATGCGACATAGGCACCTCCTTCACCCGTTGCTGCCTCACAGACGTCATTCAGCCCGCCAGGCATACCGGTCAGGCTCATGACAATGATACCTTCTTGCAGGTCAGGGTCGATGAAGTAGCCGAACACGAATGACCCTACCATGTAACCGGTCGGGCTGTGACCTACGCTCGATGACCCAGCACTGTTTGACACGCCGGCAGAGAACCAGCGCAGGTTGGCAGTTGGCAGGAGGCCTTTGCTCTCTGGGTTATAGCCAAACACACGAACCTGATAGCGACCACACTTCAGCGGGTCGTTGACATTCTCGACTACCCCAAACCAAGGTGTGAAACCGTTTGCTTGAATCACGCTACTACCTCTTCGTACGAATCCTTGATGAGCTTGATGCGCTGGTTGAACGCCTTCTGGGTCAGAACGTGCTTGATCTCTGCGATCAGGAATTTACCCGACACGTTGTCGAAGTCATCTGTGGACTGCGACTCTTTTGAGAATGTGGGCACGCTCGCCTTGATCACGGTACCAACCTTCAACATCGAGTTACCGAATGTGCCAATGCTAATCGACGTGCTGTTAGACTTCAACAGCTTCAAACGGTTGTTGACGAAGCTACTCTCATTATCGCTTCTTGTGCTACGATAGTGGATGCTGAGGTGGTCACTGTGATCGTTGTTGAAGTTCTGGTCCAGCGATACAGCGGACTTACCAAGGGTGTTGTTTGTGTTGAAATTCTTCTTTGCGTTGTAGGTATGGACAGTCATACTCTTGTCAAGCAGTGACAAGAACCCTGACGAAGCACCGTACTGACCGTCATCCAGGTCGTCGATGAACTTGTTTGGAGGTTCAATCTCAAACGACTGGTAGGTGTTGAAGCTTTCCTCGTGGATGTTGGTCGGGTTATCAAACACAGGGCTACTACGGTACTTATACTCTGAGATAGGCTCTTGTGCGTACAGCTCTTCGATAGGTGCAAAGCGGAACTCTTGGTTGTCCTCAAAGAACAGGTAGCCATTCAGGTTGGTGCTTGAGATGGCTCGTTTTGAGCACATGTCAATGCCCTGGAGTGGTGTCTGCCCACTGAAGACGATGTGTTCGATGTTGCGGGTGGTAGTGGCGTTCAGCTTCTTGGGCTGGATGGAGCGCTTTACCTTGTCAACAATGCGCCCTACGATGTCTGAGCAGAGCTCGTTGTGGCCACTGAACAGCTTGCGCTTCATCGACTCGACGAACTCAGGTGACGCGAAGTGCAAGGTGTAGCCTGATGCCTGATCGTTCAGATCATGAGGGCCCATCAAATCAAACACGGTGCCCACGACGTTTATAGGACTGTCATCCATGCCTGATGTGAACCACTGCATGACGATAGTCTCGCCACGGCCCAGTCCGTACTTCTGAACCAAGTTGTTGGTGTCCACGAATGACACGTTACCCGACATGGAGCCGTCAAAGATCGACTCGTACACCAGAGCATCAGTGAAGACGTTTCTGATGTCGAGCTCAATTGGATTTGCTGTGTTGGTCAGTATGACGAGTTTCACCAACTCATACTGACCGCTACGAACATAGTTCACTTAGACGCCCTCTTGAATCAGTTCTTTGTGCCTGTTGACGATTGTATTGACAAGCTCAGGCAAGACAAGTTTAATCTTGCGCTTGCTATCGTTGACAAGCGTCTCATACTCATAGTTAGTGACGGGCATTCGGTTCCATGATGGAGTGACGGCAAAGTCAACTTCGTTACCGTCAAGATCCACATAGTGGTGAACGGCATACGGGTTCTCATACTTCTCATTCACGTATGAGTCAAGTTCGTACTGAGGCTTCGGCCACTCCTCAAACACGTTGATGATGTTGTTGAACTGAAGGACTACCCACGCCAGTTCAGGATCATCGTACAGCTTGTCAGCAATGCTCTCAGGCGTGTCAGCGTCGTTGATGCTGTATTCGTAGTAGAACGCAGCGTTTGACTTGAACGACTCGATAATACCCACACGCCGGGTCAAGTTCACCTGATAGATGTTGTTGTAGTTGACCAGTGGAAATGCACTGAAGTATCCCATGATTAGTACCCCTGCAGGATGCGTTCTTTGTCGAGGGTCTCAAGCTCAGTGAAGCTCAGTGTCACAGTAGTTGAGAATGGGCTACCGTCGGCGAATGCGCCAAAGAAGCTATCACCACCGTATTGGACGTTGAGGTCAGTCAGCGCACAGGTCGAAATCTTGAAGAGCCATTCGTTCTCCTGACCGTTCTTCTTGAGGAACGAGATGTCGAACGTTGAAGGGTAGCTCCAATACAGGTTAGCACTGTTGAGCTTCTTCTCAGGGGCACGGTGAAACTTCAGGGTATCGATGATCTCTTTGATAGCCTGTTGCTCACTGAACGACCGAGGGATGAACTTGAACGTGTAAGTGAAGGTACGGTTCGAGACGCCTTTGAACAGGACTTCAACATACGGGTTGTCGACCATCTGGTTAGCCCAGGTGTAGGCATCTGTGATCTTACCCGGTAGCAGGGCGTCAGCAACGCGCACAGCGGTCATTTTAGCGACCTCCGGCAAGACCTCCTTCCCTGTGTTCCAAGTGTTTTTCCAGCCCTGCAAGCTGGTCATATCGCCCGATCCGCCCCAGGCATCAATCACAGCACCTGCTACACCCAGTTCAGACACTGTCCAGTTCGACTGATAGGACGACTGAATAGACGGCGGCATATGCAGTGCAATAGCCGTGTCAACGCGGACCGTGTTGCCCGAGAAGTGACGAGACAAGCTGTTGGACCCCTTCTGCTCAACGCGTGCTTCATCACCTTCAACGACGCGGTATTGGGTACCTGCGAACTTCGACCCGCTGATAGCGTTGATGTTGATGAGCATGATGTTCTGCGTGGCTTCAGTGTCAACGTCAAGCGGGAACTTCAGGTACTTGTACCTGCGCTTACCCTTAGCCAGCTTGTCTTCCAGAGTCTTGATCCGTGTGGTCTTGGGCTTGATCGAATCCTCAGTGGGCTTTTTCTCAAGGCTGTTCTTGAAGTCGTTGTAGACGTCTGATACAGCAGCTTTGGCGCTACCGAACAGATTGCTGATCTTCTCTGACCCGTCATCAATGAGTGACATTGTCGCTTACCTCAAATGAAGTTGATTGTCTTCTCGGTCAATACCTTGAAGTGCCAGCCACGGCGTTTGCAGTACTCCTCAGCAGCAGCCCATTTGGCTTGGTTTACAGCATAGGTGGACAGTTCAGCGATGAGTCGATCTTGACGCTTACCCTTACCTGCCTTAGGAGGCACTGTCTGGTCGTAGGGCTTGACCTCGATGAGCGTGATGATCTTCTCACCCTTAGGGCTCTTGGCCACTACCAGGAAGTCAACGAAGTATCGATGTGCCTTACCGTCAACTGGACTGATGTACGGGATGACTACCTCTTCAGAGTTCCAGCCGATCACCGATGATGACTCATCCAGCTTGCGCATCAACTTGGACTCCCAACCTGACCGATAGACGATCTCTGTAGGGTCTCCGATGTACTTCTGTGGGTTGGTGGGCTTGAACTTGCCCTGCTTGTACCGTCTCGCCATGGCTCAAATCTGTATATGATGGTATGTAAACCGTATTTAGTGGTATACAAACCCCTTTAAAACCTGTATAGATCCTTCTCATCTTCATCAACATATAATACTTACCATATAATACTACTTTACGACTTGTATCTTCATCAATATAATTGAGTTCTTGAACGATGAGTGTTGATAAGCTATACAAGGTTGTTAATAGCTTTTAAACTATATTGCTTAGCATATGAGGATGCTTTTAGATGGCCACGCAATACAGGATCGTGGGGAAGGACGATGGTTGGTTCTACCCTCAAACCAAAGGCTGGTTCTGCTGGGGCAACTTCTACAGGTGCATACAGTACGAGTTGGTCGAGGTTGTTCGTTTCCAAACACATGAAGAGGCGTCTGCCTTCCTGCAACAGAAGTTTGATGAGCGCAAGCCCAAAGTCAAATACCCAAAAGCTATCTACCCGTGGACACCAAAGCCATGAAGCAATATCGGATCCTAAAGAAGAAGGACGGCAAGTACTACCCTCAAGTCAAGGGGTGGTGGCGCATATGGTCGTACTTCCTGAACGACAATGGCAACTTCAAGTGGTTCTATTACCTGAGTGAGTGTGAAGCCTTCCTTGAACGGGAAACTGCAGGTACTCAAGTCATCCCGTGGGAGCCCAAATGCAAATCGTAAGCAAACACCAGGTCTTCATGGACAATGCCTTGAGCATCGCTCGGCTGTCCAAGTGCGTTTCCATGCAGGTCGGCGTCGTGGCAGTCAACGAGCGTGGTCGTATCATCGCAACAGGCGTGAACGGCACTCCAGCCAACTTCAAGAACTGCTGTGATGTTCACAAGGAGCGTGGCGCTGAACACTCAGCATGGTCTGAGCTGTATGAGATCCATGCTGAGATGAACACCATCCTCGAACTGGCTCGTGGTTCAGCAACCTATCAGATGCTGGACTTCTACACCACCCATTGCCCCTGCTCCAACTGTTTGAAGCACATGGTGGGCCTACACTCGCCAGATTCGTTTGTGCGCAGCATCATATATAACGAGGTGTACTACAGAACACCACTAGAACTGTTGGCCCAGCAGAAAGAGTTCTGCTTGCGGTTCGGTGTTACCCTCATGTCTATCCAGGAAGCTGTCAGCAATGACCTCAAGCGATTCTCAGCGCAACAAGCAACGCGACTCGAAGCAAAGTAAATACGGTGATGACCTTCGCCGTGTTGAGCCCTACAAACGCTCGACCAAGGCAAAACAATCTTGGAGAGACCTGTATGATCAATAACCGCAACCTGCCCGCCAGTGACATCTTCGCTCGGGTGAAAGACCATCCTGGCACTGTTGACGAGAAAGCGCAACTGCTGGCTCGATATGACCGCAAAGACATTCGCTGGCTGGTTGACTTTGCCTACAACTGTGACACCACGAAGCTGCCTGTGCTGCCTGAGTTCAAGCGTAGCAATCGCCCGAGCGGCATTGACTACATGACGATCCTGTCTGCAATCCCTCGCATCGAGGCTGCGCTGAAGCACAAGGACAACGAGGCCATCTGGAACAAGAGCATGGCTCTGGTCCTGGAGAACGTCACGGGTGGTGAAGCTGACCTGCTGGTGGCTCTGTTCAGTGGCAAGAAGTTTGACGGCGTGAGCAAAGCCGTGCTCAAGCGCGTCTATCCACAATTTTTTCGTGAGTCGGACACGCCGGCTCTTTGACTATCCGCTCTATTTGATAAGTGAGGTTTCAAAATGGTTGGCGTACTTGTAGTCCTGGGCTTGGCTGTTATACTTGCCCTGACAAGCTTTGTCATTCGCAAGTGGTTTCCAAAGTGGAAGAAGTTTGAGCCTTTGGTTCTGGTGTTCGAACTCCTTTCGTACATTGCACTGGCTATAGGATAGGAGAACAAAGTGGAACACGATCACCAACGAGGTAAGGTCAATCATAGCGCAGTGGGCGCCTTGGTTACCTCACCTTTGTTTCGCAGTAAGACCGAGAAGCCAAAGAAAGGTAAAGGGTCTTACCGTCGCGAGAAGTGCTTTACAGCTGAATGAGTGACATCTAACATTCAGCTCCTCTTATAACATTCACTAGCTGGAGCTTTATCGATGACTGCAACTAACAAACATCAATACCACGCCGTGTTGGAGGAGTGGTCTGTAATTCCTTCCACCAACGGCATCCTGGGAGTTATCTTCCAGGATGAAACCAAGCGCTTCAATGATGGCGAAGTGGTGAGAACCTCGACCATCAAGCCATACCAATACCTGGTTGAAGGTAACATCGTTGAAACCAAAAACACGCGATACCTGCTGGGTAAGCGTCGCGGTTTGACGTTTGATGATGGTGCAGTTGTTACCAGCACTCGTGAAGATCAACTGGAATCGCTGTGTGCGTTCATGAAGGACAAGGGTTACTTCATCGTATACAGTGACAGCTCAGTGTTCTTCCGCAAAGAGGGCGGCTGCGCCATGTCGTTCGCCAAAGCTGTTCGCTGGCACAATCGCGCTGACGAACTGATCAAGTCGGTCAAGAAGGTGAAGATCCAGCGCGTCAACAACCGCTTGGTGGTGCAGTCGCACAAGGTTGAGTACATCAATCAAGACCACCAGCCAGGTTGCCAAGCACAGTGATCTATACAGCCATAACGGAGCGCATGGGTAGCTTTGCGAACAAGTTCGTTATGGCTACCGATCGCTTCGATCCTTACAGAGGGCACTTCGGTTACAAGGGTGACCCAATCATCTACTATACGGACGACGGTTTGCAGTTTTGTGTTCTGCTGTACACTGACGTTCGTTTGACAGGAGTATATGAAGATCATGAAGCGCGACTAATCAACCCTGCACTTGAAGCTGTAAAGAGTTTGTGTTGATAAGCAGTTTACATGGATGTGAAGTTGTATAACACTAAACTCTCCCCAACTTGTAACGGAATGCCGCAATGAAACTTTCAGTTCTGGCTGTACTAGCCGCTCTGGCAACACAGCCAGCGCTGGCTTACGAACCGCCCAAGCCCATAGGCACCAACACTGTCAGGGCTGCACCAAACGGCGATCAGATCACAACTCGTGGCGGCATTGAACGTCGCGAGTTCAATTTCCCTCACGGTCGGTCAGAACATTTGATCGAAGTGCGTGAAGTGAAGTCGGTAGATCAGGGTGCTGGTTGCACCTCTATCGAAGCTGTGACTGCTGCACACGCTGTACCACTTATCATGCTCAAGTACATGGAAACTGGTGTCTGCTTCCGCATCGACCCAGGTGAAGTGCACGACGTGACCTATGCTCGCCCAGTCAACGACCTCGTTGAGGTAGTGTCGCCATCTGGTGTCATTATCTACACTCCGTCGTATGTCTTCGGTGACAACCTGAAGTACTAAATCCATCCCAAAAGTGAAATGAGGCTCTACACCTATGTCGTTCGAAATCGTTGAAGTTGGTGGCGTCAAAACTGTCTCCACCAAAGCTGCCTGCAACCACGTCTATGTGGTAGACGTGTCGGGCTCGATGTACAGTTCCCTGGCACAGATCCGCCAGCACCTGAAAAACATCATCAGCGTCGTTGCACAGCCTGACGATACCTTCTCTGTGATCTACTTCAGTGGCAAAGGCCAGTGCGGTGTGGTGTTCGAGAACGTCCTGGTATCCGATGTGTCCACTGTGACCATGATGCACGATGCCATCGACCGCTACCTGAAGACCATCGGCCTGACCGGCTTCGTGGATCCGATCCGCAAAGCGCTGACGCTGAACCTGGACAAGTCCAAGGTCAACAACTTCATCATGCTGACCGACGGCTACGACAACCAGTCGCGCCGTGACGACATCCTGAACGAAGCCACTGCGCTGCAGGAGATGTACCAGTCCATTACCTTCATCGAGTACGGCTTCTACGCCGACCGTGAACTGCTGAGCAAGATGGCTGATGCCGTCAACGGCGTTCACATCTTCGCTGAAGGCGTCGTCAACTACGAAGCTGTGATCGAAGACGCTGTGCGTGGCGTTGCTCGTGTGCAGAACGTGGCTGTCAACGTGAACAAGCGCGCCAAGCACGCTGTGTACATCTACAACGGCCAGATCCGCATCGCCCAAGCAGAAGACGGCGTCGTCCACGTTCCTGAAGACGTTGAGCGCGTCCACTCGATCGTGCCGAGCGACGTGGTAGCCAAGCAGCTGAGTGAAGAACACCTGTTCCTGATCCTGTTCTACGCCGCCAAGACCTCGAACAGCGAGCTGGTATGGAAGTGCCTGACCGCGCTGGGTGATGTGGCCCTGGTTGAACAGTACCAGAACGCCTTCACCAAGCAGGAACTGTCGAAGTTCGAAGAGTCGGTGCAGAACGCCGTGTTCAACGTCGACGCCCGCTATGTTGATGGCAAGGACCTGAACGCCGTTCCAAACAAGAACGCGCCGACTGTGATCGACCTGCTCAAGACCCTGGCTGAATGTGAAGACGCCAACGTCGTCACTGACTCGCCGTTCTGGTCCTACAACCGCATCGGTCGTGCCAGCGAAGCTCAAGCTGAACTGCCGCGCTTCGTGCAGTCGCCGCTGTCTCGCGTGTCGCTGAAAGGCCTGGTGTTCAACTCCGAGCGCCCGAACGTCAGCATCCAGACCACCCTGGGCGGTACCGTTCTGCTGCCTGAGAACGAGTTCAAACTCGACAAGGTGCCATCGTTCATCACCCGGAACTACACCGTTATCAAGGACGGTATCCGCAACATGAACAAGCTGCCGGTTACCTTCAAGGCTACCGACGCTGACCAGCTGCGCCAGTTCAAGCACGAAGTCATCGAAGAGAATGGTGGCCAGTGCTACTGGGTGTTCGACCTGTCCAAGACCCCGGTCATCAACCGCAACATGGTTGAGACCGTCGATCAGGCTACCTTCGTGGCCCGCGCTGAGCGTATCGAGTCGCTGAAAGCTCGCCTGAAGGTTGTCAAGTTCCTCCTGGAAGAGAAAGGTGGTACTACCGCCAAGATCGCTGGTTTGGTGAACCAGTATGGTGAGGACGCTGCCAAGTGGCTGTCGAGCATCGGCGTTCGTGACTACGGCTACTCGGCTGTTGGCACTACCTCCGTTGAAGCCACTGATGAGTACGAATCCATCCAGGTTCTGTACAAGATCAAGGGTCTGTCCAGTCTGCCTGCCATCAAGGCCGTACGCGACAAGGAAGCCTCTGGCAAGAAACTGAACTTCGCTGAGAGCCTGATCAAGGCTGCGCTGGATGTCTGTGGCGCCATGGATGTCAAGGCCCTGGAAAGTGCCAAAGACATCTTCACCAAAGAGAAGCGTATCTTGGAAGCAGCCTTCGCCAACGACGTCTACACCCTGGTCCTGGGTCGTCAGTGGTTTGGTGAGGACGACGACATCACCGTTGACGTGACGGTGAGTGGTCAGTCTGCTCCGATGACCATCTCCAAAGTGCGGAAGTCTGTGAAGATCTAAGCACTCATCGGTAATGAACAAGGGGCGTTGATTCGCCCCTTGTTTTTGTGTTACAATAAAGGACCATTCAACAACTGAGTAGGACATACATCATGGCACGAGTTTACATCACCAAACCTTCCACTGGCGCCGTATGGTCGAGCGCTATGCCTGAACTGGGCATGTGGCGCAAGGAGTCGTTGGGTTGCAAGTTCCATAACACTCAGCAGGTTGGTACCATCACCAACAACTTCTTCCCGTTCTCTCGCAAGAACAAGAAGAAAGGCTTCGTGGTAATCAATCGCTAAGTAAGCCCTCAAGAAACCACTAGAAAGGCTGTACCATGACTGATTTTGACTTGTCTCAGTACAAGCGACTAAGCGAGGTTGAACATGTCCTCGCCAGGCCTGGGATGTGGGTGGGGAGTACTGCCCCTACCACGCAAACCTCCTGGGCTGTGTCTAACGGAAAGATGGTTGAGCGTGAAGTGACATACACGCCAGCATTGCTTAAGCTGTTTGATGAGATCATCTCCAACTCCGTTGATGAACACATCCGCTCAGGTAGCGTCAAGAACATCTGGGTAGACATCCATCCAATGGCTGGTGAAATCATCATTGAAGACGATGGTGGTATCCCGGTCAAGCTGCATCCTGAGTATGGAATCTATATTCCAGAGATGATCTTCAGTGAGTTCCGCACTGGATCGAACTTTGGCGACGAAGAACGCACCACAGCTGGTCTGAATGGCCTGGGTAGCAAGCTGACGAGCGTGTTCTCAAGCGAGTTCAGGGTTGAGACATGCGATGGTACCAACCAGTTCATTCAAGTGTTCAAAGACAACCTGTCAAAGCGAGGCGAGCCTGTCATTCGCCCATATGATCGCAAGGGCACCAAGATCTCGTTCATCCCAGATTACAGTCGCTTGAACTGTGAGATGGACGAAGGCACCATCGCCAAGATCGAGCGCCGTGTGTACGACATCGCAGGTTGCAACCCGAAGATCAAGGTCCACTTCAACGGCACCACGCTGAAGTTGAACAAGTTTGACGACTATGTTGCAATGTTCAGCGACTCGTTCGTGGTTGATACGCAGGACAAGTTTGAGGTTGCTCTCGCTGCCTGTCCTGAGTCTGAGTTCCGCCAAGTGTCGTTTGTGAACGGTGTTGATACATTCAACGGCGGTACTCACATCACCTACGTGGCTGACCAGGTAGCTGCTAAGGTGCGTGAGTTCATCAAGAAGAAGCACAAAGTAGACGTCAAGCCGAACATCATTAAGCAACAGATGTTCCTGTTCATCAAATGCACTATCAACGCACCGATGTTCACTTCACAGACCAAGGAGTTCTTGAGCACTGAGGTTCGCAACTACGGTGCCTCCTACTCGCCGTCAGACAAGTTCATCAAGAAGGTGCTTGAGTCTGATGTGGTACAGAAGGTACTCGACTGGGTTGAGGGCGAGAAGCGTCGCGCTGAACTGGCTGAGCTCCGCAACCTGAACAAGACTACACAGACCACCAACTTCCTCAAGCGCATCACCAAGTTCGACGACGCAACCTCAAAGGACCGTAAGCTCTGCTCCGTGTTCTTCACAGAGGGTGACTCGGCCAAGAACACTATCATGTCAGCACGCAACGCTGTCTTGCATGGTGCCTTCCCGATGCGCGGTAAGCTGTTGAACGTCCGAGACATCGACGTCAAGAAGCTCGCCAGCAGCGAAGAGTTCCAGAACATAATGGCCATCATTGGCTTGAAGATTGGTGTCAAGGTTGAGTCGTTGGATGACCTGCGTTTCGGAAAGATCGTGCAGCTGACTGACGCTGATGCTGACGGTAGCCACATTGCCGGTTTGTTCTTCAACATGATCCACCAGTTCTGGCCTGAGCTGTTCGCCCTCGGTGCGATCTACCGGATGAACACTCCGTTGATCATCGCTACCGCCGGCAACAAAACCTTTGAGTTCTTCAACTTCAAGGACTATACTGCCTGGGCGGAAGCCAACCCGAAGCACAAACACAAGTTCTACAAGGGCTTGGGTGGCTATGACACCAAGGACTTCAAACGCTTCCTCGCTGATGAAGATAAGTACCTGGTCCAGATCACTATCGAAGACGCCGACGATGTTGCAGCACTTGACGTCGCGTTCGACAAGAAGATGGCTGACCAGCGCAAACTGTGGCTTCAGGAGGCCTAATGCAGTACAACCACAAACAATACCGCCTCAAGGACTTCATCAACAACGACCTGAAGATCTTCTCGAACGCAGACAACGTTCGAAGCATCCCGTCGATCGTTGATGGCCTGAAGGACTCGCAACGCAAAGCCGTCTACGGCATGATGGTTCATGGTACCAGCGAGATCAAAGTCGCTCAGCTGGGTTCGCACTGCGCTAAAGTGACTGCCTACCAGCATGGTGAGGAATCGCTGTGCGGTACTATCGTTGGCTTAGCACAGGCGTTCCCTGGAGCCAACAATGTCAACCTGTTCACGCCCATCGGCCAGTTCGGGTCAATCCTCAGTCCTGAGGCATCGGCACACCGGTACATCTACACCAAGCCAAGCCCGTTCCTGCGCAAATACCTCCACAAGCATGATGACTTGATTCTTGAGTCGCGAATGGAGGAAGGCCAGGCTATGGAGCCTTTGAACTACTTTCCTATCGTCCCGCTGTGGCTGGTAAACGGCGCTGAGGGTATCGGTACAGGCCATAGTTCGAAGATCCTGCCGCGTGATCCCAAGCTGGTCTCTCAGCTCATCAAGAAGCTGGTCCAGGGTGTGGCTGTACAGCAGCGCACTATCGATGCAGCAATGGCCCCCTACTTCGGAAGCTGGAAGGGTACTGTTGTCAAAGGTGAGTCAGATACTCAGTGGGAGCTCCACGGCAAGATTGAGAAGATCAACTCCGTCACGCTCAAGGTAACTGAGCTGCCTGTGATGTACAGCGTTGACAAGTTCAAGGCTATCCTGATCAAGCTGATGGACGAAGGCAAGGTCAAGGACTTTGATAACAACTCGACTGAGGAAGGCTTCGAGTTCATTATCTCCGTTCCTCGCGAGGTTGCCAAGCGCACTGAAGCTGACCTCAAGACCCTGTTCAAGTTGGTTGCTCGTGTGGGGGAAAACGTTACCCTGTGGAACACAGCCGCCCAACTCCAGCGCTTTGACAACGCATACGCGGCGCTGCTGGCGTTCATCGACTTCAGGAAGACCATGTACGGGGAGCGCAAGGTCAAGTTACTGCAAACCCTGAATGAGGACCTGCTGTGGAACCAGGCGAAGATCGCGTTCATTACCTACTGGAACACGCAGCTGAAGGACCCGCACAAGAAGTCGCGTGCTGACCTTGAAGCTGAGTTCAGCGGTGTGGTGTCGCTGGAGTACCTTGATCGTCTGCTTTCGATGCAGATCAGCTCGTTGACAATGGAGCGGGTGAAGGAAGCAGAGGCAAGCGTGAAAGAGCTTGTCGATGAAATTGCGACGCTCACGAATGCGAGCGTCGAAGAGTTGTATGCAGCGGACCTCGACAGCCTTTAAGCTGTCGGGTTTCTCATCTTGAGGTATTCATACAGGTCCTCACGAGTGATGTAGTCCTTGCTCAGAAGGGACTCCAGTTTCAGGAGTTTCTTCTCGATCTCGTGACTTTGCTCGCGATAGTCGTGTACACGACCCTCGACCTGCTTGATGTGCTCTTTGATGAAGTCTAGCTCTTTCGACACGAACTCTTTCAGTTCGCGGTTCTTGGAGTCGACTGCAATGTACACTTCACTGATTTTGTGGTCAAAGTGCCTACGAAAGTCCTTAAGGTCTTCCTTGATACTTTTGAACGATTCAGTGCTTGAGTTTTCGAATTTGGTGATGAACTTCTCGTTCTCACTTTCGATTCGGGTGGTGTTGTGTTTGAAAAACCACACTGCAGGGCCAAGGACGGCTGTGCAGACACCTACCAGGACAGTGATTAGCTGCCATAGTTCAAGGGCTTCGGTCATGGTTGTTGTTCCTGTGTTGGGTTTCGTGTGTCTACTGCAACCAACGGAATAGTTATTATGTGTGTTAGCTCTATTATTTATGACCTTTTGACAGATGGTTAGGCTATGATTCACCCAAAACTGCATATTGATCTGCAATGGATGAACAAGATCTCCATTGGTCTTCAGCGCTTCAAGAAGGTGAAGACCAACACATTCTGCTGCCGTTGCCCTGTGTGTGGTGACAGCAAGAAGGATACCAAGAAGACGCGCTTCTTTTTCTACGTGAGGAAGCAGAGCCTCAATGTGATGTGTCACAACTGCGGATACTCGAAGTCGTTCTACAACTTCATGCGAGAGCAGCATCCGACACAGTTCGAAGAATACAAGCGCGAGACCCTGTTTGACACGTTCACTCAGCGTGGCTACGGCGATACGCCAGCCAACACCTTGGTTGAAGCTGAGCCCACTGAGATCGCCACGACAAGTGGTTTGACGATGGAGGAATTTGGTGAGCTGTCTGTGCCTATGAGCGCACTGCCAGACAACCACCCTGCCGTGCAGTTCCTCAAGAAACGGGCGTTCACTCAGACAGAGCTTGACCGTGTGTACTTCACGGACGACTTCAAAGCTATCGCCCTGGCCATGAACCAGGAGTCGGCCAAGAAGCTCGTTGACGATGAACCGCGCATCCTGATTCCATTCACGACGCCTGAAGGTACTGTTGAAGTGTTCCAGGGGCGTGCGCTAGTTGAGTCAAAGATGAAGTACATCACGATCAAGGCTCACGACGACGTCGTGAAGGTGTATGGGCGCTACTGGCTCGACAGGTCAAAGACTACCTACTGCGTAGAAGGTCCAATTGACTCGATGTTCGTCGACAACTGCATCGCGACCTGTGACGCCAACCTTATCCGTTCTGACGCTGATGTGTTGATCTTCGACAACCAGTGCCGGAACAAGGATGTCTGCAAGTACATGGAGCAGGCGATTGAAGAGGGTCGGTCATTGGTCATTTGGCCATTCAGCCCATCCAAGAAGATTGACATCAACGACATGGTGAAGATGGGCATCACTCGTGCTCAGCTTATGTCCGTGATCAAGCAGTCAACGTTCAAGGGCCTCACTGCAAAGATGAAGTTCATGCAGTGGAAACGGCTATAACTAAAACCACACAGAGACAACATATGAAAGGTGTTCAATGGCAGTCTTAGATGACAACATGAAACTCGAGATCCTGCGGATGGCTGACCATGGCACTTCGCAGAGCGACATTGCTGATACGCTCGGCGTAGCACCATCCACAGTATCAAAGTTTCTCGCTCGGACGACGTACACCAAGTGGTGGGAGAACTATGAGAAGCCTGTGGCTTCTGGTAGCTTGCACGACCACTACCACAAGATAAAGCAGTTACCAGGCAACCGCTTCATTCTGACCTCAGCCCAGAACTCGACGTTCGTGCACGAGAAGTTCCTGGAGTCACTTGAAACTATGGCGGCACACCTGGATGCTACTATCATTGTTGGCACCTTCAGCTACAACCGCAGCGGCTTCCAGAACCTTGAAAAGTCTGATGGTGACTGGTTTGATGAACGCATCAAGCCGTACATCATGGACGAGCCAGTCCAGCTGGCAAAAGACCTCATCTGGTGTGGTGAGCTGAACATCCTGCCCACCGCAGTGAATCCTCTGAGTGGCTTCCACTCCTACACCAAAAGCAGCTCAGGCATCATCCCTCATGCCAAGGTGCAGCTGGAGTCGTTGCCGACTGCCAAGAACGAACCCTGCCGGATGCTGTACACCACAGGCGCAGTCACTCAGCGCAACTACATCCAGAAGAAGTCAGGGCAGAAGGCATCCTTCCACCACATCTTTGGCGCTCTGTTGGTAGAGATCGACAAGGATGGTGACTGGTTTGTTCGACAGCTGATTGGTGAGACGGAGAGTGGTGAGTTCTACGATCTCGACACCCTGTACACACCGTACGGCGTGGTCCAGTACCAAAACGTTGAGGCTATCAACTGGGGCGACATTCATGCTGAGAAGTATGACCAGAAGGTCTTCGCGGCCAGCTTCGGCAGGAACGAACACAGCATGATTGACACTCTGCGCCCGCGATTCCAGCTGGTGCATGATGTCCTCGACATGACTGCACGTAACCACCACAACATCAACGACCCTTACTTCAAGTTCGAACAGTACGTTCATGGTAACGACTGGGTGGAAGCAGACATCGGCATGGTGTCAAACGTGCTCAAGCTGATGGATCGTGACTTCTGCCAGACTGTGGTGGTTGAGTCGAACCATGACCTCGCATTGCAACGCTGGCTGCGAACTGCTGACTATCGCAACGACCCTGCCAACGCGCTGTTCTTCCTCGACTGTCAGTTGAAGACCTATCAAGCTATCGCCAACAAAGAGAAGGGCTTCAGTGTCTTCAAGTATGCGCTGACGAAGCACGACAGTGCTCACTCAAATGTCCGGTTCCTGGCCACTGATGAGAGCTTCATGATCTGTGGACCAAACGGCATTGAGTGTGGCAGTCACGGGCATCTGGGTAACAACGGTGCCCGTGGGTCTGTACAGGCTTATCAGATGCTGGGTACGCGCTTCAACATCGGCCATTCGCACAGCGCAACCATCAAGGACGGCGTGTACCAGGCTGGTGTCAGTGCATCGCTCGACATGGGATACAACAAGGGTGCATCTTCCTGGTCACACAGCCACATCGTGACCTACAAGAACAGCAAGCGCACCATCATCACTATCAAGAACGGGAAGTGGCGAGCATGATTCCAGAAGGTCTTGATTATGAGCGACACTACGCTCACTTCAAAACCACACCCATCGGTAAGCTGGAGGACGAGCGCATGGCGCTCGTCCGTAAACTGGCTGACTTGAAGGCGAGCTGCCGTCACCCTGAAGAGCACCTTCAATGGCTCACTCAGGGTGACGTGATACTGTTCTACTGTGGTACCTGCGGTGAGTCGTTCAAATACGACGCCCGCGACAAGACAGCGGAAGTTTTTGATATGATACGGAGGAAGATAGCAGCTGATAGAGCCTCACTAAGTAAGTGAACAACAGTCCTAGGAGTACCCAACCATGCACCCAATCTTCCATGCGCCGACCACTCCTCCGCAGTACGCAGCACCCCCTCAAAACCAGCCGGACATGCACTTCTTCTTTTATGACGACATCGGTGAGACAAAGGACTATTGTGATCTGATCTACCAACTGGACCACGCAGCACCAGGCGACAACATCCATCTCCACTTGGCAACGGGTGGCGGTAACATGGAGGCCGCCATCGTGATTGTTCACGCAATCATGCGGACCCAAGCGAATGTGATTGGATACGCAGAAGCTGGCGTGGCAAGTGCTGGTACAATCATCATGTTGGCTTGCCATCAGATTTACGTCTACCCGCACGCGCACTTCCTGTTCCACGACGGTAGCCTGACCAGCCCGGGCATGAAGTTCAGCGAGAACCTGCAGCAAGCCAAGGCCATCGTTGAGGTCTATGCCAAGCTGGCCCATTCCATCTATCAGCCATTCTTCACTGAAGCTGAGGTCAACGACATCCTGCGCGGCATTGACTGCTATGTGTCGTCAGAGGAGATGGAGGAACGCCTGGAGAAGGGCTTTGCTATCATCAACGCTGAGCGCGCTGAAGCAGAGAAGGCTGCCGGCGAAGCTGCGTAACCAACTGATTCTCCTAGTGATAAATGCATGTAACAATCGTTTATCACTAGGAGACATCTATGTCACTGCTCAAGAAAGAAACCATCTGCAAGAATTGCAACATCCACTACATCCTGGTTGTCAAAGAAGAGGACATCGTAGAGCTGTCCTGCTGCCCGTTCTGCACCCTGCCCATTGAAAGTGAAGAAGCTGTTGAAGGAGACGATGAATGATCGTCGCCGGACTTGACTGGAGTATGACTTGCCCTGCTATCTGTGTGTATGACACCAAGTTGCCCTTGGAGTTCAAAAACTGCACCTTCTACTTCCACATCGATAACAAGAAGTGGGATCAGTCGTTCGGCAACATCCACGGTTTCAAAGCTGCGTTGTTCAACAGCGACGAAGAGCGCTTCAACAACATTGCAACTTGGGCAATGACCATTCTCAAGAAACACGGTGTGAAGAAAGCTTGCCTTGAAGGTTACTCTATGGGTAGCCAGGGCCGGATCTTCCATATTGCTGAAAACATTGGCCTTCTGAAGCATATGATGTGGAAAGAGGGTATCGAGTTTGTAACTCCTGCGCCTACTGCTGTGAAGAAGTCCTTCACCGGCAAAGGTAACGCAAAGAAGGAACAGATGTACGATGCGTTCATTGATAAAGGCCTTGATGTAGACCTTGAGAAACTGTTAAACTCAACGTCTGACAAAAGCCCCATTGCAGACATCACTGACTCGTTTGCGATGGTTCACCATCTTCAAACAAACCCAGACCTAAAGGTGTAATAACGAAGTTATGAAAGAGATCTACCTCATCAAACGTAATGGCAGTCGTGAACTGCTAGACATCAACAAGATCCACAAGGTGCTTGTCTGGGCATGTGAAGGGGTCAACAACGTCTCACCATCTGAGATCGAAGCTCAAGCCGGGCTGAAGTTCTACGATGGCATGAAGACCTCCGACCTCCACAACTCGCTGATCGACTCGGCGCACGAGCTCATCTCCGAAAGCTATCCAAACTATGATTTGGTGGCGGGTCGTCTGGCGATGTTGGCGCTGCGTAAAGAGGTCTATGGTGACTTCCAAGTCCCATCCCTCATGAGCATCATCGAGAAGAACATCAAGGATGGATGGTACCACAAAGAGCTGCTTGATCTGTACACCCCAGAACAGTGGGCCAAGATCGAAAGTTTCCTGAAGCACGATCGTGACTTCGATTTCCGCATCTCGGGCGCTCGTGAGTGGATGGACAAGTACCTGGTCCAGAACCGCAAGACCAAGGAGTTCAAGGAGACCCCTCAGGTAGCCTACCTCCTGGTATCGGCTGTACTGATGCACAAGTACGTCGAGAAGATGGGCTTGGTGATGGTGAAGGACTACTACACCGAACTCAGCGCTGACAACAGCGGCATCACCATTCCAAGCCCTATTGCTGCTTCGATCCGCACGCCAAGCCCGCAAGGCGCAAGCTGCACCCTGATCGAGATGGGCGACTCCATTGACTCCATCGGTGCTACCTACCTGGCTGTGTTGAAGTATGCAACCAACAAGGCGGGCATCGGCCTGGGCGTCTTCAACCTGCGCGCTGACAAGCAGCCCGTTCGCGGTGGTGAAGTGGTTACTACCGGCCCTATCGGCTTCTCGCAAGCAACTCGTGCAATCGTCGGTGCTTGCAGCCAAGGCGGTATCCGCAAAGGTAGTGAAACTTACTACCACAACATTTGGCACCTCGACGTCAAGTCGCTGTTGGTCCTCAAGAACAACAAAGGTACCGAAGAGACCCGCATCCGCCATGCAGACCATGCGTTCAACATGAACGGCTACCTGTGGAAGCGTATCCTCCTGCGTCAGGATATCACTCTGTTCTCGCCAGAAGAAGTGCCAGACCTCCAGCAAGCGTTCTGCGCTGACCAGGCTGAGTTCGCTCGTCTGTACGAGCTGTACGAGAAGGATGAGACCAAGACCCGTCGCGTGCTGAACGGTGCTGTCATCCGTGACCTGTTCGCCAACGAGCGCTCTTCCACTTCGCGCATCTACTTCCACTTCGTCGACAACTCGAACGAGCAAGGTAGCTTCGTTGCTGCCAACGCTCCTATCAAGATGTCGAACCTGTGCACTGAAGTGACCCTGCCTACCATCCCACTGTTGACCATCGACGACATCAATGCGCTGATCAGCCTGTGCAACCTGTCGGCTATCAACTGGGGTGCTATCAAGAAGCCTTCGGACTTCGAGAAGCCTTGCCGCCTGGCTGTCTATGCACTCGATGCACTGCTGGACTATCAGCCGTACATGGTGCCTGCAGCCAAGAACAGCACTGACTGGTACCGTCCTCTGGGTATCGGTGTGAACAACCTGGCCTACTTCCTCGCCAAGCGCGGTCTGAAGTACGACGAGGGCGCGTTTGAGGTCATCGACGAATACATGGAAGCAATGGCTTACTACCTGACCCTGGCGTCGGTTGAGCTGGCTGAAATGTACGGCCCATGCAGCAAAGCTTACAACACCAAGTACGCTCAAGGGATCTTCCCCCACGATGTCCGTAAGAAAGGCATCGACGAAGTCATCCCGCACGTTGAGCGCATGCCGTGGGGCGAACTGCGTGAGCGCATGATCAAGGCTGGTGGTACTCGCAACGCAACCCTGATGTGTAATATGCCGTCCGAGACCTCGTCGCGGGTCAAGAACCTCACCAATGGTGGGGAACCTGTCCGCAACCTGATCGTCGCCAAGGGTCGCACCAAGTTCGTGGTGCCTGAGTTTGATCGCCTCAAGAACAAGTACCAGACCGAATGGGATGTTGACCTGCACGGTTACATCAAGATCTCTGGCATCATGCAGAAACGCATGGACCAGGCGATCTCGCTGAACACCCGCTACGACAACACTAAGTATCCTGACAACAAGGTGCCAGTGACCCAGATCCTCAACGACATCACCCTGATCTACAAGCTTGGCTTGAAGACGGGCTACTACCACAACAACCGCAAGGTTATCAAGGCTGAGAATGACGAGCCTGAGGTAGTCGAAGAAGTGGTACAGGATGAAGAGGCTTCGTGTCCGTCCTGCGTCATCTAATCAATCTTGGCCGGTGTAACAGCCGGCCCTTCCCCTAGGAGTTGCAATGTCTGTTCTGTATTTCCGTGATGTGGATGGTACCTACCGTCCCAAGATGTTCTTTGACGAGAAGGGCACCGTTGACATCCAGCGGTATGACCAAGTCAAGTACCCAATCGTCAAGAAGCTGACCGAAAACCAGCTCGCCAACTACTGGCGTCCGACCGAAGTCAACTTGATGCAAGACAAGTCGGACTACCTTGACTTCACTGATGCCGACAAGCACGTTTTCTCGTCGAACCTGAAACGCCAGATTCTCCTGGACAGCCTGCAAGGTCGTGCACCTGCGCTGTGCTTCCTGCCTATCGTGTCTGACTCGTGGGCTGAGGCATTCATCAACGCGTGGAACTTCTACGAAGGCATCCACTCGGCCAGCTACACGCACATCATCGAGAACGTCTACGCTGATGCCTCTGAAATCTACGACACCATGAAGGAGATCCGTGAGATCGCTGAGTGTTCGGACGAGATCAGCCGTTACTACGACGAGCTCCTGCGCTGCATCAAAGAGTACGATTACGGCGACTACCGCACCAAGAAAGCCTTCTACCTGTGCATGGTTGCTGTGAACGCCCTGGAGCAGATCCGCTTCCACGTCAGCTTTGCCTGCACCTTCTCCTTCGCTAACCGTGGCAAGATGAAAGGCTCGGGTGAGATCGTTACCCTGATTCGTCAGGATGAGGCATTCCACTGTGGCTTCACTCAGTTCGTGCTCAAGACAATTGTCAAAGAGGACGAAGACTTCGCTCGCATTGCAGTTGAATGCAAGGATGAAGTTGCCCGGATCCTGTACAACGTCTACAACCAGGAGATGGAGTGGATTGAGTATCTGTTCATCAAAGGGCCTATCGTGGGTCTGACGAAGGACGAACTCATCAGCTACCTGCAGTTCCACGTCGGCAAGTGCATGCGCCGCAACGGTGTTGAGCCGAACTTCCCTGTTCCGTCTCGTGAGCCTATCCCGTACATGCGGAAGTTCTTGAACGAAACTGGCGACGACGACCAGCCTGCGCCACAGGAAGAAACCATCCTGCAATACCAGACTGGTAACCTGGATATGAACGTCAAAGAAGATGAGCTCGACACCAACTTCTAATTGACAAGTTCAAACCAAGCGATGTATCATAGCCCGGTAGGTTAACGCCCTCCGGGCTTTTATTTGAGGTGTGTATGAGCAATACCAAGACGATCAAAATACCTGACGGCTACAAGTTGATGCCAACTCGCATGACCGAAGATCAACTTCGTGCGGTAGTTCCGTATCACTACTTCATCGAAAGTGTTGAGAAGAACCGTCGTGCTGAATACGATGCGTTCATCAAGGCCACTCCTGACACTCAGCTTGAGTATGTCAATGAGTTTGAAACCTTGATGAATGAAGTCGCCAACTGGATCGAGGCTCTGCCGCTGGGTGAAGGTATTGCAGACGGCGCATGCGCCATTTTGCACAAGATCGAGCAAGCACTCGGTACGTCAGGCCCAGACACCCACTCCACACGGCGCATGCGCCGTATTCTCAACGCTCAAGGAGCTACTCAATGCTAGTAGGTGCATTCATCGGTTGGCTGGTGGTTTCACTGGTCGGTCTAGTCCTCGTGGTCATCGGTCTGGGCTGGTTGTTCATTGCCCCTAACTACAACGGCAAGCCTAGCTATGGTGGCTTGATCCCTGTTGGACTGGGTGCTGCAGCTCTGTGGTACGGCACTAAAATTTGCCCATTTGCTATCGTGTTGGTGCAGCCATGAACGCTAAAGAGATGCGCGAAAAGCTCAACGAATTCAAACAATGCGTAGGCATTGAGGCGTGGTTGGCTGACATCATACTCGAAATGTTTCGTGAAAGCTCAGGGAAAACTATAGCATACCCGCCCTACAAGCTTGACAATCGTGGATGGGAGCGGCGCGACTTCGTGCACAGAATGCGTGAGCTTGGCTACCATGTTGAGTTCAAAACCAAACAGTTCGAACCTGAGATGTGCTACATCTCCCTGCCCGATGAGGAAAACTGATGACTACCCCGCTGAACATTGACGAATTCAACCAAGCCAACCTGCGCATGCGCGTCATTCTCATGAACGCACTGGTCGCTGAAATCAACGCCTGGGAGTACCAGCAAGCCGACTCGGCCAAGCTGCTGGGCATCACACAACCGCGCATGAGCGATCTGATGCGCATGAAAGTAGACAAGTTCTCGGTGGATGCACTGATAAACTTGATCGACAAGACCGAGATCCAGGTTTCGGTCACCCTCGTCAAGCCAGATTACGAGGCCACTAAACAACTGGCAGACGCACTCGACAAAACAGATGAACCGGAGAACGAATGAAAGTACTGATCTATGGCACGCCAAGCTGCACCTTCTGCAAACAAGCCCTCCAGCTGTGCAATCAGCGGGGCGTCGACACTGACTACAAGACCGTCGGCGTCGACATCCAGAAAGAACAACTCCAGGAGATGGTTGGACGTCCTATTTCGTCCGTTCCGCAAATCTTCATCACAAGTGAAGGCCTCACTTCATATGTGGGTGGCTTCCAGGACCTCAAGAAGAAATTTGAGTCGCTCGGAACTGCTCAAGGTGTTATAGTGGAGCAGCTGAATGGCTAGCAAGAAACTTTCTCGAGAGTGGATTGAAAGCCAAATCCTGAGCGAAGAGTACATCGTTCGCGGTGAACGCTTCATGGTCTGTATCCTCTACACGAAGGGTGGTTACTATGTCACGGGTGAAAGCGCGCCCATCAACCCAGCGGAATTTTCCGATGAACTGGGCCGTAAGTATTCTCGCGAAGAGGCTGTTGACAAAATTTGGCGGGTCGAAGGCATTCTTCATCGCAAGAAATTCTTTGCAGAAGAACCCGAGCCTCTTCTGGGCGAAGATGGTCATCAACCGCTTCTTCAAGATGAAGTAGAAGATCGTTTGGGCGAAGAAGCCTGGACACAACATCAACTCCACAATGGTGAGTAACTAACATTGGCTATTACCGCTGAAATCATTGCTGACTCGATCAGCCCGTCTGGTGTACGCATCACCACATTTGAACTGGACTATCCACGGATCGTTCATAGCGAGCTCATGACCCACCGTGAGTTTTCTCGCAATGCAGCCAGTTCGCGAGCCATCCCTACCAAAGACATCCTGGCCCGGGTCATTGCTGATCCTGCCATGCCGGTTCACTTCGGCAAGAACCAGAGCGGTATGCAAGATGCGGGTGAGCACTTCGAACTGATCAACGGCTACACTCCGCAGGAATGGTGGCGCCTGATGGCTACCAGCGCTGCCAAGTTCAGCCAGGGCTTCGCTGATGCGGGCTACCACAAGCAGGTTGCCAACCGTGGTACTGAGTTCGCTCAGAACATCAAGGTGGTAGTGACTGCCACTTCGTATGACAACTGGTTCCACCTGCGCTATGACGAAATGGCTGACCCGACTATCAACGTCCTGGCAATGGTCATGTGGTCCGCATACGAGGAAAGCAAGCCTCATCAGCTGCTGCCAGGCGAGTGGCACGTTCCGTACTACTTCGACGGCTTCTGGTCCTGTGTGGATGATGAAACTGGTCTCGATGCTCATGGCCATACCCTGGACGAAGCACTGAAGATCAGCTCGTCGTGCAGTGCCCAGGTGTCGTACCGCAAGTCCGATGACAGCCTCGAGAAAGCCTGCGCCCTGTACGAGCGCCTGGTGGGTGCCGTTAAGGTGCACGCCTCGCCGTTCGAACACCAAGCCACTCCTATCACTCAGCCAACCTGGACGATCGAACTGTTCAACCAGAGCTCGAACGCCGATGGTAGCTTTGCGTGGGAGGAAGGTGTCACGCACATGAACCGCTATGGTGAGTTCTGCTCGGGCAACTTCAAGGGCTGGAGGCAGCATCGACAGCTGATTCCAAACCACGTGTGTACGAAGTACGTTCACCAGCAGTAAAAGAAAAAGGCGCTTCGGCGCCTTTTTTGTGTTTCAGTGCTTGACACGGGTGTCACATTACCATAATATACGCCCATAGCACACAAACACACAGTGAAGAGGTACTACATCATGGAACACGAAGAATTCAGCACCAACCTGGCCAAGCTGTTCAACGCCGCTGGCTACACTGAAGTCAAGGCTGAGGACGTCAGCGAGTGGATGGAAGGCCAGGATATTGGCGATGCCAGCATCGTCGAGCGCGCAGGCCAAAAGCTTCTGGGTGTCAAGAACTACGAAATGTTCGACAGCCTGGCGCGCTTGCCCTGCGCCCTGGAGCGTGCGCTTGACAAGTCGGTTCCACGGTACGAGGGCGGCATCGACCTTGACTACCGCGTACCAGAATGATTTGGTAGTCAGTTGACAAAGGGCCTTCGGGCCCTTTACTATTTGTGCTCACAACGTGAAGTCAAGGACTACACACCATGATCACTGAAGCTCAAATCCGCAACATCGCAACTCGTGCAACTCACGCTTCAAAGTCATCGAATTTTGATGAGCGCCAACACATCATCGAAAACGCAATCCGCGAAGCCATCCTCCAGGATCGCGCTCCAATCCCTGAGCCTAACGCAGGGTGCTTGTGATGAGCGGTGCACAACTGGATGCACTCCGCCTCGCTTTGAAGGCTCTTGAGGAGAACCACAAGCACCACATCGACTACGATGACCGTGGTGGTTACTATGGTTCTGCTCTTGAACAAACCAACCTTGACGCAATCGCTGCGCTCGAGGCTGCAATCGGATAACCCACCAACCGTAAGGATGCAACAATGCTGAATCTGCGTAACCAAACCGTCAACGTCAATCGTGAGGCACTGATCAATGCGCTGTACGTTGGCCTCCAGATCCATCAAACCCAACTGGCTGAACTGAAGGCTGACTACAAGAAAGCCGTCATCAAGTTCATGTCGGCTGCCGCCCGTCGTGCGCGCAAAGGTGACTTCCGTGACCTGGTGCTGCGTATCCAGGCACCACAAGACCACTCGCAAGAGTACGTCGACGCGATCGAAATGCTCGAGGTGTCTGTGGATGAAAACGTCCAGCTGGACAAAGAGACCTACAAGGCCTACTACCGCAACGAGTGGAGCTGGTCTTCGGGTCTGGAAGCTTCCTCGGCACTGTACAAGTCGATCCTGGGTGGTAAGGCTTGACACCTAAGGCCTGAGTGCGTACTGTACTGCGCACTCAACACATTCTCACTGGAGACTGCTGCAATGATCGTCAAGATTAACGAAGACCGCTTCAACGAACTGCTTCTGCAGGGCATTGTTAAACGTCGCCGTGTAGGCAGTTTCGAGTTCACTGAAGTTCTCAAGCAGAACAAAATCGTTGCCATGGCTATTGGCGATGTCCTACTGGAGCAGCAATGACATGATGAACCAGATCAACTACGAGTTCGCTGTCGGTGTATCGGAACGCATCCGTGACCATCTGATCAAGCAGAAGTTTCGTTCTGCTAAGCCCTACAACGACGGCAGTGCTGGTACTAAGACCTTCTGCGCATATCGTGGCGAAAATGGTACCATGTGTGCAGTCGGTTGCCTGATCGCAGACGAGCACTACACCCCAGAGATGGAGCGCAAGAGCGCTGGCTCTGAAATGGTTGCCATGGGTGTAGCCAAGTCGCTGGGCATTGACCTCAACCTGGAAGGCGCCAACGACAGTGAATACCGTCGCATCAAGGCATTCATTCATATGATGGATGACTGGCAGTCGTTCCATGACGACTTCGCTGATGGTGAAATCATCACTGCAGGGGCGGCAAATCATCGCCACAAGACCCTTGCAGTTCGCCTCAAACGCAACCTGGCGGAGGTGTAAGCATGGACCTGATACAGATTTCTGAACGCATCCGCGATCACCTAACCCAGCAGAAAGCACAGAGCCTCGACTATCGTGGTGGCTGTGCGTATCGCGGTGAAAACGGTACCATGTGTGCTGTAGGCTGCCTGATCACTGACAAAGCGTACACCAAGAACATTGAATCCATCAGTGTAAACTCAGTCGTTGTCGGTGATGTACTATTAGCGTCTGGCGTCAACTTAGCCCCAGGTGTGAAGGGCCTGTTGAGCGACTGGCAGCGCTACCATGACTCCACGTGCAGTCGCGGCAAGGGCTACAGCTACAACTACTGGATCCGTGGTGCAGCTGGTGATTCGCCCGAAAACTTCCACAACTTTATCATCGAGCACTACCAACTGAAAGGAGCAACACCACAATGAGCGAGCGCAAGCTAGCCCGAGTCGTCGTGATTGACGACGTTATCAAGCACCCGAACGCCGACGCCCTGGACCTGTGCACCATTGGTGGCTGGGTCGTTGTATCTCAGCGCGGCTTGTATGAACCAGGCGACTTGGCCTGCTACTTCGAAATCGACAGCTGGGTGCCTACCACTGTTGCGCCGTTCTTGTCGAAAGGCAAAGAGCCTAAGGTCTACGAAGGCGTTCAAGGTGAGCGTCTGCGCTCGATCAAGCTGCGTGGTGAGCTGAGCCAAGGCCTGCTGATCCCGCTGCATGAGCTGCCGAACGGCCTTGAAATCCAAAACGAGGTCAACCGCCAGGCCCTCGAGTCGATGGGCGGGTTCGAACTGGACCTGACCGAAACTCTGGGTGTTCTGAAGTGGGAGCGTCCGATGAACGCTCAGCTTGCAGGCCAAGCCCGTGGCAACTTCCCTCACTTCCTGCGCAAGTCTGATCAGGAGCGAGTCCAGAACATCAAGCGCGCGTACACCCAGGCTGTGGCTGATGGTGAGCAGTTCAACGTCACATACAAGCTGGATGGCAGCAGCTTCACCGCATACCTGAAAGATGACGATGGTGAGGTCCGCACCGGCGTCTGCTCGCGCAACCTGGAGCTGAAGATCGAAGGTAATGAAGGTAATGCGTTCGTCGAGACCTTCAACAAGTACAACCTCGACGCCCTGCTGCGTGAAATCTACGCAAAGACAGGCCGTCAGCTGGCGTTCCAAGGTGAAATGTGCGGCCCAGGCATCCAAGGCAACTTCGAAGGCCTTGACTCAATCCAGCTGTTCGTCTACAACGTGTTTGACATCGACAACCAGCAGTACCTGCTCCCAGGTGAAATGCGCCGTCTGTGTGGTGACTGGAACGTGGATATTGTTCCTACCTTCAGCCGTCGCATGGAGTTGCCTGCAACCATTCAGGAAATCCTGGAACTGGCTGATGGTGAGAGTGGCCTGAACGGCAAATACCGTGAAGGTCTGGTGCTCAAGAGCCTCACTCGCCACTTCAGCTTCAAGGTGATCTCGAACCGCTACCTCATCAAGCAAGGGGAATAACCATGCACGGCATGCGTCGCGTTCGACTGGTCGATGAACACGGTGAGAAGATCACTGAGTATTCAGCGGTTACCCATCCTGCTGTAGGTGAGCGGATCCAGTACAACGACCAGTATTTCGTGGCATGGAGCGTTCTCCATGCATTGAGGACTGGTCGTGATGGCGGTGGTGAATATGTCAACCTCGACATTATCATCATCAAAGTCAAACAAGAACTTCCGTATTAACTTCACCCATGTGGGTCTATACTAGGCCCACACTTAACTAGGAGATGTAACTGATGTTCGATATTCATTTGTCGTGGAGTCCGTTGATGTTGCTGGTGGCGGTTGCACTGTTGCTCATCGCATCGGCTGGTACTGTTGTGCTGAAGTTCAAGAAGAACCCACGCACCAAGTTGTACGCCACTGCAATCACCGTACTGGCGTTCATCGTTGCGCTGAGTGCGTTCGATGTTGGCACCCGTCAAGCGGACCTCAACCGCGGGCGTTTCGATGCCTTACCAAACGAAAAAGTTATTGACAAAGTGGAGAGCAAACAACAAAATGCTGCCACTGTTCAACAACAATTCAAAGACGTTGTAGATCAGAAAACCCAAACCACTAAAGAGGAACTGAAGTGATGTTGAAAAAGATGATGTGCGTGTTGATGTTGGCTGTTGCCATGGTCGGTTGCTCGAAAGTAACTGTACCACCAGCCGCCAAGGGCAAAGTTCTGTCGGCAGCGGGTTATTCCACTGACGTCAAAGAAACCGGCAAGTACTGGCTGTGGTTGACCGAAGACATGGTCATCCTGGACACCAGCACCCAGACCGTCGCTGAAGACATTCAGGTCAAGATGAAAGACGACCTGACCCTGGGCCTGAAAGTCCGCTTCCGTACTCGCATCAGCGGGAACGACAAGGTGATCAACTCGATGTTCAACGACATCAAGCACCAGGACTACAAGGTGACCCTGCCGATGGTGTACGGTGTCTACGGTAAGGACGTCGTCCAGGCTGTGTCGCGCTCTGTGCTGAGCAAGTACGAAGTGGCTGAGGTGTCCAACAACTATGACAAGATCAGTCAGGAGTTGACCACTGAGCTGCGCAAGGCGATGGAGAACAGCCCGCTGGAAGTGTCGAACATCACCATGGCGGACCTGGACTATCCGAAAGAGATCGACGACGCCATCAAGAAGCAGAACGAGCGCAAGTTCGCTATCCAGACGGAAGAGAACGAGCAGGCTGTGAAGATGGTGCAGAAGCGCAACGAGATGGAGCTGGCCAATGCGGACTACAACATCCGTATCAAGCGCGCCGAAACTCTGCGTGATGAGAACCTGAAAACTGCCGCTGGTCTGAACCCGATGCTGCTGCAATACCGCCAGCTGGAAATCATGGAGAAGATGGCCAACAGCGAGAACAAGGTGTTCGTCCCGTACGAATCCCTGACCAACGTCGGTCTTCAGAACCGCATGTACAACCAGTGACACCGCAGTAACTGTGAAGCAGAAGGCGTAACAACCTTCTGCTTTTCTACATCATGAGGAGCCAGAAATGCTCAAGTATCGAATCGACAACGCCCTCTTCCACGTCAGCCGCACCAACTTCCCTGCGGGTGAAGTGGGCATCAAGCTCAACAGCATCAGCCACATTGGCCCGTACTACCCGATAGTGAACGAGGCTATCATCGAAGCTCACCTGCACAACAATGACGAGATCTTCGCCCTGCTGTTGCTGGTGGATGCATTACGCCGTGAGTACCCTGGTATCGAACTGCGTGCGCGCATTCCGTATGTGCCGTATGCTCGCCAGGATCGCGTGTGCAACCAAGGTGAAGCACTGTCTGCAGCCGTGATGGCCAAGCTGATCAATAGCTGCGGCTTCAAGGAAGTGATTATCGTCGACCCACACAGCGACGTCATGCCTGCGCTGATCGACAACGTGAACGTCTGGACTCAGTACGATGTGTTCTATCACATCAAGCACCAGTGGGACCATGTGCACATCGTTGCGCCTGATAACGGTGCGTCGAAGAAAGCATCTGCGTTCGCCAAGGCTGTAGGTGCCGCAGGTGTCATCGTCTGCAACAAAGAGCGTGAACTGTCGACTGGCAAGATCATCAACTTGTCGATGTCTGCTGATGTGACTGACCTGCACTTGTTTGTCCTGGACGACATTTGCGATGGTGGCCGCACTTTCATCGAACTGGCTGCCCTTACCAAAGGTGCCAAGAAGGTAGAGCTCGCGGTAACGCACGGCCTCTTTACCAAAGGTGTAGAAGTTGTCGCGAAACACTTCCACCATGTCTACACTACTGATTCTTGGACAGGCGACAAGTCAAAGTATTTCGACGTCACGGAGAACTTCTCCGTTCGCCCACTGATGTTGCTGTGATCTCAATTTCATCATATAAGGAAAGCAATCCATGTTCAAACTTCGCCCACAACACGCTACCGACGTTTACAAGCTGGGTCACCGCGCAATGCTGCGCCAAGGCACCAACTTCCTGTACCAGAACTTCACGCCACGCGCCGATCGCCTGTTCAAAGGTGGCCCGCTGTACGACAACAAGATCGTCTTGTTCGGCATCACTGGCTTCGTGCAAGAGTTCCTGGTCGAGGGCTTCAACGAACAGTTCTTCAACAAGCCGAAGGCTGAAGTGGTTGCCAAGTTCAAACGCCGCTGCGACAAGCTGATCGCCGAGGGCGCTATCCCGGTTGATGGCTTCGAGCAACTGCACGACCTGGGCTATCTGCCTCTGCTGGTCCTGGCACTGCCTGAAGGGTCTCGTGTTGACATGAAGATCCCTGTGATGACCATCCAGAACACGCACCCTGACTTCGCCTGGCTGCCGAACTACATCGAGCCGACCGAAAGCAACATGATCTGGAAGTCGTGCACCAACGCGACCATCGCCTACGAGTACCGTCGTGTGTTCGAGCACTTCGCTGACATCACCGGCGCCAATCGTGACCTGATCATCTGGCAGGGCCACGACTTCAGTTCGCGTGGCATGAGTGGTCCTGAAGACAGCGCTCGCAGCGGTGCAGCACACATGGTTCCGTTCTGCGGCACTGACAACGTCTCGGCAGTCGACTACCTGGAAGACTACTACGGCGCCAACGTCGACACCGAACTGGTTGGTGGTAGTGTGCCGGCAACCGAGCACAGCATCAGCTCCAGCAACATTCTGTTCCACGCTCGTGACATCCGTAAGGAGAACCCGGACCTGGATGAAGATGCAGTCCTGCTGCAAGCTGAGAAACGCTTCCTGCTCGACTACATCACGCGCATCGTGCCGACCGGCATCGCCAGCTATGTTGCTGACACTTACGACTACTGGGGCGTTCTGACTAAACTGCTGCCAGACCCAGAAGTCAAAGCAGCCATCATGGCTCGCGATGGCAAGCTGGTCGTTCGCCCAGACAGTGGCAACCCGATCGACATCATCTGCGGTCTGAAGGAAGGTTCGTATCGTCGTACTCGTGATGGTGTTGCGTATCCACTCAGCGCATGGGACGGTGCAGTGTTCAAAGGTGGTGCTGAACCGATTCCTGAGCACGTCATCAAGGGCTCCATCGAACTGCTGTGGGACACCTTCGGTGGCACCGTCAATGACAAGGGCTTCAAAGAACTGGACAGCCACATCGGCCTGATCTACGGTGACAGCATCACTCTGGAGCGTCAGTGGGCAATCCTGGAGCGTCTGGCGGAGAAAGGCTTCGCTTCGTCCAACGTGGTCCTGGGCATCGGCTCGTACACCTACAACTACTCGACTCGTGACACCTTCGGGTTCGCTGTCAAGGCAACTGCCACTCAGGTTGATGACGAGTTCATCGAACTGTTCAAAGATCCGAAGACGGGTGACAAGCTCAAGAAATCTGCTCGTGGCCTGCTGGTGGTTGAGCAGGAGGATGGCAAGTTCATCCTGCGCGATCAGCAACCAGAGAACGTCGGCGTAGGCCTGATGACCCCTGTGTTCTCGAACGGCACTGCATACCCAGCCACCCTGGCTGAGGTTCGCAAAACCCTGCTCGGATAATATTTCCTGGTAAGGTGCTTGACACAAAGCCTAGTTCATACTAGGCTTTGTTTTGAGCGTAACAAAACGCTCACACATCAACCAACAAGGTACAAACCAATGAAACTCATCGAGATCGTTAAAAGCGAATACGCTACTTTCCCGAACCTGAACTACTGCTACCTCTCCCAGGATGCAGACGGTGAAATCCATATGTGGGTGACGCCGCCCACCTTCATGGGTACCAACTGGAATGGTAGCTCCGAAGATTCTTGGCTGATCGGCGACTTCCCTCTGGCGGACGACTACAAGACTGCGATCCTCACCCACGACGACTTCGCTGTCAAGGTCGAGCCGGCGGGCGATCGTCTGTACGAGATCCGCGGCGAAGTGAAGCGACTGGAAGGCGAGATCACGGAACGCATCGAGAAGATCCGTGAGCTGAAAGCAGAGCTGGCCCAGCACGGGTTCACCATGCCGTTCCGCCGTGGCAAGCGTCGCACTCGCCGTTAACCACACCGCAACGAAAAAGACGGGCTCAGTCCCGTCTTTTTTACTTTTTATTTCTACATAAGGAAAATGTTGATATGCCCTATTACACCGGCATTGGATCACGTGCGTGCAGAAAGCTGCCTCATGTGATGAAAGTCCTGTTTGACATAGCCGTTGCACTTTCAAAGCAGGGCTACACAGTACGTTCAGGCGGCGCGGATGGTGCTGATACCGCTTTTGAAATGGGCGCCAAAGAGCGCCTTGTGCGTAGCCCTAAGCAGCTATACGACATATACCTTCCGTGGCCCGGGTTCAACAATCGGTCAATGACTGACACGCTGAACTATCACGGCAACAAGCCGATGGTACTCGACAGCATGGCACGTGATATGGCCAAGGGCATTCACAAGCACTGGGACAAGCTGAAGCCGGGTGCCAAGCAGATGCACACGCGCAACATCTATCAGGTGCTGGGTGGTGAGCTGATTGAGCCATCTGACTTCCTCGTGTGCTATGCAGTTACTGATGATGAGGGCGTCCCTGAAGGTGGCACTCGGACTGCATGGTTGCTCGCCAAGCAGTACAAAGTGCCCTGCTACAACCTTTACCTTCCGTTTGATCGTCTTGACTTTGCAGAGTTCCTCGCTGTAGAGTTTGGCATCAAGATCGAGATCAACCTCTAAGGAGATACATCAATGGTCAGACCGTTGAAGAAGTACGATTACTTTGAAGTAGATGACGTCTTCGCTGCAGGAAGCGAGGCATGAGATAAGGTTCGTGAGCTGGCCAAAGGGTTCGGCTTCAACGTCAGCAAGAACTTTGGTAGCTTCAGGACTGTTACCAATTGCGCCAGCACAAAAGACGTGAAATTCTTAGTCGGCCTTGACAAAGATGGTGACTTCATGTGTGCCCGCGCTGACTCCCAGTCTGGGAAGTTTACGGGCAACCTTCGCACCATGGCTGAGTTCACGCCAAAAAAGTTCCCTCACGTGAAGATTCGCGTGAACAGCAACAAGGAAATCCTCCTGCTGGCAGTGGATGAACTCAAACGTCGTGGTTATGATGACACTGAGTTCAAAAAGTTCAACTACGAATACCACCAACATTTCGTTGGAGTGATTGGTGGTAAGAATGGCATCATTCTGGTCAGCGTGTCTGAGGAGTCGTTCAGCCGAGCACACAAAAACGCTGACGAGCTCGAGTATGATCTCAAGCAGGTCTTGAAGATGGACAACATCCGTGTCAAGCCCAAGCTGGTCAACGTGTCAGGTGTGATGTGTGACGCTGCTGCGTTCAAAGCGTTCCTGGACACACAGCTGAAGGCTAATCCACAATGATCAATATCATAGTCGGAATGGCAATCCTCATCGCCAACGTGCTCAACCTGATCTGCATTTCGGTTGACTGGTACAGGGCGACCAATGTTCGCATCAAGAACCATTATGGGTTGATGATGGCGGCAAGCATCGCAATGACAGTCGTCATGGTAGTAGGTGTCCACTTAGCAATCAGCACCACGCCACTCCACGAAATGTAGTCAAACAAAAGGGCCTTGATAGGCCCTTTTGTTTACCTGGCGTACCCTGAGTCTGCTACGCGCCGGAATTTAGCGTGCGGGTTGCCCGTGTTGGTGCTCTGATGTCCACCACCCTGGTTGATGTTGTTGACAGTGGTCTTAGGAGCGTTCATTACCATAGGGATCTGGGTTGGAGCAGATGCACGCTGCTCTGTGCGCTGAATCCCTTGTGATGCTGCAGTCGACTGACTCTCAAGCGGAACCATCGTTGCAACACCTTCATTCAAGCGCAGCAGGTTGGTTGAGCTTGTCATCTCTTTCAGATCAGCAGACGCCTTGGCCATTGCCGCTTCGTCAATCTGGATCTTGTTTTCATCATCAGTCTTGAACAGCTTACCGATGCCTGGGACGTTCGACAGCGAACGCTTCCACTCGCTCAGCTTGTTTTCGATCGATGTGATGACTGTGGTAAAGGTATCCTTCAACTCGCTGAAGATGGCAAAAGCATCATCTACGATTTTCGTGAACGAGTCAACGACACTCGTCTTGATGTCTTTGTACTTCTCCGTGACTGCATCAATTGCGCTGTTGTAGATATCGACCGTTGTGGTTTTCAGCCACTCAATCATATCAGTTACCATTTTCGGGAAGCCCATGAAGAACTCATGGATCTTCACAGTCAGCCCGTCTGTGTCGATGACGTCAATCCCAAACAAGTTCAGGACATAGTCGATCATCTCTGTCAGCTGGGCAATCACATTAGCAAAGCCCAGGCTGATGCGTTCCTTGATACTGATCTTCGAATCCTCTTTGTTGAGGAACTGATCGGCGTTGAAGAACGCATCAAAAAAGTCGTAGATGGACTTGATAACTGCTACCGGCAACAGGACCTTGGTGCCCAGGTTCAATGCAAGGCGACCGATACCGCCAATGAACTTCACTACGGCACTGAACGGCTTCAGCATTGTGGACAGTATGCCACCCGCTGCAAACGCCGCGAGAATGCCTGAGAAGCCGCCTACAACGCCAAGCACAACTCCAGACAACGCACGCAATGCGCCGCCCATGATGCCGCTGAACAGTCCGCCCTCTTTGTCAGGGTCAGTCTTACCTTTTGACTTCACCTGATCCAGCAGCGGAACAGGATCGCCATTGGTAGACGAGTCCTTCATGCGCTCGAGTTTGTCGTCACGATCTCGACGGTCTTCCAACTCCTCTTCAGCGCGGATGAGGTCTTCGGTATTCTCAACTGACTGTCGTGTCAGCTCAGTGATAGCTTCCGTGACACCTTCAAGCTGGTCAACTACCTCAGCGTTCTGTTCGAACTTGGGATCATTGGCAGCATCTACTCGTGATGCGTCACTTGGCGCCCAGTACGATTCCAGCTTGCGAATTTCATCACGAATTTCGGTCAGGACTGCGTCGTAAATGCCCCGGCGAGCTTTGTTGGGGTTCTTTTCTTTTTCGGCTTGCTTCTTTTGGTCGTCGATTACCTTTTCTTGTTCTTCCTGCTGCTTGAACTGCTCAACCAGAAACGCCTCCTGTTCCTTCAGGATGGCCAGTCGCTTCATGGCTTCGGCTTTCTGCTGCTTGCGACGTTCATCACTCGACCGAGCGAGGTCACGGACCATCTTGGCGCCGTAGCCCATGATAGGGTTAGCAGTCATCAGAGCCGAGATCAGTGAGTCAGTGGAAGGCATTGACTTGCGCAGTGAACTGGCAGTCTTGTCGTAGGCGTCAAACTGTGAGGCAGCCTTCTTCTCCATGTTGTCGAGTGCATCGATAACACTGCTGTACACAGCACTCATCTGTGATGTCTTGGCACCTGCGTTGATTTGGCCACTCAGCAGGTCACGACGGATCTGCTTGAGTTCCTGCATGGACTTCTTCTGGAAGCCCTTGTCACCTGCGTTTTGGAGATGGATGGACTCCTTGACGAGTTGCTCGAGGATGTCAGCAACCTTGTCAGGGTCAGACTCATTGCGGATGTTGATGCTACGACGCATCGACCGCACATTGAGAAGGATATTTTGGAATGACATGCTGTAGGTGTCCTGACTTATGTAGACGTGATAGGTACTATTTAAGCACTTACCACGTCTACTCCATCAGCTACTTGACGATGTTTTCGCAGCCGCTTCAAGCTTCTGGTTCATTAACATCATGTAGATCTCACGTTCGTATGGCAGCATACCGTCGAGGTCGCCTAACGTGAAGTGGTTTGCGAACCCGATGTCCTTATGGAAGAGCACGTGAAAGTTATTGGTGTAATAACTCTCCATGCTCTCATGCGCCAGGGCTAGTGAAAAAAATCCTGGAGCCCTTTGAAGGTGACAGTTTCTTTCTTGCCATCGCCCAGGTCAAGCTCAATGCTGTGTTCCAGCTTGGGCATGGTGTCAAAGAACTTCTTGATCTTGAGCATACCGGCGGTGTCGATGTCGTTGTAGAACTCGACCAGTTCTTCACGAGTGATGGATGCAGTACTGAATACCTCATCAGTAGTGAACACGCTTTCGATACACGCCATAGGCAGATCGGACTCATCCTTCATCGTTTCGATCAAGGAGAACGTCGGATAGCGCATCACCACACCCACTTCGTCTGTGAGCATGAACTGCTTTTCGTGCTCTGGGTCGAGCTTGACCTTGACATCATCGATGTTGACGCTGGCATGGATGAACTTGCTCACAGGACGGTCTTCTGCGTCCTTGAAGTCATAGCGGTACTTGACGTTGATAACCTCGCCTACCGATTTGGCGCGGATGCGCAAGAACAGGTCTTCAAGGTCGAACGTTGACAGTGTGGATCCATCAACCTTACCCAGGGTGCAGTTATGGATGATCTGTTGAACAGCTTCGAGCATCACCTTCTGAGCATCAGGTGACTCTTGACTGTCTTTCGCCAGGAGCAGGGTTTTCTGTTCCTGGTTGGTGAACGGGCGGAACTTGATCTCTTTGCCCAGACCTGTCAGGGTGTGGCTGTACAGTGTGTGCTTGAGCTTGGGAAGTGCCATTGATGACTACCTTTGAGTTAATCGGGTTTGAGCTTGTTTATAGTGCCTTCAACAAGGTCAAACAGTCCTTCCTGCTGAGGTCGAGTAAGCAGGTCGTTGACATCCAGCGACGCCTTGATCTGATTAAGGAGACCCACGCTTTTGTTGACAGAGGTACCTGTGGTGTTTTTCACAATGTCGTCGATCTGGTTGTAGATGTTGACCGCTTCGCCTTCAAGGTCAATGCCCGTTGCGTTCTTCACATATTCAAGACCACGCTGTACCACAGGGTTGCCCAGAATGGGTGAAAGGTATGGGCCCAGCGGTGTGTCCATCAAGCTGTCAAGGCCATTGCCCTCTTTGCCCTGGAGGTCGATGTTGCGCCATTTGCGATAAGCGAACTGAACCATCAACTCGTGCGTGTTGTTGTGCTCGCTGTTTGACAGGGTCAACGGGTTCGCCATCACAGGGAAAGCATCGACCAGTTCAATGGCGTGGACTATTTGATCGCTCTCGTCAAGCTGGAAGATGTTGACGCTGACTGCGTAGGTGTCCAGGTATGCGATCTCGTGAGTCTCGGGGTCAACAACCATGTTCATCCACTGGTCGATGATCGTCTTCTCGTACATGTCACGAGAGACCTTGAACACAAACTGATGGTTGCCGTACATCAGCGAGTTACCAATCTTGTGAACGTCGCCGTTGTACTTGGTTTCGCTGGTGTTGATCGTCTTACCTGGAAGCTCAGTCTGCGAGCACATCAAGTCAAGCCCACGGGTGTATTCAGCCGTACCGCCACCTGTGAAGATGCGGATGACCTTCATCGCTTCGTTGATGTACCCTTTGGCTTTGTTGAAGATCGAGTCACTATCGCCTGAGTCAGCATCGTCTTCAGCGGCTGATGTCATCCCAGGGATGGTTGGCACAGGGATCAGCACCTGGAACCGGTTGGTTCGAGCCAACCCGTTCTGCATGATGTTTGATGTGTATTCCTTGAACGTTGCCATGAGAATTGTCTCATCTTAAATACAGATATACTGGTATTTAGCTGAGAGCTGAGATAATGGCTACCCCAAAGAAGGATGATGGCTACGTCAACACGACGGGCACTGAGCTTGAAATCCTCAAGAACATCGAAAAGGCGTTCTACCGAAACAACCCTGCATCCGCAAAGCGCAACATCAATGCATCTCTTGAATGGTTCCGCTCCTATGTGGGTCGAGCCTACAACAAGCTCGGTACTGGCTCGATGTTCCGCGACCGCAACCTGTGGACCAAGACGCCAGTGCCTGGTAAGATGTATTTCTTCGAGTACTTGGCCAAGCACCGTGACAAGCTGCCGCTGTGGGACCGATACCCACTGATCTTCCCTATCAGCTCGTATGTAGCAAAGGACGGTATGACAATCCTGGTAGGGCTCAACCTTCACTACCTGTCACCCGTCATGCGTATGGCGGCATTCAAAGCCCTGCTGAAGCTGCGCACAGAGAAACGCTACCGCAAGAGCACACGGCTTGAACTGGAGTGGTCGATGCTCAAAGCCATGAGCGAGTCTGACCTGTTCAAACACTCCATCCACTCGTATCGTATGGACCATCTGAAGTCTGTGTTCGTCGAGGTTCCTCCTATGGCTTGGGAGCTCGCCTTGTTCCTGCCGCTGGCCCGCTTCCAGAAGGGCACCAATGCCGATGCGTACAAGCTGAAGAAATGAAAGTCAGCAAAAAGGGCCTTGATAGGCCCTTTTGTTTTAGTCAACTGCGTCAAGCAGTTCAAGTAACAAACCTTCTGGCGTGTCGCAGAACCCTTGAGGCCAAACAGGCAGCCGCCCATTCTCATGAACACTCAAAACGACGTCGCCGTATTTGAACTTGAGGTCAGTGTGTTTGATAGTACCGCGCACGACCAGCACGCGGAACATATCAATCATGATGGTGTTGCCGACGGTGACCTGCTCCAAGCCTGACTTGAGCACGTTGGCAGCGAACGCCTCAGCATTACCGTCAGTGACAGCAGTGCCGTTGATTGGGTCATAGACTACAGTTAGCATGGCTTATCCTTATCGCGCTTGGTGCGCATGATCTCGACAACGAAGCTGCGGAAGTAGTCACAGAAGCCGACTGGCCACAGCTTCAGATGAGCACGTTCGTCGACAGCGATGACTTGATCGTTGTACATGAACTGGATTTCGGTGTGGTGGATGACCTTCCGCGAAACCATCAGGCGGAAGGCGTCAACCACAAGGCCGTTGCTCACAGTGACAGTTTCATCACGTGGCGACGAGTTGTGCAGCGTGACGACTTCGCGCGCATACTGTTCAGCTTGGCCGTCCGGTACAGCAACGCCGTTGACTGCATCGTATTTGATAGTGAGCATAATCTTTCCTTGAAGTTGGGGCCCTTAGGCCCCGCTGTGGTTATTCGACAGTGCGTGGTACAGTGCCGCCCTTGACGTTCACGATACGGACGTACTCGATCTCAGACAGCGGCACCTTTTCGCCCTTGCGGGTTTCGTTCACGCCGTCCTCTTTCTGGATCTTGCTGGGCAGGTACTCGTTGATGGAGTAGTGCGCAGCTTCAGGCAGTTCAACGCGGCACACAGTAGCCGACACACCACCCGCTGGCTTATGGCGCTTGATGAGATCGCTGCCGATGTCGTAGGCTGCACGCTGGAGAGCTTGTTCACGAGTGCTACCTACAGCCCAGCCATAGGCGGTTGCTGCGTAATAGTGATGCGACATGGTGTATTACCTCTTCACAGTGGGGCCCGAAGGCCCCTTTCAGGTTGATTACTTGACTTTGACCAGTACGCGCAGGTGCAGGCACTGGATGTTATAACCGCCAGCGTAGATGGTGTCGACAGTGACAGTTTTTGGACCTTTGTCAGTGGTGACCTTGAAGACGCCGTTGAAGCCATCGCTGGTGTGGCTGAAGCTGGAGTCAGTTACTTCAGTGACGCCTGCCTTTTCCAGCTTGGCTGCGATCGAAGCGTTGCGGCTGGCAACAGTGCGGGCGCAGTTTTTGGCCATGATCTCTAGGACGTCAGCGGTGCTGCGGCCGTAGAAGGCGTTGTACCAGGTCTTGCCACCGGCGATGGCAAACATACGCTCGTAAGCAGCTTCGACACCACGCTTGCGAAGCTCTTTGTACTCGTCGCTGGCTTTGAACTCGCTAACTGCTTTGACGCGACCCAGTGCCCATTCCTTCGAGCTTTCAAGGACCTTGGCGTCCATGTCAGCGAAAACGACGTTGAGTGCTTCGATGATTTGTTTGGCGGCGTTCATGATGTAGTCCTTCTTCACTGTGTGGTGTTGTTTACTGCCTATGTGTGTATATTAGTGGTGTTGGCTTATCATGTAAAGCATTATTTTAGTGAAAAGCCAAAAGTTTTTAGCCTTACCAGTTGGTAGGCCGCTTCCAAGGGCATCTCGTCGAGATCGTCACACTGGAACCCGCCTACAAGCTGAACGAGCTTGAGGCCAGCCTTGTCATTGTCACCGATCCCGATGACGTTGAACTGCTGACGGAGGATCCACAGCCAGGACTGCATCTTCAGAGGATTGCAGGTCAACACAGCGATTGCGTTGTGGCCAAGCATATGAAGCGTGCTGGCTTTGAAGATACCCTCAACCACGTACAGGTCTCGCTTACTATAGCTGAGTGTTTCCAGTCCCCAAACTGCTGTGGTATCACGTGGAGCGATAGTGCAGTAGCGACCTCGCATTGGGTCATTGTCGATGCTCTTATCAGTCACGTCAGGGCGGTACTGTTGAAAGCCTACCATACGCCCTGACAGGTTGTGCAGGTCAACAGTAAGGATTCGATTGAACTCGTCGATGGTCTGATGCTTGTAGCGTGATGGATCGTAGTGCCGAGACAGCAGGTGCTTTATCATGATGTACCTCTCACAGCAAAAAGGGCCCTTATGAGGCCCTTTTCGTTAGACATCGAGCAGTGATTACTGCCCGTTTGCCAGACGCTGGAACATAGCCAGGACGTCTTCTTCTTCACCGCCGTTGTCAGCTGCTGGAGCAGACTCAGGCTGAGCATCAACCGATGCAGGCGAGGAAGGACCCGAGCTGCCGTGGTCGACGGAAGCATCCAGGCTGGCCTGTTTCTCCAGGCGCTCAACAACAGCTTCGGCAGGGTCACCACCTTCTAGCTTGTTGTAAGCCTCACCAGTCACCTTCTTGAAGCGCTCTGCCAGCTCGTCGAACGACTTGCAGACAGTGAACTCAGCCAGGTTGGTGGTCTGGTTGAACAGTTCTTCTTTCTTGGCGTCATCGCCTTCGAACAGTTCGGACGGGCGATCGAACTCGCTGTTCTCGTAGTTCGGAACGATGGTCTTGCCACCTTTGCGCTGATCCGGGATCTCCTTACCGACGATCTTGATCTTGAAGTCTGCGCCGGACCACAGGTCGAACGGATCCATTGGCTGGTCGTCTTCGAACTCTGGCTTGGCAGCTTTCTCGATCTTGCCGAAGATCTGCTGGCCGAACTCGTAGATCATCACCTTGCCGTTGTGCTCAGGGTTGATGGTGTCTTTGATCACCAGGACCCAGGCATAGTACTTGGTGTTGCGCTTGCGAGCGCGGGCGATGTTTTTGAAGGCTTCGTTGCCCTCGTTTTCGCCTTTCTTCCAGTACAGGGTGTTGGAGATGCCTACCGGATCGTCCTCACCAATGGTGGAACGACTGTTTTCGATGTACCAGCCGCCGGCGCCGTTGAAGCCGTGGTGGTAGACGCGAACGAACGCCTCACCTTCCTTCGGAGTCAGGAAGCGAACAACGGCATAGCCCTTGCCCTCTTTCTTGTCGAAGCCAGGCTTGTAGATGCGGGCGTCCTTCTGGTTGCCAGAGCCCTTGTTCAGGGTTTCGAGCTTCTCGGTCAGCTTGGACAGAGTGGAACCGCGGTTTTTGCGAAGCGATGCGAAATCGACCATGTATGTTTTCTCTCTTTAGTTTGAAGTTTTGTTGCCAGTTTTCGATATGCTTTGAAATTTTGCTACTGTGATGCCTAGGAGCTCTTTCAAAACAGGTTGGCTAAGATACAGCGACCAGAACTTCTTGTCGAACAATATTTTAGACTTCCAGTTATCAAAGACCATCGGCTCCTTTGACACACAGCTATTTAGTAGCTCTGGGATCACCAGAGACAACAGGATAACGAACTCACGTGGTACGCGGCCGTTGATTTGCCACTGACAGATGTTAGGCAGCAAGCTGTCACACCGCAGTAAGCAGTTCACGTCTTTGACCTCTTGATGTTCAATCATGTGGTCTAAGTTGCGTGAATAGTAGGGCACCACATCGTCCATCTCTTTCATGAACGCATTGTAGTGTCGCCGAAGGATCCCTGCATTGCAGTTCTTCACATACTTCAGCAAAGACCAGGCAGGGTACATCAGCTTGATCTGGTCTACCTTTGTAGGGAAGTCGTTCTCAAGCTTTGCACACATATACTTCAGGCGCGTGTCAGCTTCGAACTTCTCTGGCGTTACTCGGCCCGCGAAGTTGTATTGCCAGCCGTCATACGCAACCTTGTGATTGAAGTGGAGCGCCATGCCTAGGTGGGTCTTGTAGACCTCGAGGCCCTTCATACCACAAACACCAATGGTGGCCTAGGTTTCAGCTCACCGTTGACCATGAACCCGAGCACCTCATTGGTCCTGATCTCAAACCGAGTACCATCAAGCCACAAACTTCCAGTTTGAGCGATATACTTCTCAGCATAGGCTTCAACCTCCCGCTTGTCGGTCGATGTGAAGACATGCCACTCCTGCTTGCCTAGCACTCGAAACAATCGGTATTTCATTTCACGCGCTCCTTGTCAACATCGAACTCACCTTTGTAGGTGCTGTAGTCAAACAGGATGGACTCAGGCGTGTCATCAATCCAGATGTCTGGCTCAATGCCATAGAAGTCCTTCATGAACATCCGTTTGCCCAGCTGCGAGGTGTAGTACACCTTATAGCCCTTCTTCACCAGGAAGTCCAAGTCCTCTGGGCAGCAGTCAGGTTTGCGATAAGTCACAATGATAACCTGATAGCCAATGTTCTCAAGTGCAAGCAGAACACTGAGCCAGGCTGTATCATTGTGACTGATAGTGTCGTCGTAATCAACTGCTACGATCCGACGCTTCCAGTCACATGATCCGTACATTAGAAGAGCACCACTCCCGCTGCGCCTTTGAGAAGACCAGAAGCCTCACCTTCAAGCTGAAGCTCACCAATGATTTTGCGGTTCAACATCTTGGCGATGTCGGCCATCTCATGGTCGGTCTCGTTTTCGTAGAAGTACATGATCGTCTCCATGTAGGTGTCAAACTCACGTTCCACCTTGAGCTTCTCGATGTACAGACTGAACTCATTTGCATCCTTGTACATGCCGTCTCCTATGCCACTGTAGGCGGCAGTTCAAGCACAGGGACGGTAGCAGCTTTCTTGCCACCCTCAATCACCCCCAGCACTCGACGAGCTTTGATGCCCTCCTCCATGAGCATATCTTTCACAACGGCGATGGCCTCAACAGGGTCATCGCTACCTACTTCGACTGCATGGTGCGCTTTGTCACCATCAACATTGTAGCCTACCAGCATCACTCACCATCCTGTTCAGGTTGTGGTTCTTCGTTGACAAACTCGAAGGTGTAGATGCCCTGAACGCTCTGGATGCCCCAGTTCTGCTCATTGGCGTCATCCAGGAAGACCAGCGACTCAGGGCCACCGCTGTCAGGTACTTCATACACCTTGCCAATCGTCACATCGCGACGATACTGCTCCAGGCTAGGATCCTTGAGCCCAGTAATTCGAACTTTCGCCATATTCATTGCTCCTGTAGAAGATGTGGTTACCCACCACCAGAATTTTCTTGAGTTTCTTGCGCCACACAGGTGAAACTGCCTTTGTGTGGTAGTGGTCCGCACCGTTGGTCGGATCACTGACTTTGTAGTTGAGCGTATTGTACGCAACGTCGAGGGCGGTTTGCCAGGACTTCTCGTCACCCTTGATAGCTACCTTTCTGTCCCATGGCTTGATTTGGCACACATAACTGAATTGGCAGATACCTCGGCGTTTCTGGTTTACCACACCCCTTATAGTGTCGGAGTACTTACCGGAGTCGCGACGATTGATGACAGTGTACGCAATCGCATATTGCCCTTTGAGAGACTCACCACGGCCTTCGAAGAACACTGCTTCCGCCAGGGTCCGACACTGCGGATTGGTGGAGCAAACTTTTGGCTTGGGTACTGAAGCGAGGCGATTGTTTGACACTTCACTGACAGGTTCACCGACCAATGCGATCGGTACCGGCTGTGCTGCTGTGTCAATCTCATGCTTCGTTATCAGTACTTCGTTGGCCAAAAGCATAGCAAACACTACACTCATCACCTTCGCTTGAACGGTCATGACTCAATCGACCGGGTTACCTCTCTTAGCATTGCAACTTGCTTCGTCATGGTGTTGGTCCTTTCTGGTTTTGTTGGAGCAGCGAGTATAAGCATACCCGCTGATTGAAGTCAAGAGACTAGGATGGACTTGATGAAATCACTGAGTCCTGGCTTGAAGTAGCGGGCGTCGTTGATGTCAGCCTCACCGTAGTAGGCCTTGAGCAGGAAATCGAAGTCATCACACAGGTCCTGGGTGAACTTGAACTTGAACTTATCAGAGCTCATGACATCAAAGTTGCCCACGATAAGCACGCCATGGGTCGCCATGGGCAGGTGCGGGAACATTTCCTTCAGGGCAAATGCATAGCCGACTGTCTGGAGCATGTACGCATAGAGCTTCTTGCAGGCGTAGTCTTTCGACAGGTCAATCTTGCGCCGTGAGTTCTTGTGGTCGACGATACACAGGTGCTTGTCATGGAATGCGATACAGTCCACTCGCCCTGCATAACGGCGCTGCAGGCTGTACAACGCAACCTCAATGCCTACTATGGGGCCCAGCTCGTTTAGGTGCCTGCGTGAGCGATTGAACAGGATAGAGCCTGGTCCTTTGACCCCGCTGCGCTCCAGCTTGTTCATAAGGTAGAGCTCTGACAGTTCGTGGAGGTTGTTACCACGAGCCACAGCTTCCTTGACGATGCGTTCAGCTTCTTCTTCACCTACACGCTTTCGCCAGGCATCCACGCCACCGTCATCGAGCATACCCAGGATCGAAGTCATGGATGGGAACTTGGTGTTCTCGTCGATGATGTAGTACCGTGTTTCACCCTCTTCTGTTTGAAGGTCCTTGAAGGGCAAGGGAACCCATTGGAACTGCTTCCAGTCGTTCACACTCATCATTACCTCAGAAATAGAAAGCCCTGATTTCTCAGGGCTTGGAGTTAGATATCCGGTCGGACATCAGATGTCTGGACGTTCATCATGCATAGGGTTCTCCTAGATAGTTTCAATGGACATGTTACACCTCTTCTTCGATCAAGTCGAGCATGCGTTTGCACAGACCCGAGCGGATGCAGTCATCGCGGTCGTAACGGATCAGGTCGATCCCTGTGTCACGCTTCTCGATCTGGCGCACCAGCCACGACAGCCCAGTCTCTTTGCCGTTCAGGTCAGTCTGGTTGATGTCACCACTGATGAAGATGCGGCTGTTGGTGCCCGCACGGGTCAAGAACATCTTCATCTCAGCGACGGTGGTGTTCTGGGCCTCATCAAGCAACATCACTGCATCATCAAACGTGTCACCACGCATGTACGCCAGCGGCTTGGCCAGGATCCGCGACTTGTAGTCGCATTTGAACTTGTTCGAACCCAGTCGGTCAACCAGACCCGCTTTGAACGGTTCCAGGTATGGGGCGAACTTATCATCAATGTCACCGGGCAAGAAGCCCAGCTTCGGACCTACCTCTACGGGTGGGCGCGACATGATGATCTTCTTCACTTGACCGCTCTTGTACAGTTCAGCGGCGACAGCAGCAGACAGGTAGGTCTTACCAGTACCAGCTGAACCGATGGAGACAACGATGTCTTCATGGATCAGCGAACTCTTGTGGATCTCTTGCGACGGGGTCAGGGCTTCAAGCGGGCGCGTTGCGGCAGGCTTGTACTGGATGTCAAGCTCAGGTTTCTGAGGCTCGTTGGCTGCATCCCGTCCTTGGCGAGAGTTTCGAGGCGAAGTGTCTCGAGTCTCATCACGACGTGCATTGCGAGCTTCACGTTTCTGGCGATTGTTGCTAGACATGGCGTACCACCTTATCTTTACTGGGATGGGGTTGAGCAAACAAAAAGGGCCCGTCTGCGTTAACAGTGCGGGCCCTTTGGGTCATTCGTCGCAGCCGATCTCTTGACTGCCGATACTCATCTCTTTCATGGTGTCTCTCCTTTTGAGTGATAAACCTATTTAGCGGATGATGTTGTTGATGTTGTCCCTGTACTTGGGCGGCAGAGCCTTCTTGATGTCCTTCATGCGGTCGTTGAAGCTGTCGGTAGTCTTCACCCCAGCAGTTTGAATGCTGTAGTTGACCGTCGGGCATGCAAGGATGGTCTGCTGCACTTGAAGCTCACCACACGCAGGGCAAGGCTCACTCTCAGGATCTTTGCGGTTTGCAATCTTCAAGACGCGCTCGAAGATGTGCTCACACGCTTTGCACTGGTAGTCATACCGCATTACTGACCACCCGTGAACTTCTCAACCATCCAGTACACAGCAGTACCTGGGCCAATGAACGGGATGAACAGGCTCGAGAACGTCCACCAGAAGCCCTTTGACACAACCACGCCCAGACCCCACAGCACAGCCAAGGACATCAGACCAGGCAGCAGGCTGAAGCGAACCGTTGTGCGCTTGACGGGCTTTGACTTGCTCTCCTTGACAGCATCAACGATCTCGTTCAGTGCTGACTGAGTTTCTTCTTTCATTTACCGATTGCCTCCAGGGTGTAGATGAATGCGTCCATCTGTTCTTTGATACGTTCGTATGTATCAGCGACAGTTTTGTCACTGCGCTTTTTCATTGCACGAGGCAGGAACAGGGAGTAGGTGTCGCTGTTGCGATCCTTCGTGATGTCGTTGGCTTTGACCGTCCAGACACCGCCGATCTCAGCGTCGGAGAACAGAGCTTCACGCTCCTTTTGCTTGTAGCCAGTGCCGACGAAGACTTTGACCATGCCCTCTTCAGACTGCATGCCAAACGCACCCAGCTTACCGACGTTGGCACCGGTACCTTCGTTGACCTGGAAGACCTTCAGTTCGCACTCGAACTCGATCTTGCACTTGATCTGATCAGGCGAAGTGCCGTCCTTCCACAGCGCATGCTGGTTCTTGATGACTGTGCCTTCCTCGCCCTTCTCGACCTCTTCTTTGAAGTGCTCGAGGATTTCAGCGCCGCTGTTGACTACCTTGGTGTTCGACAGCAGGATATCAGGGCTGTTGATTTCAGTAATGGCGCGTTTCAGGGTGTTCAGGCGGGTCTTGTAGTCGACCTTGCAGAGGCCAGCTTTCCAGTCCGCCAAGGGCACCATGTCCCACAGCACAAAGACGATGCGTGCGGGATTGACATCAGACGAGTCCAGGTAGCCGTTACCTTCAGCACGAGGCATGATAGTGCCATCCTCGTTGCGGGCCAACGACTCACCCATGAAGACGTAACCAGGATACTTCATGAACAGCTTGTCACGAGCAGCCAAGCTGAACGGCATCACGGTACCTTGGCGCGACATATGCTGGAGCTGATGGTCTTCAACCACGATGTCGGTGTACTTGCCATCGCTTTTGGACTGCGAGTAGGCAGGGAACTTGATCTTCGCCAGGTTCTTTGGATTGAACGACGAACAGCGCATGTACGGGTGCTCGTAGATGAGCCCTGGCCATACCTTGTTCACCGTACCTTCAGTGAAGCCGGCGCGCAGGTCACGTTGGATCACACGGTACAGCAGTTCGCCATCCTCTTCGCTGAGGGAGGACTCAAGCGCAGTGAGGAATGTCAGTGCTTTGTTGCCAGTCACCTGACGCGACGTCAAAGCCTTCAACGAATCCAGTGCAGTGGCGAGGTCAACATTGCCCCAGTGCGCCTCAGGACGAGGGTACTTCGTGGCATAGTAGTTGATTGCGCCGCTGTAGGTTGCAACCGCCAGCTTCTTGAAGAGCTCAGCCTGCTCGCCCACGAGACTGCGGATGATTGCATCCTTCTCCAGGCGACTGCTGGTTGCAGCAATTTGGTTGATGATGTTAAGCACAGGGATGTCCTTAGTTGTGTGAAGCTTCAGTATAGGCGACACCTTCAATGATGTCTAGAGTCTCATCGTCAATGAAGATGATGGTGAATCGGCTGAACACAGCCTCGCTGTACACGCGGGCGTAGACAGGGTTCAGATCAGCCCGCGGCAGCACAAACAGAGTGCATTCACGCAAGCCGCGCATACGGTCAAAATCAGTCACTGCTTGATACTGACCGCGCTTGAATCCAAGGCCTTCAGCGTAGTAATGCGCAAACCGTGCATTCTCTGCAATGATGAATATGTGTTCCATGACACACTCCAGAAATAGAAAGGGCCATCGTGTTTAGTGATGGCCCTTTGGTGGATCAGGTCAGACAGGCTGCGACTGCACTCAACGGATCCTGGTGGATCGGGAAGATGTACGGGTCGATGTATACGGTATACAGTCGTATCAGCACTGTGATGACTACCACGTCAAGCAGGCTGTATCGGTCTTTAAACAGGAAGTTTTTCATGGTTACTCCAGGTTCATGAGGTTGGCGTACTTGTTGCGTTCGTAGAACTCAGACACACGGCGGTCGACAATGATGTCGCGGCGGGCGATCTCTTTCAGGACATACAGCCCCTCAAGCGAACGCAGACGACTGAACGCCACATAGCCCTGGCCGTGAGCAAAGAAGCCATTGCCCGCGTAGATAGCCGCCTTCGACAGGCTGAGCCCTTGCGACTTGTGGACAGTACAGGCGTAGCCGAGGCGCAGTGGGAACTGCTGGTATTCAGCCACAGGGTTGATCTTGAGACCGTCATCGCCGTTCAGGTACTCGTACTCAGTCCACTTGAACTCACGGACAGTGATGGTTTCGCCGTCGTCCAGTTGAACCATGATCGAGTCGTTGAACATCTTTTCAACGTACCCTGTCATACCGTTGTAGTATGACCCGTCCTCAGCGTTGGCGCAGATCAGCACCTTGACACCGACCTTCAGCGACAGAACCTCAGGCACTGGCAGGTCACGGAACGGACCTTTCTTTTTGCCGTAGTAGAGGCGTTCTTCACCCATGACATCGTCATAGTTGTGCTTGTTGACCGCGTCAGCTTCCTTGTTCGTCGAGCACAGGAACAGAGTGTCGTCAGGGACATCTTCCTTCTCCATGCCAATACGGTTGAGGAAGTCCAGGGCAGTCTCGAAGTCATCGGCACGTGTGCGGATGGAGTTCAGTGCACCGATGAACTTGGCATCAGACTGGCGCATGATCTCGTCGAGTTCGATGGTCTGGAAGCCAGCTTCACGCCAGGCGTCAGTGTCGAAGCAGAACGGGCTGCTAAACTCTTTGAGGTACAGCTCACCCTCTTGAGAGCGCTCGTTCAGCACAGGAGACAGCTGGAAGAAGTCCCCCACCACGATGACCTGCAGGCCACCAAACGGTTTGTTGCGACGCTTGGCCAGACGCAGTGCTTTGTCCACCGCAGTGAAGATGTCGCCGCGCACCATCGAGATTTCGTCAATCACGATCCGCTTGATGCTGTCGTCGCTGAACAGCTCACGCACCTTTTCGTTCACACGGCTGCGCTGTGCAGGGTCAAGATAACCCAGCTGGAGCTTAAACGTGCGGTGAATGGTTGCGCCTTTGATGTTCAGTGCCGCGATGCCTGTAGGTGCCAGGAAGATGGTGTCATCCTCACACAGGTCGCGGATCTTGCTGATCAGGACGGACTTACCTACGCCGCCCGGACCGGACACGTAGACATTGTGGCCGCGCATGATCTGCTCGAATGCGTAGGTTTGCTTTTTGTTCAGTTGCATGGTAAAGAGTCCACTTGCTAGTTAACGTCATCAAACAAGGGCTCACCATTGAGCCCTTGTCGGTATCACCATCAGGCTACTTCACGCATCCCGAAGATCTTGGCGAACTCTTCGCAGACTGCCTTGAACAGGAAGTCCTTGGAGCGTTGCTCTTGTGGCAGCTGGTCGTACGGCACCATGCACGGATGGCGACGGGTTTCAGGATCCTTCACCTTACCATAGACCCAGCCGGTCCTGACCTTCTCAGCCATCCAGTTCTTGTGCGACGCATCAGGGGTCGCGTCCGGATTGCTGAAGTGGAACGCCACACCATCGATAGCTGACTGCTGTTGCCACTCAGGCGCGTCGTTCCAGTCAGGAATCGACTCGTCGCCCAGCGACTGACAGTAGGCGCGGTTCACGTTGTGAGCCACTTGTGCTGCGGTGATGTACATCGCCAGCACTTCTTGCTGGGCATGGGTCATTTGTTGCTCAGGTGCTTCAGTTTGGCTCATTGCGCGTACTCTCGTTGAGGTTTAGGGCCGATGGTGTATTTCTTACGCAGTTCCCACTCGTCTTTCTCTGCGTACTTGATCACCTTGACCACGTTGGGGCTACCCATCGGGGTCAGTTTTTCGGGGTTTACTACCTTGACCAGCTTCCACTCGACGAGCATCTGAACGATGCGGTTACGGCGAGCGATGTCGTCCTGGCTCAGGTCAGTGCGGAGGCCATCCAGTGCCAACAGCTCTTTGAAGTGGCAGATGAAGTACTGGCCACGACGGTGCAGGATATGCGCCGACTGGGTCAGGATCTTCTCATTGCTACTCGACAGGCCAATGCGCGTCAGCGTCTCCTTGACCTTTCGGAAACCTTCTTCCCCTAAGAGCTCGATTTCAACCATCTCTTTTAGCACGTCCACGGGGCTTATCATTACTTCGACCTCCAACTTCATAATTTTCTTTGATCTGTTTCAAATCTTCCGGCGTTAACAATTTCAGGTACTCCATCGCTCGCAAGCGGCTAACGCCATAGTGCTTGATGATCAGGTCGAGTTCTTCTTTGTTATCTCCGGATTGCTTTGCCCACTTTCCGAAGCGCTTCTTCTTTGGCAGTATGTAGTAATAGAAATCATGTGCCATCTCCTTGGTCAACTGGTTGTGCTTGTTGAGCTCGGCGGCGTACATGATCGTTTCGACGTTCTGCGACATGCCACGGTTAATCATGAACGTGGCGAAGTCTGGCGCAGTGTTGTCATCAAACAGGTATTGCTTATCGCTGTTCAGGTCGGTAAGCCAAGCGAACAGGTCAACACGAGGACGCTTGTACTCGGGCTCTTCCTGCTTCTCTGCTACGGCCTGTCCGTCCAGATTGATCATTTGAACTGAACCTCCATCATCAATGCCACGCACATGGCAGCGATGTGCAGCTCTTTGTCTGCAACAACGCCGTCGTACCGCTGATAGTCCTCAAGAATGAGGATAGCAGACGGGATCGACTGTGGGTCGACGTGGTCTTTCAGTGTACGATACAGCTTGGTGTACAGGGCTGTCAAGTCGTTGTTGGCGTTCTCGGCGCACCACTGGCGGACTTCGGCAAACTTCTTGCCTTTCATGGAGTTAACCAGGCCGTCAATGCTCACTTCCTGGAGGTCGTTGAGGATGCCAACGTCGATCTCACCACCACGCCCGTACTGCTGGAGTTGGCCCAGGATACGGCGATTGTCAGGGAAGAACTTCTGCAGCAGTGTGGCCACGGCCTTCTGGTCGAACTTGACGTTCTCGTTCTTCAGGATGGCACAGATGCGCTGGAAGAACTGCGCTTGGACCTTAGGCTGGTCAGCCTTGCTGATCTCGAACGCGACTGGAACAGTTCGTGAGTGCAGCGGGTCGATAATGCGGTTCGGGAAGTTGCAGGTGAAGATGAACGAGCAGGTCTGCGAGTAACCCTCAATACCCCCACGCAAAGCACTCTGAGCGGCGGCTGTCAAGGCGTCTGCCTCGTCGAGGATAACGCACTTGCCTGCATCTGAGAAGCTTACAGTGGACGCGAAATCGCGGATCTTGTTTCGGATCGTGTCGATGCCGTTGTCTTCCGAGGCGTTGATGATAATCCAGTCCACGCCCAGTTCATGACACAGCGCTTTGGCTACAGTCGTTTTACCGGTGCCTGCGCTGCCTTTCAGAAGCAGGTTCGGAATGCGACCGGTAGCGACGATCTCGTTGAACTGCTTCTTGATGTTTTCTGGCAGGATGCAGTCGTTGATCTTCTGTGGACGGTATCTCTCCACCCAGAGAGGTTCATTCATGTTGCATTCAATGGTCATAACTCAAAAGGTCTCCACGGTTCATAATAAGGAAAGGGTGCCTGTCAAAGCGCACCCTGGTGTACCAGCTGATTACGGCTTCGGCGCGAAGGTGCCGGTGCTGTCAGCGCTCAGTGCCATGAAGAAGGTCTTGCCACCGTTGATGACCTGAGATACCTTGCGAGCGCTGATGGTGAACTTGCAGTCACCATCCAGTACAGCCAGGTTGTCGGTCTTGTAGAACATGTCGAAGGTGTCAGTGGTGTCACCGACTTCGATCGAGAAGCCGTTGGTGTCGTTGCCCGAACCGTTGTTGCGGTCGAACGCAGTCAGGACCACTTTGCCCTCACCATCGGACTTGAAGCCGATCCAGTCCAGCTTCAGAGTGGTAGCGGCGTTCATGACAGCTTTCAGCTGCTGGGCCTTGACTTCGACAACCAGGTCTTCGCTCGGCAGCTTGAAGTCCTTCTCGAAGTAGGAGTTGATGAGGTTCTCTGCACCGTCAACGTACTTCAGCTTTTGGCTGCCGTCTTCCGACTTGATGAGTACGAACTTTTCGTTCGAGAAGTCCAGGACTGGGTTGTTGATGATCCCCACCACACCGATGAACTCACGCACATCGTAGATGCAGAAGGTGCGCGGCAGGGTCTCGGCGATCGGGGTCTGCATTGCGATGGTCTTGACATCGTTCACTGAGCGGATCTCAGCCTTGCCGCCGACGATCTTCAGGGTCTGGTTGATTGCATATACACCCTTGAGAATATCAATGGTCTCTTTGCTCAGACGAACTTCGTTGGTGTTGCTCATATACACTTACTCCAGGGTTTAGAAAGTTTAGTTTGTTTCAGGTCGGGTAGTTTAAACGGTTTGTCTTACTTGTCAACACATACCTTCGACTTCACGCTGATGACATGATTATCGCGAAGGCGCACAGCGACAAGATGCCCTCCGTATACGCAACGAGAATCGACGTTGAACAGACGTACCATATTTTGGCGTTGCTCAGCAATTTGGTCTTCAATTGTCCGGTAACTCCAACTTTGGTGTCCGTGGAAGAAAGTGACAGACCCTGCAATGTTTCGGCGCAGTTTGTCCATGTCAACGTCAGTGGAGCGCATACAGTAGTCAGGTAAACTACCGATACCCTGCCTCCAGACGTTATATATGCCACTTTCAATGTCTTGAATAGGCGCATGGCTGAACACGAACTGGGTACCGTAGGCGTTCAACGTCATGTAGGCTGGGCGCTGAGTGATCTCAAACAAGATACCGCGCTGTTCATCCTCAGGTAAGGACTTCATCAGGTCGAGGTTGCGCCGTCGTGCTTCTGAGCGGCACTCCTTATAACCCAGGTGCTCCATCAGGAAGTTGTATTCATGGTTACCCATGATCCGGTAAGACGCATAGTCTTCAAGGAACATCTCCTTGAAATACGGCCCTCGGTCGATTATGTCACCCAGCTGGATCACGCGCAGGTACTTACCATTTCGGGTAGCATCCATATCAAGCAACTTGTACAGCGCTTTGTATTCGTCAAGGCAACCATGGACGTCACCGACGACATAGTACTCACAGTGAGGCTCGAAGTCGATGACATGGCTGTCCTGGAGTTCAGCCAAAGGTGAGTATTCAGACATTGATGACCTCCAGGTCCTGGTTGAGACGTTTGAGGTTGAAGTCCCAGCACTCGTTCGCCACCTCTTCAAACCTTGGCAAGCTGTTGTGGTACCGGTTGACGTGCCGGGTGAGCGTCTCAATCGACGTTTTGGCGCCCGCTGGGTACAGCTTCGAACGCCGCACCAGTTCTTCGATAGGCGGAGGGTCAATGCTGATGACAGTCACTTCACGACCGAACTTGCGAGCCAGCTGCACATACGGCTCAACGTCAGCATAGCGCAGGTGTGTTGCGTTCATGACTGTGTACGCAACGCCATAACGAAGGCGCAGCTCAAGCATCTGTTTGAGCATGTCGAACACCACTTCACTGTTACGCTGTTCGCAGACGTTGTCAAACAGCTGAAGCCGCAACTGGTCACTTGACAAGACCGTGTGCGGCATGAAGTGCTTCTTGACGAACGTGTCCTTACCAGAGGCATTCGTGCCCCTCATAACATAGATCATCAACTCACCTTGGTTACATAGGAGGTAATCGCCAGGCCAATGACTGGCAGAAGGAACGCCATGAACAGGACGCTGTACCGGGCATGCTTTGCAAAGCTACGGTTGAACAACCGACCGCAGAAGAGGCACAGGGATCCGATAGCCCATACCCAGAAGCCGATTCCAGTGAGTGCTAAGAAGAGTGCCATTGCAAAGGTCATGATGATTGTCCTGCTCACGATGTTTGTGTGTGTGTGTGTATGACTGCATATTAACAACCTTTTAACTGGTTGTAAACCCCTTTACAGCCTTCTTTGTTCTCTTCGTCTCGTCGACGTCTTCAACGTATTATAGTTGGTTTTGATGAATTGTATAATAGTAATAAGTTATTAAGATACAAGTTGTTATAAGGGTTTGAAAGGCTGTGTAGAGGTGTGAACAGTATAAATAGGGTGATAGAACATACATTATAGAGGTTCGACTGAATGTCAAGCATCATCACCAACTCGCTTCGCATCTTGAACTCCGAGACCTTTGCAAAGCGAATTACCGAACAGCCCACCTACATCTACATCGGTAAGGAGACTCCGTGGGCTGATGAAGAACTCCCTGACGCTCCATCTGAGAGCGCTCAAGCACTGGCGCAGATGCACAAAGACCTGCTTGCTGCAAAACGGATCACCGGTGATATGCTGACCTCTGTGGTGATGCGAATCAACTGGCTGCCGAGCTCTGTGTACGATGCATACGATCACCGCAAGAACATGGTTGACGACCGCAAGCCTAACGGTGCTCGCTATCGCTTCTATGTGCTGACCGACGAGTTCAACGTCTACAAGTGCCTTTCGAACAACAACGGTGCTATCTCGTCAACCAAGCCGACGTCTCAGCAGATCACTGAGTTCATGACTCCGGACGGGTACATCTGGAAGTACATGTACACCATCCGTTCTACTGACGTGTTCAGCTTCTTGACCCAAGACTGGATGCCTGTATACACCATCACTGCAAACGATGGCTCGTCTCAGTGGCAGGTGCAAGAGAACGCGATTGACGGCGGTATCCACAACATCGTACTCGATACCGTGGGGGTGGGCTTCAACCCACTGACACCGCCAATTGTCGTAATCACAGGGGATGGTGTAGGCGCCACTGCCACTGCCGTTGTGAACCCTATCTCAGGTTCCCTGTCACGGGTTATGATCACAAACCCCGGGTCGGGTTACTCGACCGCAACTGTCAGTTTCATCAACACAGGTGCGGGCGCTGGTGCAACAGCTACTGCCATTCTTTCACCTGTAGGTGGTCATGGCAAGAATGCTCAGCTGGAGTTGGGCGGTGTGAACAAGATGATCAAGATGAGCTTGAACGGTCGTGAAGGTGGTGCTTTCCCATCTACCACGTTCCGCCAAGCGGGTGTGATCTACAAGCCTATGAGCACCGACCAAGGTACTCGTCTGACTGTAGCGTCCACTGACGGGTTTGAAGAAGGTCAGTCCATTGTCGGTGATACTACGGGTGCAGTGGGTAACATCCGCCTCTTGGATGACAACGGTCGCACTATCTGGGTTGACAGTGTAGTCGGGCTGTTCTTGCAGTCTGAGATTGTCCGAAGCGGTGAAGCTGAAGCTGAGGTTGAGCGCGCTGATAACAACACCAACCTGCCGCTCGTTGCTGCCGTTGCACCTGCAGAAGACATCATCCCTCGCACCGGTGAGTTCATGTACATCTCGAACCGCGAGCGAATCACTCGAAACGACACCCAGTCCGAAGAGATTCGGTTCTTGGTAGGCTTCTAATGCCATGGTGGTGCTTCTTGATTAGGGAGCACCACCTTATAAATATACCTCATGTAGTCCTTTTTAAGAGAACTCAATATGGTTAATACAACGTTTGCGCCGTACTACGACGATTACGACGAGAACAAGAACTACCACAAGATCTTGTTCAAGCCTCGTGTTGGCGTGCAGGTACGTGAGCTGAACCAGATGCAAACGATGCTGCAGAAGCAGATCGAGCGCTTCGGTAGTCATGTCTTCAAAAACGGTTCGATGGTAATCCCAGGCGAGACCAACTACGACTTCAACTACGAATACGTCACGCTGGGTAACATTGACTACCAAGCCGTCAATGAGATCCTGCAGACCAACACTGTCAACCTCACTGGTGTTACGTCGGGCGTAGTTGCCAACATCGTACAGCACGTGGCTGACAACGCCACTGACCCAGTCACTCTGTACCTCAAGTACGAGTCGAGTGGTACATCGGGCGAGTCGCGCTTCGTTGACGGCGAAGTGGTTAACTTCAGCTACAATAACACCGACTTCGCACAAGCAACTGTCATTGGCACTGGTCAGGGCTCTGTCTTCACTATCGAAGCAGGGATCTTCTACCTGAACGGTGACTTCATTCGCACTGATGCTCAACGTGCGCTGCTGGCCAAGTATTCCTCGAAACCGTCTGTGGTAGTCGGGTTCCGCTTGAACGAAAGTATCGTTGACTGGACTCGTGATGCGTCTTTGGTTGACGTTGGCAACAAGAACGCCATTGGTGCTGACCGACTCAAGAAGGAACTGGTCCTCGAAGTTCGTGGCATTGATGAAGTCTTTGACCGTGAAACGTTCATTGAGCTGGCCCAGTTCCGTGATGGTCGCTTCCTGAGCAAGGTTGAGAACCCGACCTACAACGTGTTGGCTGACACCATGGCCCGCCGTACTTATGACGAGTCCGGTGACTACACAGTTGAAGCGTTCAACATCAACCTGCGCGAACACCTGAACGCAAACGGCAACGGCGGGCTCTACCCTGCTCCTGATGGTAAGGAAGAGAAGTTCGTTGTGGGCGTTGAGCCTGGTAAAGCGTATGTGCGCGGTTATGAGGTTGAGAACTTCTCCACCCTGTACATCGACGTTGACAAAGCGCGTGACACTGGCCACATCCGGAACAACTCGTTCGTCACTCCTATCGGTAACTACATCGCAGTAGAGTCGATGAACGTTCTGCCAAAGAGTGCGTCGTTCCAGAAGATCACTTTCTACTCGGGCCTGCCTGCCTCACCTGGTGCGATCCCTGCTGGTACTGTCCTCGGTACAGCACGAGTTCGTTACACAATGCCGACTGCAACTGCTGGTCGGTTGATTGTACTTCTGTTTGACGTGCGCTCTGCGTCTGGGTCCACTGACACCAGCTTCATCGTCAACGCCAAATCGATCTACATGGCAGGTTCCCCAGCAACCACCGCCCTGGTCAAGTCTGAGCTGATTGACTCGATCAACCACGGCCTGGTTGTCAAACTGCCGATCACAAACGTAAAGACTCTGCTTGATGCAGGTGTGTCGGATACATCGTTCACCGTCATTCGCCAGTTCACTGCAACTGCCGATTCATCTGGTAACGTGGTCCTGACTGCAGGCTCGAACGAAGTGTTCGTACAGCCAACCGCGACTGGTGGTGTTGCATCGTATGTCGTGGGCGGCACGGGTACCACTCGTGAGATTGCCAGCATTTCGACACTCGGTGGCGTACCTGTCGGGTCTACCATGACCATCGCGTTCGGTGCATCTGTTGCAAACCAGATCGTGACTATCGACACTGAGGTTACCAAGCAGCAAGCACAGCAGAAGACCAAAACCAAAGCGGTTGGGTCTGTTACTCGCACCGCTGCACAGGCTGCTAGCGGCAAGGTTATCCTAGACAAAGCTGACGTTTACAAAATCACCTCTGTTACTGAGGCTGGCGTCGACGTTACCTCGAAGTACACGCTGAACTCCAACATCAACCAGGAGTACTACGGTGTGTCGTTCGCTCAGCTGAACGCGGGTGAAGCTGTTCCGGCAGCTGACGTGACGTTCAACTTCGAGTACTTCGTTCACGGTGCTGGTGACTTCTTCTCGGTTGACTCGTACAGTTCGATCGACTACAAGGACATTCCAACTGAAACCAACAACGGCGTTTCGGTCAGCATGTCTGACGTCCTCGACTTCCGTCCACGGCTGAACGACGCTGGTACTGACTTCACTGGTACTGGTGCGTCTATCACTGAGGTTCCGTCCGCAGTCCGCCTGGTGAACGTGAGTCTGGACCACTACATGCCTCGCGTCGACAAGGTGTACGTTGACTCTACCGGCGTGTTCGGTGTCGTGAAGGGCGTTGCAGCGCTGACCCCAGCTGAACCTGAGGCCCCTGATAACACCATGGTCCTGTACAAGCTGATTGTACCAGCTTACACTCGCCAGGTTTCAGACATTCAGGCGATCTTCATCAACAACCGCCGTTACACGATGCGCGATATCGGTAAGCTGGAAGAGCGCATTGCGAACATCGAGTACTACACGACTCTGTCGCTGCTTGAGAACGAAACCAACGCAATGCAGATTGTGGACAGCACTACTGGCCTGAACCGCTTCAAAAACGGTTTCTTGACTGACCCGTTCACTGACTACACTGCGTCGAACGTTACCTCGCCAGACTTCAAAGCGTCGATCGACGACAGCATCATGCAGCCTGAACTGGCAGCGGGCTTCGTTGGCCTGAAGTTGAACTCGTCGTACTCGACTGGTGTAGTGAAGACTGGTTCCCTGGTCACCCTGCCGTTCACTGAGCGCACTTTCCTGTCGCAGATGCTTGCGTCAGACAGCCTCAACGTGAACCCGTATGCTGTGTATCGCTGGAACGGTAACCTGACCCTGAACCCAAGCAGTGACGTATGGTTCGACAGCGCAGTGGTTGCAAACAACGCTATCAGCCAGACTGTGGGTACCTGGGCCAACACTACTCCGCAGACCACCTATGTGCAGTATTACAAGGGTGTGGCGTACACCAACACAACTGGCGCAAGCGTTAAGCACGACCAGGTTGGTCAGAAGATCACTACCACTACCAACAACGTGGTGACCACTACCACAAACACCGTGACTACTCAGGTAGGCACCGCTGACATCCCGTACATGCGTGCACGCGATGTTGAGTTTGTGGGTAAGGGCCTGATGCCGTACAGCCGCTGCTATGCGTTCTTCGACGACGTGAACGTTAGCGCCTACTGCAAGTCGGGTACTCAGGCGTTCGGTGCACCTATGTTCGCTGACGTGAACGGTAACATTTCGGGCGTGTTCCGCATCCCGAACACTACCGCTCTGCGCTTCCGCACTGGTACCAAGCAGTTCACTCTGATCGACTCTGTGAGCAACGTTCGTGAGACTTCGCTGTCCTACGCCGGTGCCAACTACACCGCGAAGGGTACGCTGAACCAGCTGGCGCAGACTGTGGTTACTACTACCACTATCACCCAGACCACGAACACCAAGGTTGTGCCTTGGGACCCACTGGCGCAGTCGTTCTTCGTTGAACAGTCGGGCGGTGTGTTCGTGACCAGCATTGAAGTGTACTTCAAGTCGAAAGACAAAGTGATGCCAGTCTCGATTCAGATTCGCGATATGGAAGCGGGCGTACCAGGCAAGAACATCGTTCCATACAGCTCGGTTACTCTGAACCCTAGCGAGGTTAACACCTCTGTGAACGGTACTGTGTCGACCAAGTTCAAAATGGAAAGCCCTGTGTACCTGGCAGATGGTAACGAGTACTGCTTCGTTCTGATGTCGAACAGCAACAACTACGAAGCGTTCATTGCTACCATGGGTCGTCCTTCGCTGACTACCAACAGCGCTATCACCAAGCAGCCGTTCATTGGCGTGCTGTTCAAGTCGCAGAACAACTCGACCTGGACAGAAGATCAGGCTTCTGACATGAAGTTCAAGATCAACACTGCCAAGTTCACGACCAATGCTGTTGGTAACGCAGGCCTCGTGTTTGATGCTCCTGCATCAGTACAACTGGCGAACAACCCGTTGAGCTCAGTATCAGGCAGCAACGTAATCACAATGCAATTGCCAAACCACGGGTTTGTGGTAGGCTCGAAGTTCACCCTGAGTGGCGTGGGCGTTGCTCCTGGTATTCCGCTTACTGAGCTGAACGCAGTGCAAACAGTGAACACCGTTGTAGGCCCTGACGTGCTGACCTTCCGCACAACAACCAATGCTAACGCTTCTGGTTCGTTCGGCGGTGCAACTATCACGTCTGAGCAAAACATCATGGTTAACAACCTGCAGCCGATCATCCAGAGCCTGCTGTTCAACCAGACTGACATTGCATGGACCTATCGCGGTGTCACAGGCAAGTCGCTAAATGGTAATGAGACTGCTTACCTTATCGGTAGCCAGTACAGCATTACTCCAGGCGCCAACAACGTGTTGCCAGTGGTTCACATGATCCCTAACGCAACTGATGCAGCTGATAAGCTGACTCAGCCTGCAGGTATCATCACCGGCGGTATCGTGTCGTTCGTTGACAACCTGTCGCCTGTGATTGACCTGAACCGAGTGGGTGCAATTGGCATCAGCAACCGCATCAACAACCCTGCCGTTCTTGATGAAACTGCGGCGACTGGTGGTAATGCTGCCGCTCGTTATGTCACTGCTATCGTCGGCTTGAAGAACGCTGCGAACTCACTGAAACTGTACGTTGACGTGAACCAGCCACAAGAGTCTGGCGTGAAGGTGATGTACCGCACCGGTAACACTGAGAAGGAAGTGAGTGAGAAGACTTGGTCTGATATGACCGCAGTCACCACCGGCACAACTGCCGATGTGTTCACTTACAAAGAGTTCGAGTACGCCAAGGACAACATTGCGCTCTTCAGCTTCTACCAGTTCAAGATCGTGATGGTCTCGCCGGTGTCGGGTAAGGTTCCGCAGTTCAAACGCCTTCGTGGCATCGCCTTGGGGACTTGATAATGGATCTGCTGCTCGTTGAAGGTAACCCAGGTCTGCGCAAGGATGCGCAGACCGGCGCCGTCATAAATAATGATCGTGAAGCTCTGTTGGCCGCCCGCCGCTTGAAAGAACAGCGGTTGGCTGAGATCAACAAGGTCAACGAACTCGAAGACAAGGTTGCTAAGATGGAGTTGCTCCTGAAGCAGCTGCTAGGAGAGAAGGCGGATGATTAACGAATTGACAGTAGCTGATACGTTCAGCGAATGGATGGACAAGCTCAACGACCTGATTGACAGTCACAACAATGACTCTCAAGCTGTCAATGAGCAACTCCCATACATTCGCGCATTCAGCTACGACACCAAGCTCTCGTCTGGGTTGGTAGTCCGCATTAATGGAGGTAAGGTCCGCAGTGGCTCGCTTGTCGAGACTATTGCCGATCAGTCCATTACGCTGCCTGCCAACTCGGTACGAGTTTTGGCTATCTACAAGGTCCAGGGCGTAGTCCCTACCTTGCAGCTCTACGCCACAAACGCCGTACCTGAACGGTACGTCATCCCAATCGGCATTTTCACCACAAACGGTACGGTGGTTACTGCCTACACCGATCTGCGAACTCAGTTTACCACTTCTGCGGGTGATGCAACAGCGGCAAGTGGTATCATGCAGTTCGACAAACTGATCGACACCAACATCGTCGTACCGTCGAACAAAAACGCACTCTCTATCAGCCCTACCGTAGCTGAAGGAGTGACAGTTGAAGTAAGTGATGGATCAATCTGGGTGGTGCTGTAATGGCTGCTATCACAACACGCGCAGAGTTTATCGAGTATTGCTTGCGCAAGCTCGGTAAACCTGTCATCCGGATCAACGTTGCGCCAGAACAGCTTGACGACCGAGTCGACGAAGCCATTCTGGCGTGGCAGGACAAGCACTACGACGCCACGGAGAAGCAGTGGGTGGGGTATGCACTGACCCAAGAGGACATCCTCAACGGTTATGTGACACTGCCGTCTGACATCCATATCGTTGATCAGATCGTGCCGATGTCGACGATCTACAAGGAGAACGGGTCTGACAGCCTGTTCAGCTATCGCTATCAGTTCTTGATCTCGAACCTGTCGCCTTTCCAGCCACTGGACATGATCAACTACTACATGACGATGGTGAACCTTCAGGACGTCAACGACCTGGTTAACACGACTGAACGCTTTGAGTTCACGAAGCACAAGTCGAAGCTGATTATCTACCGCGGTATGGAAGACTCGAAGGTTGGGGAAATCCTGACGTTCCACGTCTTCAAAAAGATCAACCCGGATGAAACTCCTGCAGCTTGGGGTGACAAGTGGTTGAAACGGTATGCCACAGCGCTGATCAAACAGAACTGGGGCTCGAACATGAAGAAGCATGGAGAGATCCAGCTTCTGGGTGGCGTTACTGTCAACGGTCAGCAGATCTTTGACGAGGCAACTGCCGAACTTGAAGCTCTGGAAGCAGACCTTCGCGACACTTACGAGGAGCCAGTGAACCCTATGCTTGGCTAGAGGTATAAGTATGGAAGACCAAAACGCTAACGGCATCGATGACAACATCGACCAGGAGAGAGCCTTGACAGAGCTTGAACGTGACCGCTTGAAGTGGATCGTCCGCCGTCGCATGGCAGTGAGCTCGTTCATTGCCTTGATTGTTTGCGGGGTCTACTATGCGCTTATTGGCGTATTCATCACGCTCGATCAAGCCAAGACGATGGCTGAGTTCAACAGCATCGTCGTGTCGATCATCGGTGCTTTGGTATCGTTGCTGCTCGGCTACTACGGTACGTCGTACCTGTTCGATAAGGACAAGTTGACGCCGAAGTAGTCATAGAAAAGCCCTCCTAGGAGGGCTTTTTATTATCACACCCGATTTACTAAATAGGTTATATGACTCTCACGAGTGACACTGAATGTTCCACCTTGTCTACATCACAACGAATCTTATCAATGGTAAACAATATATTGGCAAGCACTCGACAAAGGACCCTAACGACGGGTACCTAGGGTCAGGCCTTTACCTGTGCAGCGCCGTCGAGAAATATGGCCGTGAAAACTTCGTGCGGACTGACATCTTCTGTGGTCTGACTGAACATGATGCCTACGAACTTGAAGCCGCTTTGGTGACCGACGAGGTGGTCAACTCAAAAGAGTTCTACAACTTAAAAGCTGGTGGTGTGTATGGGCCCAACGGCCTTGAATCACGAGCCAAGGCATCAGCGACACTGAAGGGGCGGCCTAGACCTACAGAGTCTATCGAAAAGCAGCGGGCTACCATGTTGGGTAAGCCAAGAACAGACAAGGCGCGAAACAGCATTTCACTCGCTAAGCGTTCGCTATACCTCTTCGTGAAGCCCTCGGGCGAGTGGGTTTGGTGGTTTGACGAGTTGAACAGATTCTGTGAAGCACACAGCATATCGCATGACAAGATCAGACGAAACCTCGGCAAAGGTGTAATCAGCGCTCCTACACGAAAGGATGCGTCACCCAGCGTCATCAACACAACGGGATGGAGTGCATTCAAATGTTGAACCCCTACATGAATAACTACTATGTCAACGAAGAACAATCGTTGACAGATGAACTCATCATCGAAGCGATTCAAGCCAAAGGCGTGGAGCTTCGCTACCTTGAGCGCACCCACAACAACTACAACTACCTGTACGGCGAGGACCCAACGTCTTCATTCACGGGTACGAAGTCGATTGAAATGTACCCAGCGAGCGTATCGGGCTGGGAAGGCCAGGGTGAGCTGATGGGCAAGTTTGGCTTGTCGATCAGTGACTCGGCTACCTTCGTGCTGAGCAAGACACGCTTCGCTGAGGAGTTCCCTCACTTGAAGCGTCCGCGTGAGGGTGACCTGCTTTTCATGCCTATCACAAACGCGATCCTCGAGATCAAGTACGTCAACACTGAAAGTCCGTTCTTCCAGCAGGGTAAGCAACTGGTGTACGAACTGAAGGTTGAACTGTTTGAAGCCAGCCATGAGCAGATTGACACTGGCGACGTTGACGTCAATGCGCTGCTGGATGAGGTCCTGGGCACCACTCCTGAAACTGACACTGGCCCGTATGGTGACAATGCTGAGCTTGAAGCTGATGCTCAGCCGCAAACATCGTTCGATCCTGCTAACCCGTTTGCAGTGAGGTAAGCATGAAGCTTTTCAATCCGTTCCAGTACCACAAGACCATCACGCTGCTTACTGGCGTTTTTGGTGCTGTGTTCAACGAGATCATGCTTGAGCGCGATGACGGCACCAAAATCCTGGTGCCTATCGCCTATGCAACCAAGCAGAAGTACGACGTCCGCAACGAGCAGAACCCTGAGCCCAACAAGCTCAAGTACAAGACCCAGCTGCCGCGGATGAGTTTCAAGCTGAACTCCTGGCGGCGTGATACTGAGCGCTCGCTGGGCCGGCTCAATATGCTGGTTGAGCAGGGCGTTGACCGAACTACTGTACAAGGCCTGGCGTCACAGAAGAACCGCGTCCCGTTCATCTTCGGATACGAGCTGAACGTCAAGGCCAAGAACATCCAAGACATGCTTCAAATCGTAGAGCAAATCCTTGTGATGTTCAACCCTTCGCTGAACGTGAAGGTAAAAGATAACCCTGACCTGAATGAAGAATCGGCTATCAACATCAAGCTGCTTGACTCACAGATGCAAGACATCTTCGAGGGGTCGTTTGAAGACGAGCAGATCCTTGAAACCACGTTCAACTTCGAGCTTGAAGGCTGGCTGTACATGCCAACCGCTGACAGCAAGATCATCACCAAAGTGATCGTGAACGTGTTTGACCTGAGCACCAACCAGCTGCTCGAAACCTATGTGGAGGTACCCTGATGAATGATCGCCAACAAACTCGCTTTGAGGAGCGGCTGAATCAAATCATCGGCGCTGAGGATGACGTCTCAAAGGCGCTCGATGCGCTTGATGGTGAGACTGCAAAGTCAACGCTACCAACAGTCGTTGAATACGACAAGGTGCCTTCGAAGATTGAGGAGTCTGCTGTCACTCTGCCTGCTGACATGGTCGACGACTACAAGTTCAGTCGTGACATCCTGCGAGGCCTGATTGCACGCGGTATCGTGGCGCTTGAAGGTGCAACCATAGTAGCCCGGGAGTCTGAGCATCCTAAGGCGTTTGAAGTGGCTGCAACGCTGATGAAGGGCATTGCTGACGTGACCAAAGACCTCATGGCCCTGCAGAAGACTGTCAGTGGCGGTGCTGGGGCAGCGGGCAAGCAAACTATCAAGCAACAAATCAACGTCCAACAGAACTTCAACGGGTCGCCAGGTGATCCGAAGAGCATTGCTGCACTGCTTGACGGGCTGGAAGATGCTGTACCAGGAGAGGTAACCGATGAGTGATTACCCGTTCGACATAGTAGCGTTCATCAACGAGAACGTTGACCTCGTCAAGAAGTACCTGTCCAAGAATACCTATCCAGTGTTCGTACCAGACGTAATGGTGGACAAGGAGCAGTACTACCAGGGCAACATGAACATCTTGCGGGCGGGCTCAGGGTTCGAGTATTCCGACCTACAGAAGCTTGAGTATATCAAGTGCATGAAGGATGTCGTGTACTTCGCTCGCAAGTACGTCAAGATCATCTCGGTGGACGACGGTATCATTCCGTTCAACTTGTATCAGTTCCAGGAAGAACTCCTGGCCCTGTACCAAGCCCACCGGTTTGTGATTTCGATGCAGTGCCGCCAGTCAGGTAAGACCCAGACCACAGCGACCTACATCCTGCACTATGCGACGTTTACCCCTGCCAAGACCGTGGCTATTCTGGCGAACAAGGCGGCGCAGTCGCGTGAGATCCTGTCCCGGGTACAGATGTCCTACGAGAACCTTCCCGCGTTTCTCAAACAGGGCGTCGTAAGCTACAACAAGGGTTCAACGAAGTTTGGCAACCTGTCTGAAATCTTCTGTGGTGCATCGACATCGAGCTCCATCCGTGGTCGGTCCATCTCACTGCTGTACATCGACGAAGCGGCGTTCATTCCGCGTGATATGGAGTTCTACGAATCCACATACCCGGTAATTGCGTCAGGTAAAGAGTCGCGGGTTATCATCACTTCAACTCCAAACGGTGCTCGTGGCCTGTTCTACAAGCTGTGGGAAGAGTCGAAGTCTGGCATCAACAGCTACCACCGCATGGAAGTGCCATGGTATCTGGTACCAGGTCGTGATGAGAAGTGGAAGCAGGAGCAGATCAACAACACCTCAGCTGAACAGTTTGCTCAAGAACACGGGCTGTCGTTCCGTGGTAGTCAGAACAGCTTGATCTCATCTGACACTCTGGCTCGACTGGTCAACCGTCGTCCTGTTGATGTCTATGGGGACCTGAAGGTGTATGAGGAGCCCGTGCCTGGGCGTGAGTACTTCATCACAGTCGATACCTCTCGTGGTGTTGGCAGCGACTATTCAGCGTTCGTGGTGTTTGACATCACAGAGGTACCGTACAAGGTTGTCGCAGTCTACCGAAACAACAGGGTCTCTCCGATGATCTACCCGCAGGTAGTGAAAACGGTGGCTGAGAAGTTCAACAGCGCCTATGTCTTGGTCGAGATCAACGACATTGGCGAACAGGTGGCTAACATCCTCTACTACGACTTCGAGTATGAGAACCTCCTGATGTGCTTCTCAGAGAAGAACGTGCAGACAATTGGCTTCCGTGGCGATGGTCGGATTGGCGTCCGCACTACAGTCCAGGTGAAGTCAGTAGGGTGTTCAAACGTCAAGACGCTGATTGAAACTGACAAGTTGGTCCTCAACGATGAGACAATCATCGGCGAGTTTGGTACCTTTGTACCGAGAGGCAAGTCGTACGAAGCTGACTCAGGCTCCAACGACGACCTTGCCATGTGCTGTGTACTGTTCGCTTGGGCGACAGTTCAACAGTACTTCATCGACTTGACTGATAAGGACGTCCGGAAGAACGTCCGTGCATCTCTCGAGGAAGACATCATGGAATCATTGATACCGTTTGGAATCATTGACGATGGCATCGAAGAGTTCACAGGAATTCCTGAGTCACCCCGTCGTTACGGGGTCTTTTGATTAGATAATCAAGAGTGATAAATAACTTTAAATATTTTCCAACTCTCTATAAGAGGTAAGAATTATGGCTAACTCCCCTGGAGTGTATCCTGTCGAGAAAGACCTTACCTACAATACCCAAAGCGTCACTTCGAACGCAACCGGTTATGTAGGTATGTTCCGCTGGGGTCCTGTTGACGAGATCGTTGAGATCACCACGAACGAAGGTGAACTGGTTCAGCGCTTCGGTCAACCAGACGCGGCCACTACCCAGTACTTCCATGCAGCCGCCAACTATCTGCTGTACAGCGTTCCGCTGATGACAGTTCGCGTTGTGGGTACTGGCTCCAAGAACGCCATGGGTGATGACGCTGCTGACGGTGTCAGTGCTCCGCTGATCCGTAACGGTGACCACTACGATGAACTGACCCTGACCGGCATCAGCTTCGTTGGCCGCTACCCTGGCGATCTGGTAAACGGTGTCAAGGTTTCGATTGCCAACTCTGTTGGTTACGCAACCTGGGCGCACAAAGGCCAGTTTGAGTATGCGCCTCAAAACGCTACCACTTTCAACATGGTTGTGATTGACGCATCTGGTCTGATCTCAGGCACCGTTGGTACCATCCTCGAGAAATACGAGCTGATGACCCTGACCGCTGGTGCGAAGAAGACTGATGGTACCACTGCCAACCTGAAAGAAGCGCTGCGGACTCAGTCCAAGTACATCCTCCTGGGTGATGCTGCCAAGATTGTCTTCACTACCGGTCTGTTTGAAACCACTCTGGAACTGGGTGTCGACGACAACGACGCTGAAAACGCAGACTTCGTCAGTGGCTGGGATCTGTTCGCCAACAAAGACACGGTTGACATCGTTCGTGTGTTCACTGCGTTCAACCCGCTGGCTGCTGTGGTTCGCGCCATTGACGTCATGGATAGCCGCCTCGACGCCGTTGCGTTCAACGCTCCGCCGCTGGCAGCAGTGTACAACACCCTTGACCGTACTGACAACCTGATCGAGTACTTCGGTACCACGCTGAACAAGCCTACCAGCTATGCGTTCAACGTCGACAACTGGAAGATGGTCAACGACAAGTACAACGACAAGAACATCTGGATTCCATGTGACTCTGATGCCGCTGGTCTGCACGCTCGTGTCTTCGTCCAGAACGAACCATGGTTCAGCCCTGCAGGTCTCAACCGCGGTCAGCTGAAGAACGTCATCAAACTGGCGTGGAGCTCCAACCAGGCCCAACGTGACCTGCTGTACCCACAGTCGATCAACAGCATCGTTGCCTTCAAAGGCGAGGGTACTGTCCTGTTCGGCGACAAGACTGCACTGATGGCACCGTCTGCCTTCAGCCGCATCAACGTGCGTACGCTGTTCATCGTGATGAAGAAGGCAATCACTCGCTCTGCTCGTTACCAACTGTTCGAGCTGAACGACTTCATCACCCAGGCCCTGTTCCGTAACTCCACTGACCAATACCTGGGTGACATCCAGGCCCGTCGTGGTATCTACGATCGCCGCGTGATTTGCGACTCGTCGAACAACACGCCTCAGGTGATTGACGCGAACGAGTTCGTTGGTGACATCTACGTGAAGCCAGCTCGCTCGATCAACGTGATCCGTCTGAACTTCATCGCTGTTGCAACTGGCGTTGAGTTCGCTGAGATCGAAGGCGCCTAATCTCAACCGGAAACGGCATGGTGGTAAATACTACCATGCCAAACTCTAAGTTCAATTGAGGATCTCCATCCGTGAGTATTTCAAAATTCAAGGCTGCCCTGAAGGGCGGGGGTGCTCGAGCTAACCGGTTCGAGGTACTGATCGCCTTCCCAGCCTTCGCTGGTACCAACGACGCAATCCGCAAGACTGCGTTTCTGTGTTCATCGACCCAACTGCCAGGCTCGACCCTGGGCGTGATTGAACAGCCGTTCCGCGGCCGTGTGTTGAAGTTGGCGGGCGACCGCGTCTTCGACGAGTGGGAAGTTACCTTCGTCAACGACACTGACTTTGACATCCGCAACTCGTTCGAGCGGTGGCACAACTTCATCAACAGCTACAACAGCAACACAGGTTCCACTATCCCGGACGAATACATGTCGAACGTGACTGTGTACCAACTCGACAACGCGGACAACCGCGTGAAAGAGTACAACCTGCAGCTGGCGTGGCCAAGTGTAGTTGCTCCAATTGAAGTTGCCCAAGACAGCAACGACCAACTGGAACTGTTCTCGGTGACGTTCGTGTATAGCGATATCACCAACGGTAACAGCAACTAATCACGCTGACTAAATAGTTGGACTAGGCACCTGCTGTCTAGTCCAACTTTAGTTTAGAGACTCAAATCTATGTCAATGTTCGATTTTCTGCGCAGTAAAAAGATTGCTGACGAAGTCCCTGAACGGGCTCTCAACAATCAGATCGCTATTGACTTCACTGATGGCGCTGTAACTGTTGACAACCCTGTCAACAGCTTTGTGATGAACTTTGACTGGGCTGCCAACTCCCAGAGTGAGCTGCTCGCAAAGTATCGCGAAGTAGCAAACTACAATGAAGTTGACTATGCAATTCAAGACATCATCAACGAGATGGTCTCGTTTGGTGAAGATGACGATCCGATCGAACTCGATTTGACGGACGTAGAACTCTCTGATGCCATTAAAGAGAAGGTGATGGCAGCATGGGTCAAGATCTTCGATATGCTTGCGCTCAAGGATACTATCCACCAGCGCGCGTACAACTTCTACGTTGATGGTCGACTGGCCTACCAGAAGGTAGTTGACAGTAAGAACATCAAGCGTGGTCTGTTGAACGTTATCGAACTGAACCCATCGTTCGTTACCAAGATCCGCAACGTCCAGTACAACCCTGACAACCGCACTATCGACAGCATTGAAGAACACTTCCTGTACGATGAGAAGGCGGATGAGCGTGAAACCTCCAAGGGCGGCTCTGGCATCAACAGCAACAAGCAGTTCCGACCTGCGCTGGTTCTGGCGAAAGAGTCGGTTACCTATGTGACATCAGGTCTGATTGATCCGAAGACAGGCTACGCCATCAGCTGGCTCCACAAGGCTATCAAGCCTGCAAACCAGCTCCGCATGATGGAAAACGCCCTGGTCATCTACCGGATCTCTCGTGCTCCTGAACGTCGCGTGTTCTACATCGATGTCGGTAACCTGCCAAAGAGCAAAGCCGAGCAGTACCTGCAGAACCTCAAAAACTCGTTCCGCAACCGTATGTCGTACGACCCTGAGTCTGGTAACTTCAAGGACCAGCGTCACCTGACTACCATGCAGGAAGACTTCTGGCTGCCGCGTACTACATCTGGTAAAGGTACTGAGGTGTCAACTCTGCCAGGCGGCACTTCGCTGGGCGAGATCGACGACATCCTGTACTTCTTGAAGCGCCTGTACAAGGCACTGAACGTCCCAACGTCACGTTTGGACCAGGACTCACAACTGTCGTTCGGCAACCAGGACACCCAGATCAACCGGGACGAATTGAAGTTCTCGAAGTTTGTGTCGAAAGTCCGCAAGCGCTTCAACATGATGCTGCGCGACCTGCTCCGTACTGAGCTGATCCTGACTAACATCATCAAGGACACTGAGTGGCCTGCAATCGAACAGAACCTGAAGTTCGTGTATGCCCAAGACATGTACCTCGAAGAGCGCAAAGAGTTCGAGATGATGCGAGATCGCATCTCGTTGGCTGAGGAGATGGCTCCGTACATTGGTCGCTACTACAGCAATGAGTACATCCGTACCAAGATCCTGCGCCAGACTGACGAAGAGATTGCTGAGAACGACAAGGCCATCAAAGCTGAGAAGAGCGTTCCGCAATACCAACCGCCCGTTGATGACGACGGCAACCCTATCCAGAATTAAGAGGAACTGAAATGACGACTGCAGCCCAATTCGTAAACCTGCTCAAGGAAGAAAACGTCCTTGATGCAATGAACCTCATCAAAACCTCGCTCTCCGAACAAGCTCGTGCCGAAGTAGCCAAGATCGGCGTCGAGGTTGCTGCCTCCTTCAAACTGTCTGAGAAGATGGAAGAAGATGATGAGCAGGAGGATGATGAAAACAAAAACAAGAGCGACGCCGACAGCGTTGACAGCGGTAAAACTGACAAGGAATAAGCCGTGGAACTCGAACTGACTACCGAAGCCGTTATCATCACAAAGGTGAACGCGGCGGGCGAGAAGACAAAACGAGTGCGGTGCAAACCAGGGTTCAAGCTTAACAGCACTGGTACCTCTTGTGTGCCTATCACGGGTGGCGAGAAGGCTGCAAAACGCCTTGCAATCCGAAAGGCACTGCGTACCAAGCGCGCTGAAGGCCAGGCCTTGAAAAACCGCACAAAACGCAAACGCATTCGCGCTATGCGCAAACGCAAAGCACTGGGGCTCTAAGAAATGGCCAAACTGCTCATCGAATCAAGCCAGGAGGTTGAAGTCCTCCACGAGGCTACTGAGGGCGGTGGTAAGAAGCTGTATATCGAGGGGATCTTCGCCCAAGCCGAAGTCAAAAACGGCAACGGGCGTTGGTACTCCAAAGGTATCATGGAATCCGCCGTACAGGCCTATCAAGACAACTTCGTCAGCCGACGTCGGGCTCTGGGTGAACTCAACCACCCTGACCGCCCGTTCGCTGACCCTGAACACGCCGCAATCCTGATCGAGTCTCTCGAGTGGAAAGGTAACGACGTGATTGGTAAGGCTTTGGTCCTACCGACACCCAAAGGTCAAATCGTTGCAGGCTTGCTCGAGGGTGGTTTCAACATGGGTGTGTCTACCCGTGGTCTGGGATCACTGCGTGAAAGCAACGGTATGAAGTACGTCCAGAGCGACTTCATGCTTACTGCGGTCGATGCGGTCGACAACCCATCCGCGCCAAACGCCTATGTCAAACCGCTGTTTGAGTCTGCATGGGTAAAGAACAAGGAAGGTATGTGGGTGCCAGGGAATGACGTCGAAGCTGAAGGGATCAATGAACAATTGTTCCTGGAACGTCTCGAAGCATACATCAAATCGATCAAGCGCTCGTAAGGGCGCTTTTGATTAGAACTTACCACCTACTAAATACAATGATACACCACACTTTAGAGGAACAGTTAATGTCCGAACACATCAAAGCTCTCTTTGAGGGACAAGAACTTTCTGAAGAATTCAAGGCCAAAGCTGGTACGATCTTCGCAGCCGCCCTTGATGAACAAGCCAAGCAGATTCGTGAATCTGTGACCGCTGAGCTTCAGGAAGCTTTCGAAACCCGCACCCAGGCTCGCCTGGAAGAGCTGGAGAAGCTCTCCGAAACCTACATCCAGGAACAGGTACTGCCGCAAGTCGACAAGTACGTGGCTGCTGCCATCGCCGAATGGCGCGAAGAGAACAAGGTAGCCCTCGTTGGTGAAGCCAAAGTGGGTCTGGCTGAGTCCTTCCTGTCTGGCCTCGTTGGCCTGGCTGAGTCGCACAATCTCAACCTGCCGCAAGGCACCGTTGACCAGATCGGCGTCCTGGAAGGTCAGATCGCTGGCCTGAAAGAAAACCTGACCACTCTGACCGACAAGAACATCGAACTGCAGACTGAGAACCGCAAGTTCAAGATGTCTCAGATCATCGGTGAAGCAACTGTCAAACTGAGTGAGAACCAGAAGGAAACCTTCGCTCCTGTAGTCGAGAAAGTCGAATACAAGAACGACGAACAGTTCACCACGGCTGTGAAGTCACTGGTTGAATCGTACTTCCCTGCTCAGGTTGACCAGACTCAACAGACCCCGGTGAACGAACAAGTGCAGCAGCCTCATCAGAAGCCGCTGAACGAGAACGCCACCTACGAGCGTCATCTGTTTGATGCCCTGGGCCTGAACGGCTAATCACATAAACCCCTGATTAGAAATTGGGGGTTTATAAATAAAGTTAATTACAAAGTTCGTAACGGAGACCCCAAATGACCGAACTTCTCAAAGAAGATATCCAGAAGCTGATCGAGAACAAGCAGTTTCCGGAGATCACCTCGCAGTACCGCAAAAACGTAACCGAGCGTCTGCTGGAAAACCAGATCAACTTCATGAAGAGCATCAACGAAGCCGCTGGCTCCGCTATGCCTGCCAACACCACTGGTGGTGTTGCAAACTTCGATCCGGTCCTGGTCAAGATGGTGCGCCGCTCCGTTCCGCAACTGATGGCATTCGACCTGCTGGGCGTCCAGCCGATGACTGGCCCGACCGGTTCCATCTTCGCCATGCGTTCGCGCTACTCCACTCAGACCGGCGCTGAAGCTCTGTACAACGAAGCCAACTCGGCCTTCAGTGGTACTGGCACTCAGGGTGGTGACACTTCCGGTTTCGCCGCTGACGCTTTCGGTGTAGGTGACCCTGCTGCCGCTACCACTTACGGTACCGGTATGACCAAGGCCGCTGGTGAAGCCCTGGGTGTTGACGGTGGTACCGCCTGGAACGAAATGGCATTCAGCATCGAGCGCGTCGACGTGTCGGCAAAAACTCGCAAGCTGAAAGCTCAGTTCTCTCGCGAACTCCAGTTCGACCTGAAGAACATTCACGGCCTGGACGCTGAAACCGAGCTGGCCAACATCCTGTCCACCGAGATCATCGCAGAGACTGACCGTGAGGTTATCCGTACTGTGAACGTTTCGGCTGTTCTGGGTGCCAAGCACGCTGCTACTCCTGGTCTGTTCGACGTCGCTGCTGACAGCGATGGCCGTTGGCTGGTAGAGCGCTTCAAGGGCCTGCTGTTCCAGCTGGAAATTGAAGCCAACGAAGTAGCGAAAGCCACTCGTCGTGGTCGCGCCAACCGCATCATCTGCTCGAGCAACGTTGCATCTGCTCTGAACATGGCTGGTGTGCTGGATTACAACCCAGGTTACACTGCAAACCTGGCTGTCGACGACACTGCTCAGACCTACGCTGGTGTTCTGATGGGCCGCTACCAGGTCTTCATCGACCCGTTCGCCACTGTGGACTACATCACTGTCGGTTATCGCGGTGCCAACGCTTGGGACGCCGGTATCTACTACTGCCCGTACCTGCCGCTGGAACTGTACCGTACCGTCGGTGAAACCACCTTCAACCCGATCATCGGCTTCGCTACCCGCTACGGCGTGGTTGCCAACCCGTTCGCCTCGCACACTGCTTCGGCAGCCAAGCCAGGCCTGGGTCTGGGTCAGGGTGAGAACCAGTACTTCCGCAAAATGCGTGTCGCCAACATCACCGGCTAATACAGCGGCGTTGGTACACTCCCTGAAAGGGCGCTTCGGCGCCCTTTCTTGTGGCTGATACATAGTGATAGTCAGAATAGGTGGACACCATGAGTCAAGACATTTCAACATACAAGCAGTACAACCCAGCCCGCAACGGGACATACATCTTCACTATCACGAGTTCGCGCAACATCTCATTCAAGCTGCAAAATGCTGCAGTCCCGGGTGTGATGCTTGGTGGTACTCCGTTTCAAACCCAGCTGATTGACATCATCATCCCTTCGAACAAGATTGACTTCAGTGGTCCATTGCCGCTGCGCATGCTGTTGTCAGAAGACCTGACTGAGTGGATTGACGTCTATCGCTGGATGGTAGAGTTGACACGAGAGAATGACATAAGCGGTGATACTGCTGAGTTGACCATCCTCAACTCTCAAAACGTCCCCGTGCTGCGGTTCGTCTATACCGGCGTATGGCCTTTGACACTCGGCGACATTCAGTATACAGTAGTGGGTGAAGAGACTGTGTTGAGTTGCGACGTTTCGTTCAACTTTGACACGTTCATTCTCGAAAATCTCAAGACTGGAGAACGTATCGGTCATGCCGAGTAGCAAAGAAGTCTATGAAGAGCTGAAGCTCGACGTCAGCGATCGCTTCGCTGAACTGAAGACTTTGGCTGACGCTGAAGTTGTGATTGATGGGTATGACCTTGATGGTGAGGCAATCCGCACGTCCAAGCTGCACAGCCGTTGGTTGGGTTTCTTGGGCGATGAAGCTATCAAGCACAAGAAGCTGAGCAACCTGTACAAGAAGCTGCTGCTTGATCGCACTCGGTATTACTCGGGCACCCAGTCCGATAAGTACTACGCTGAGTACGGTCCGTGCCATGTGAAGGTGTTGAAGACTGACCTGCCGTTGTACCTTGATGCTGATGAACACCTGTGCTACGTCAAGGAGATCCTCGAGATCCAAACACAGGTCGTAGGCTTCCTCGAGAAGACAGTGAAGATCATCAGCTCACGCAGCTTCGACATCCGTGCAGCCATTGACTGGCGGAAGTTTGAAAGCGGTAGCTGACCCCTGCTGTGTTGTAGCAAAGGCGCTTCGGCGCCTTTTGTTTTGGCTGAAATTTGGTGCGATAAGTAGTGATATCCCATCACTTTTGAGACCACCATGATCCAGTCCTTCAGTCAGTACGTCGCCCGCCACTCTGCGTTCAACATTGCACGTTCAGAGATGCCACAGATCGCCGACCAAGAAGCGTTTGTCCAGTACCTCGAGTTCGTAGGCATCCCTGTTGAGAAGGTTGACTCACCGCTGAAGACGCTGGCCCCCACCCAGGTGAATTTCGACCAGGCGAAGGTTGACGCCATCAAGGCTCCATACGGCACTATCATCGTGTCTGATGTAGGTCACATCCTCGACGGCCATCACCGGTACTTTGCAGCCCTTGCTGACCCTGAAACCAGCACCATAAGTACTTACCTGTGTGCTGCCCCTATCAACCAGCTTTTGAAGCATGCAAAGGATTTCCTTGAGGATGAGTAGGCCAGTCGACGTTACAATCACAAAGCTCAACGCCACCTACATTTCCGTCAAGTGTCGCGAGACCTACATGGAGATGGAGATCTCCGAGCGCTTCAGCTTCAAAGTGGCTGATGCACAGTTCGACCCACGAGTCCGGAGTGGACAGTGGGACGGCATCAAGCGGCTGTACAACCGCACCTACAAGCGCATGTACACGGGTCTCCTGTTTGAGCTGATCAAGTTCCTGACGAAGCAGGAGTACAAGTTCACGGTAGATCCTCAGCTGTTGAAGCGCGGCGAGCTGACGATTGAGGACATCAAGGCTGTCACCGAAGAGTTCATCAGGCCACACGACAAAGGAGTTCCAATTGAACCCTACGACTACCAGTACAAAGCTGTTGAGTACATGCTCAATGCTAACCGTACTATATGCCTGGCTGCTACTTCAGCCGGTAAGAGTCTTTCGATCTACCTCGCTATCCGAATGTATCAGCTCGCTGAGGAGTTCGACGGAAAGCGCATGGTTATCGTCGTGCCTTCAAAAATGCTGGTTGAACAGCTCTATGCAGACTTCGAGAACTACTCGTCGTATCCTGAGTCGAAGTGGCATGTATCAACCTTCTGCCAGAAGGTATCGGGGAAGTACTCGAAGTTCATCGACAAACAGATTGTCATTACCACCTGGCAGTCTCTGAAGGGTCTGCCGCCTGACACGATCGCTGAGGCTGGTGCTATCTTCATTGACGAAGCGCACACAGTACGAGGTCCTGTTCTGGCTACCCTGCTAGAAGCCGCTGTGCAGTGCGATGTAAGGCACGGACTGACAGGTACACTAGATGACATGGAAAGTAATATCATGGCTGCTCAGGGCCTTCTCGGACCTGCAAAGCGGATTGTCACAGCCAAGCAGATCATTGACGCAGGTCGTGCTACTGAGGTCAAGGTCAACTGCATGATTCTCGACTATGACAAGGCAACGAAGCGGGCCTTCCATGAGGATCAGCTGAACGCAGCCAAGTCGCCTGTGCAGAACGCACGGTACCTGTCCGAGATCAACTTCATCAACAACCTGAAGTGTCGGTTCAACTTCATCCAGAACATGGTGAAGACCCTCAAGGGCAACACTATCGTTCTGTTTGACCGCGTCGAAGACCAGGGCGTGCCGCTGTATGAGCACATGAAGGCGATTCATGAGCACACCTATCTCATCTGCGGCGATGTAGGTGATAAGGAACGCGAGGAGATCAAAGCCCTGTTTGACGAGCATGATGACGTTGTGTTGTATGCGACGTTCTCTATCATGTCAACTGGTGTGAGCATCAAGAACCTTCACAACATGGTGTTCGGGTCATCGTCGAAAGCCAAGATTCGTGTGCTGCAGTCGATTGGTCGATTGATGAGGCTACATAGCTCAAAGGATGTGGCTACCCTCTACGATCTTGTTGATAAGATCGACTACAACGGGCAGCCCAATGCGACGTTCAAACACGTCGAGGAGAGGATCAAGTTCTATTCGAACGAGCAGTTCAAGGTGAAGTTCATGACGCTGAACATGACTGAGCCTAGAGATTGATGACCTTGTTCAGGAGTTCCTGTGTTACTTCACGTGCCTTGAACTTCTGAGCTATACGCTTATCAAACTCGAGAATCCTGAGGCGATGAGCTTCATCAAGGCGAGCTTGCTCTTCGGGCGATCGCTTTGCACGAGCCTCTGCTATCAAATCTTCTATACTCATATAAAACCCCATTAACATCTGTTGTCTGGTTGCTCTGTTGAAAGCAGTTGAGCGAGCCGTATTTCGCCTATCAAAGGCAGAAACTCAAAGGCTCGAGGGCTTCCCCTCTACCTTACGACCCGCTCAACGTTGCATTCAGCTAGGCACTCATCGAGTGCATACTTGAATACAGCGTCGCTCGCCGTACATAAGAAGTTCAACCTCTGTGTTAGCAGGATTAGGGCGGTTGACCGGTCGCCTTTTACAAACTGTTTCGCTGGTATAATCAACGGCAGCTCTACCTAGCCTCTTATGCAACAGGGCAGAGCTCGGTGCATGCTTCGCAGCAGAGACACCATCGCATCGTTCAATTTAGCAGAAGTTCATCTGCATGGTAGCTTTAACGACTTCATCTACCTCTGGCTCGTAGCAACCAGTTCCGTTTGACTCTTCCACCCTATGAACCGTCTGGACTAGGGACTTGCACACATTTGATTGTACAGCTTCCACTGGTGGCTCCATCTGCTGTGTGAGCATTAACGGGTTCGGCCCCCGCACCATACAGTGGTCAATCTACGATGTTTCGATTTGAATTTTTGAAGCGGTTAAGTGTAGTGGTGTTAGGTATGAGTGTCAAGAGTATATAGTGGCTCTTGTGTTCTACGGCCAGTCACCGTATAATGCTCTAAAGCTCAAGAAGACAACCTATGAACATTCAAATCTGGACCGATGGTGGTTTCTCGTACAACAACAAGGTGGGATCTTGGTCCTTCCTGCTGTTCACCAATGACGAAAACGTTCGCATTGAACGTTACGGTATCGTCGAACACCACAAACAAACCTCACAAGTCGCTGAGATGATGGCGATCATCCAGTCGCTTGAGTTCGCAATGAACACTCTGTGTGGTGGCAACCTCGCCAAGTCGAAGACACTCGACATCGAAGTAACCTCGGACTCGCAGTACTGTGTCAACTCCGTCAATGACTGGATGCACAAGTGGTACAAGGCAGGATGGCCTGACAGCAAGGAGAACCAGGACCTTTGGCAGCGCATCCACACCTTGTACCACTCGTTCAAGAGCGTCAAAGCCAAGTGGGTGAAAGGCCACGCTGGCATCTTCTTGAACGAGCGCGTCGACCAACTAAATCAACAGGCACTCATTGAAAAGGGGCTTCGCTAATGAACTCGACTACACCCATCCTCGAAAGTGATATTGACTCCCTGACCTTTGAACTGGCTGAGGCTCAAACTGAGAAGCCCAAGCCGGCACAGTACGTCAACAACAAAGAGCTTCAAGAGGAGTTCGTTCGCTACGCCACGCGCAAAGCTGAGTGGATTGCTGCTGGCAAGCCTGGCGTGCCGCCGCTGACCAACAAGATCGGTCAAGCAATCATCGACATCTCAACCCGCCGCACCTATTCCCGGAACTTCGTAGGCTACACCCAAGCCTGGAAGGAGGAGATGATTGGTGACGCCATTGAGACCTGCACCCGCTACGCGCACAACTACAACCCGTTCAAGTACAACAACCCGTTCGCCTACATCACTCAGCTCGTAACCAATGCAATCATCCTGCGCATCAAGCGTGAGAAGAAGCAGACCTACATCAAGTTCAAGGCGTTTGACAATGCCAAGGGCTTCGCGGGCTACCTGGACGGCAACGTGGATGAGGATGAGCTGCACCTGGTCGACGAAACAGCCGATATGTACCGTGACCACCTCCAGTACATCGCCGACTACGAAGCACGTCACATGGTGAAGGGCGCCAAAGATGAACTTGACGACGAAAACCTCGGCGTGCTAGAGTTTTTGCAGTAAACCACCAACTGAGATAAGACATGACAGTAGACATCAGCAAACCGATCCAGTTCACCGTGGCTGGCGGGTCGGATCAACAAGTTTACACCTGGCACCCCGAGTCCAACTCAATCTCGTGGATTGATGTCAACAAAGACATCCAAGTCCGCAAGTATTCGCCGGCCCAAGTACTTCACATGCTTGCACAGGGCTCGTGGGTTTTGGTCGAAGACACTGGGTGGTATGACCGCAAAGAGTTCCCTCCAGCGGGTACCACTATCCGCATCAACCCAGGGATCGTCGCCACTGTTATAGGCCTGGCGTCGAATGGTGACATGATTGCAGAGTCTGATCGAAAGCTCATGCGAGTGACCAGTCCACTGCACATCCGCCCGTTTAACAAGACCCACGAAGAGCTGCGAATCATCGAAGTTGCCAAAGACCTTGGCGTTACTGAAGATATCGCTGAGATGATCGTGGCTAAGGGGTACACCAAGCAATGACAGTCGCTATCATAACCGATACCCATTGCGGGGCACGAGGGTCGAGTTCGATCTTCCGTGCCTACATGCAGTACTGGTACGAGACGGAGTTCTTCCCTGGCCTGAAGGAGAAGGGTGTCAAAACTATCCTTCACCTAGGTGACTTCTTTGACAACCGCAACTCGATCTCTGTGATGGACATCGACTGGGTGGTCAACTGGTTTGCGCCCCAACTGGTTGCAGGCGGTCACGAGTTCATCGTCATCCTCGGCAACCACGACGTCGCGTTCAAGAACACCAACAAGGTGCATTCGCTCAGCGTGCTCAAGGCTGCTGCGCCCAACAACGTGACCGTCATCGAAGAGCCTACCTACAAGATCATCGACAGCCAGCGATACGCCCTGGTACCATGGATCAATGCATCGAACTACGATGACACCATGCAGTTCCTGGCTGATCTGAACGACAAGGAAAGCATCATTGTCGCCGGTCACTTTGAGTTCGAGGGGTTCAAGCACTACGCAAACTCGGCACCCGCAGATCACGGCATGGCTACTGAAGCTTTCAAGGACTTCCAAGAGGTCTGGTCTGGCCACTACCACCACAAGTCAAAGATCGGCAACGTTCGGTACATGGGCTCAGCCTTCCACCTGAACTGGCAGGACTATGGTGACGCTCGAGGCTTCCACCTGTACAACCCAGGGGACCTCCAGTTCGTTGAGAACGATCTCTGCATGTTCACCCAGGTTGGTTTCGACGAAGAGACCTTCAAGGGCATGACTGATGATGAGTACAAGCAGATGTTCGAGGGCCGCTTCGTTCGTCTCGTCATTGATCGTGAACACACCAAGGTCGCGCTGATGGACACTATCAGCAAGATCAACCGGTCCAAGCCGCACGACCTGCAAATCGTCAACACCTATGCGTTAACTGAAGATTCGCAGGACACCAATGCAGAAGAGCTTGAGGAACGAACCAGCAAGTCCACCTTGCAGTACATCGAGGACTACATGGCCAACGAGTCGCCAGAGGTCAAAACACTGATGGTCGAACTCTACAACGAAGCCCATACTTTGATGGTCAAGGGGGAATAATGCTTCTCTTCAAGAAAGTTCGGTACAAAAACTTCCAGTCCGTCGGCAACACCTTCATCACTATCGACCTTGACCGGTCGCCTACCACTGTGATCGGCGGGCAGAACGGCGCTGGTAAATCGACCATGCTTGAGGCTGTGTCGTACGGCCTGTTTGGCAAGCCGCTCAAGAAGCTGACCTTGGCGCAGCTGATCAACACCATCAACCGCAAGGCGCTGGTGGTAGAGATTGAGTTCACCAAGAACGGCAAAGAGTACAAGATCGTCAGGGGCCAGAAGCCAGCTGTGTTGGAGTTCTGGATTGATGGTGAGATGCAGGACCAGAGTGCCAAGTCCAGCGACTACCAGGCGAAGATCGAGTACGTCCTGGGCATGGACTTCAAGCTGTTCACTCAGGTAGTGGTCCTGAACAAGGAGAAGTACACGCCATTCATGGACCTGGGTGCCGCTGATCGCCGGAAGGTGGTTGAAGATATCCTTGACATCTCAGTGTTCAGCGTCATGTCTGACCTCCAGAAGTCGCGTGCCCGAACACTATCGAGCGAGATTGAAGACCTGAAGTTTGAGCGTGAGCGCCTCCAGGAGCGCATGCGAGGGCAACAGCGCTTGATCGATGAGGCTGCGTCCAACGTCGATGGTCAAGTCCAAGGCCTGCGCGACGACATCACAGGGCTCGAAACTGAGAAGGATGGTGAGACCTCCAAACTTACTGACATTGACACTCGTTTGGTTGAGTTTGAAGGTGTTGGCTCAAAGGTGACTGCCGCTTCGGCTAAGAAGCGCCAGTTTGAAGATGTTGCAGTCAAGTTCCAGGCTAACATCAAAGAGCTTGAGCGCACGGCGAGCTTCTTCAAGGACAACGATGTTTGTCCGACCTGTAGCCAGCCTATTGATGACGAGATCAAACGTGTTAAGCATGATGAATGCAACACTAAGGTTTCGGGTATCAAAGAGTCAGCTGCGAACATGGTTTCGCACTACCAGCTTGCTGTAGCCACGCTGAACGACCTCGTAGCCACCCAGCAGGCTGAACAAGAGCTCCAGCGGGCCAGACGTACCACTCAGGATGCAATCGCACGCATCGACCGCGAGATCGCGTCTAAACGGGCTGCAATTGCCCGGCTGTCTGTGGAGTCGAAGGTAGACCAGTATCGCCAAGAGCTTCAGTCCTCAACCACTACCTTTGACACCATGACCGATGGCCTCGAGGAGCTCAAGCAGAAGGAGGTTGCTCAAGCGCGTGCCAAGGACCTGCTCAAAGACGACGGTATCAAGGCATCCATCGTTCGTGACTACATCGAGTTCATCAACACTCGGGTAAACGAGTACCTGGGTGCTATGGACTTCTTCATTGGGATCGCTCTGAACGAGAAGTTTGAAGACAAGATCACCTCCATCAACCGTGAAGGCTTCACCTACGACAACCTGTCGACTGGTCAGAAGAGCCGTGTCAACTTGGCCATCTGGCTGGCCCTGCTTGAAGTTGCTGCTATCAAGAACTCGGTGGTTACCAACCTCCTGGCACTTGACGAAGTGATGGAAAACTTGGATAGTGAAGGCGTCAGCAGCTTCATGAAACTGGTGCGTGAGAAGTTGCCACATCGCAACTGTTTCGTTATCACGCAAAGGTTCTCAGAATTCCGCGACCACTTCCGCACCGAGCTCCAGTTCAGGCTCAAGGATGGCTTCACTGAGATAGCTGTCTAAGGTGACTTGAACTCGCTGCTTGCAATTGTCGAAGTGGTTGAACGTCATACGACCACTTCGCTTTGCAGTCTTGTTGCAGTGAGGGCAAGTAACCATTGGTGCATTCTTTCTAGCGTCCGACATCCTTTGGCGAGCTTCGTCGGACCGTTTCACTCCAATGTGATGAGCTGCACGCTTGTCCTTTGTCTCCTGACTCTGCTTCAACCCCTTGTGTGACTCTGACATGCGAGCCCGTGTCTCATCTGATCTAGGGACGCCCAAGTTTGACTCGCGCAGCTTCATACGAGTCTCTTCACTGTGGTGCTTACCGAAGTTTGGATGGTTCTCTCCGCGTACAGCCTCTGATATCTTTGACTTGTGTTCATCACTAAGCGTCCGACCTTTCATAGCGTCGCTCTGCTTCTTCTTTGAATGGTCTGGTCTCGGCTTGCCAAAGTTAGGGTTACCCTCACCCATCATGCGCTTCGAAGCTCTCTCACAGAACTCCTCAGACATTGTGTACCCGCCCCTGCCACCGGTAGCCAAGTTGTAGGTGTCAACGCGGCGTACGAACTCCTCATCTACCAGAATGCGCTCAACCTCAAAAGCGTCCTCCTCAGTGAACGCACAGAAGATGATTGAGCGCTCGAAGTTCTCTTCACCGTACTTCTTGATAGCTTGCTTGATCAAGTTGCCTGAGCCTATGTATCGGTCGGTCTCCATGTTGGTGGTTTTGTGCTTACCGATGTAGACCTTTCCATTGATTTTGTTGATTGTCTCGTATACGATGTAATACATAGCAGTATCCAAATTGATGTTTAATTTATTTAGTGTTTTGATGAGTTTAACAGGGGTACTAATGACTGATAAGCAACCACTGAAAGTATTCTTCGACCTTGACGGCGTTCTGGCTGATTGGGAGTACGCATTCAAGCAGAACGCTTGTGTGACGCTCAAACGCTTCAACGGCATGAGCAAGGCTGAGAAGGATGAGGTCAAGCAGAACCTGTTTGATTACGAGTTCTTCTACTGTATGAGGAAGATTGAGCGGGGTATGGAGCTCTATCAGTCGTTCGTCTCTGCGGGAGTGCCGGTTGCTATCCTCAGCGCCACGGGCCACATTAACAAGGACGAGGTCACCCGCGCCAAGATGCATTGGGTCGCCGACAACCTCGGTAGTGATGTGCGACTCATCCTTGTCGATAAGGTAGATCAGAAGGGTCTGTACGTTGACCCAGCCTACCGCACCTGTATCCTGGTTGATGACCGCCAGAAAGCGATTGACGCATGGGAGGCTGCTGGTGGTCGAGGGCTGCTGTTCAAGTAAGGGGTTGAACTAAATAAAGGGATCCAATGATCCCTTTTGCTAGGACTCCAAACGATGGAAGACCTCGAGATTATCAGCGAAGAGCTCTTGACAGAGCTCTTCAATATGGGCTCAGCCAAAGGCTACCCATTCACCGTATCTGCTCCAGGCGAGTATCCTGCCGACCCTGCTATCACGTTCCAGGCTGTCTTTACTGACGACCATGGTACTGAGTTTGCCTTCCGTGTCTACAAAGCAAACCTGATCCAAGGCTCGGGCCAACGCAAGTACGGCAAGAACACCCGCGTTCTGGCGTTCATGCGCCGCAAGACCAAGAACTTCGCCCAGAACATCACTGTTGACTCAGGCACGTTCAAGAAGGTCCTGGTTACCTTCATGCAGTGCTACACCGAGTACAAGGACAGCAAAGACGGCCCGCTGGCTTCGTCTTACGCTATCATCCTCCAGGCATCGCTCAAGCCTTACGCCACGCTGTTCGTGCGTGCCACTGCGCGGGCGTTCAAGTCGAACCGCAAACTTCACCTGAGCCTGTACGGGGTCAACGAAGAGGGCACCAACGGTTCCATTGAGCTGCTGTATGTCAACCCACAGACTATCTACCCATACTGGGGTGGTCCTGAGTTTGACGAAGCCAAGTTCGTTGGCAACCCGACCCACGTCAAGCTGTCGAAGCTCGAAGGCCACGAAGTTCAGCCGGCTGTTGCAGGTCAGGTGACTCCTGTGAGCGTCGCGGCTGACCCAAATGCTGGCTTGACACCGCCAGCCACCCAAGCAGCACCTGCAGACAACCTGCCTGACCCAATGAACAACCCGACTGCGTTTAACGACGATCTGTTCGCTCGCCTGCACTATGCCAAGGGCCGCGATGACTTCGCAAGCATCCTCCGTGATGTGCGTGTGCACCGCCAGTACATGCAGCAGCACTTCGACACTCTGTTCAACGAGCTGTACGTTGGTAAGTCACTTGACGCACTGTTCGACAAGGTTAACCTCGACCAATGGCGCGAAGGTATGGGCTTCTACCTGAAGCGGTATGACCCTGTCGCTTATGCGTACATCGTGGTGTATGTCACCAACTCGAAGACTGCTGTTGAAGACCTCGGTGAGGAGATGTCGAAGATCAGCGGTGAAGTTATCACGTTGAAGGCACAGTCAGGTAACGTCAAGACTGGGGGCTCTATCAGCAAGTTGTTTGAAACCATGTCGTCGCGCATCAACGCGGCTGCTGCTAGTCTTCTGCTTGATGCCAAGCCGGGTGACTTTGAAGTTGCCCTGACCCAAGCCTACGGAACAGTTCAGGAGGCTATCAGTGAGGACCTGGTAGTCAAAGGCAGTTTCGTCCCATTCATCACAGATCGGACCAACGGCTACAGCAACCCTAACATCGCCAAGCTGATGGTCACTGGCTATTATGCTGGCTTGGTTGACGGTACTGTACTTGCACAGGACATTGATGGCTATGTGGTGTCGGATGCGTCTGTTACCCAAAATGGATCGCTGATCTTTACCAAGTATGACGATTGGTTTGATCAGTCTCAGCAACTGATTGACGCCCTGGTCAAGAAGTACGTCAACAAGACTAGTGTGTCGTTCGGCACCGGTGAAGGCATTGAGACGACTATGCTCAAGCTCTTCATGGCGGGTGACATCAAGACGTTCAACTCAACCGGTGCTGCCAACTATCGAACCATTGATCAGAAAGAGCTGACCCGCCTGGTTGAAGAGTTCGTGGCCACTGCTCCGATGGACTTCATCAACAAGACTCTCTTGTCTGCGTTTGATGGCCAAATTGCTATCGGAACGATGTACAACTTCAACGACGCTGTGATTGGCGCGTATGCTAAGCGCATTGGCAACCTGCCTGCTGACCAGTCACTGAGCGACGTCAACGTCAACGCCCTGTTTGGCTTCATTCGATACGACGCTTCATCAAACCGAGCCCTTGGGACCATAGCGTATTTCTCAAAACGTCCTGATGTATTCTACAACAAGTTCATCACAGCCCCGGCAATGATAGTTGATCAAACGGCTGTGTCGTTCATCTCTATTGGCAAGATGGATGTTGACGCCTACGTTGACAAGGTAATCGGCACGTTCAAACCAGGCACAAGTAACTGGGAGGTGTTCAACGCATACGTCTTTGCTTCTATGTTCGGACCTGTGCTTACTGAAACGCAGATTGCAAAACTTGTCAATGCAAACTTGCTTGATAGCACCAACTTCAAAACCCTGGCCCTTCGAGCGCCCAACATGGCTGAAGGATACCTTGCGGCGGGTAAAACTGTGGTTGACCTGCTGGGCCTGATCCCTAGCATCCCTGATCATCTGTCACGTCGCCAGGACATGTTTGTCAAAGTGTACAATGGGTCGCCTACCATCGATCAAGATGCAGTGAAGGGTCGTCTTGTGAAACTTATCAGCCAAGGATATGCTGACAAGGTTGCTGAAGTGCTGGGCGCTGATGCTGTGAACGACTATGCAGAAGCAAACCCTGAACTTGTAGTGAACATGGTGTTTGACGAGACTGCTCGGTTTATCAAGTTACTCGACGCTGATACACTCAACAAGGTGCTGGGCAGAGCAATGGACACGTATGCCAAGTTCCCTAACGGCTTTGGTTTGGTCCAAGGACTCAACGTCAATAACCTGTGGGACAAGCTGAGCATTGATACAGTAAAGCGGTTGGCGATCAAGCTGAACTCGTACGATCGTTCACAGGCTCCATCGGTTCGTGCAGTTGACGAGCAAGCTGTTTCGACTGCTGTAGTTGAACTGTGGACCAAGGACAACGCTGTAGGTGAGTCCATGTTCGGTAGCATGCCAATCGAAGAGCGTCGCCTGGTCGCCAAAGCTGTTCATTCCAAGAACTTCATGAACAGCACCAAGGCTGAGCTTGTAGGCGACAACATCCCTATCAAGCCACTGGTAGACCTTACACCTGAGCGAATCAACCAGATCCTGAAGTACAACGACATCAAGGTCCCTCGAGTAAGCCAGGTGCGTGATAACACCACATTGACTGAGTTGATGGCTAAAAATGTCATTACTGATCCGATCAACAAACTGGCAGTGACCGAAGACGTCAAGACTGAGCAAGAGCTTGAGGAGATGACTATCGAGTATGACGCCTTCAACCGGTACAAGCATGGTAACATCGCTGTGAAGATGCTGCGTTCGTTCAGCGTGAACATCCCAGTTCAAGAAAAGGGCTTTGCTGACTGGGTAGCTAAGATGAACGCTGAAGGGACTGATCCACAAATCATGCGCCCAATGTTCCATGGTACGGGTAGCATCGCCGCGTCGATGATTCTGCGCTACGGGTTCAAGGTCATCAACGCCAACGACTCGTCAGTAGTGGGTCGGATGCTCGGCGACGGTATCTACTTCTCGAACGTGCTGGACAAGGTAAGCCAGTACATGTCGGACGGCGGTTACAGTCGAGGTACTGGTGTCAAAGGCTACATCTTTGAGATGGAAGTGTCTCTTGGTAAGTACGCTCGTGACTTCAAAGCTGCAGGGCCAGGCACTGGATACAGCACAACCCGCGTGATTAGCCCTGAGTGGGCTGTGTTCAACGCCAACGAGCAGACTCGGATCTACAAGGCGTACGAGTGTGAGCTTATTGACAAAGCCCAGATGAGTGCGTTAAAGTCCAAACATGGTATCAACGAAAGTACATCAATAGTGGGGATCAAACACTTCACAAACTTCATCAATGAGGCGGGTCCAGGAGGCAAAATGAAGAACGCGGTAGTGTTCATCTTCATGGATGGTACTATCCCAGTGTCGAAGACTAAGGCTGTCGACTTTGAAGACTTCGATGCCTCCAAGTTTGGTAAGCATGTCAAACTTGACTGGTCGGGCTCTGGTCCTACTGTCCAAATTGCTACCAACGGACCTGGCGGCGTGTTCTGTGTGCGCTCAACCAAGTCGATGATGTACGATCGTGAGAAGATTGGGCAGTTCCTGGACTACCTCAACGGCAAGGCGTAACACCATCAAGGGCTAGGAGACTAGCCCTTTTTGTTGGCTGTGGTATATACTGTGTAGCTCCTCCAACCACTGAGAACCACAATGACCAATCCTCATCCACCCAGCATCCTGATGGACTTCGAAACTGTTGACGTCAAGCCCTCTGCTATCGTACTCGACCTCGCTGCCGTCGTCTTCTACGAGAAGCAAGTCGACACCTTCGCCGAGCTTGTAAACAACAGCGCCCGCGTCTTCAGTGTCAAGTTCAACGTCAAGACCCAACCTGGCCGCACTGTAGGCAAGTCCACGCTGGAATGGTGGAACAAGCAGTCTGGCGATGCTCGCAAGGTGTTTGACCCGTCTCCTGACGATATGGACCTGGCTGATGGCATCCTGGAGTTCAAAGCCTTCTGCGAGCGCGCTGGTGTTGACCCAAGGAACTCACTGGGCTATGTACGCGGTGCGTCGTTCGACTTCCCGCTGATGGCTGACATCGTTGACAAGCTGTTCAACACGTTTGGCTTGGACTACAGTTCATTCCCTGTGCCGTTCTGGATGCAGCGCGATGTCCGCACAGCCATTGCCTTCGCCATGCTGGACCCTCACCTTCGCAAGATGCCTGTACCGAAAGGGCTGTTTGAGGGTTTCATCAAGCACAACTCGGTTCACGACTGCTGCAAGGACGTCATCCTGCTACAGCACGCGGTAGGCTATGGCACTGGTGACGTCGCCATTCCTGAGGAGTTTGACCTGATGTGATGGTTAGGTTGTGGCGAGTCATAAATAGTACAACGCCACAACCGAATCAGAAGGTCAAACGAATGATCACTCTCAAAGAACACATCCAAATCACGCAAGCTGTTCAGTTGATGGAGGGGGAGAGCCCTGTCTTCACACCTGAACAGCTTGAGTGTGCCGCGTCGTACGCACTCAAGTGGAACCCTATCACCGGCATGACAGCCCTGTGGCTGTATGACGACAAGAACCAAGGTCTCGGCAGCATGGAGTTTGAAGACCCTGACGTGGCCATTGGCTTCGTTGAGGAGTACTTCGATCTGGATGACGAAGACCTCGCTGACCTCGAGTCCTACGCCTGGGCCAACGACAACTACGACGACCGCGTCCAAGACGCACTGGCTGACGACGGCACTTCTGTCTGATCCAACATCGCTGTTTACAAGGGGCCTACGGGCCCCTTACTATTTGTGTATGGAAACGGTGAAGCCAAGCCAAAATATTTTAGGTGATGGTGTTTACAGTCAAACCAAACCGCTATAAACTAGCCAGCATACACACAAACACAACCGTTCATGTAGTGGAGTAAGAAATGAAGAATTTTGTACGTGACGATTTCGGCTATATCAACAACCGTGGCCGTTCCAAGTACTGGGGCGTCACAGTCCGCCAAGACGACACCTGCCGCGATCGCTGGATGGTCAGCTACAAACCAGCGAACGGTGAGGAGACCCACAGCCTGGGTGCCGTCGGCTTCCACCTGAAGGAACAAGACGCTGCCAAGTTCGCCGCTGCCATTTACGAAACCGGCCAGCTGCGCCAGAACACCGTGAAGCTGAAGGTCCTGTCGGTCGACAAGAAGTTCGTGCTGTACACCCGTAACAACGCGCTGTACCGCGAAGCTTACACCACCCAGGAAGTCTACCAGCCTGCACCGACTGTGACCCTGGACGAGGCCACTCAGCCTGATCTGACCCAGCAGCAGATCGTTCGCAAGGTTCGTCGCATCCGCAAAGTGAAGGGTGACCAGGTGTCGAAGCTGACCAAGCTGATCCTGGAAGGCAACCTGAGCCAGAAGTCGACCAAGGCGCTGATCGCAGTGCTCGAGTCCACCCTCAAGTCCAAGGCGTAACAGCCTTCCTCAACAAAGGCGCTTCACGGCGCCTTTGCTACATATGGAGCTTCAACTATGAAAACTGTTCAAGGTAACCTGATCGACATGGCCGAACGTGGCGAGTTCGACATTATCATCCACGGCGCCAACATCCACAACACCATGGGCTCGGGTATTGCTGGCGAGATCCGTCGCCGTATTCCGTCTATGGTTGAAGTTGACTGCATGACCGTTGCGGGCGACATCCGCAAGCTGGGCACCTTCACCCTCGCAGACACGGGCTTCGTCAGCCAGACTGGTAACCCTGACTTCTACACCGTCATGGGCGTGAACCTGTACACGCAGGCCACTATCGGCCAGCCGGGCAACAACGTCGATTATGACGGCCTTGCACGTGGCCTGTACCAGCTGAACCTGATGTTCATCGACTTCGATGTTCAGCCCAAGATCGGCATTCCGAAGATCGGTGCTGGCCTGGGTGGCGGCGACTGGACCCGCATCCGTGCGATCATCGAGTCCATCGGCTTCAAAGACATTACCTACGTTGAGTTCACAGGCTGACCCATGGCGATTATCGGTGTAGACGTTGATTTGACCGTTGTTGATAGTGACAGCGGTCTGTTCGAGCATTGCAATATGCTCTCCGGCCTCAACCTGAACCACGAGATCGTGACGGAGCGGATGGGCCACGTGCCCTACGACTTCAGCAAGATCTATCCTGAGCTGACGGACGCGCAGATCATGCGCTACTGGGGCCAGCGTGATCTGTACGACTTCATGGAGCCCAAGGAGGGTGCGGTTGAAGTACTGCGCCAGCTGAGCAAGCAACACCACATCGTCTTCGTGACGATCCTGACCGGCGACCACTATGACAGTAAACGTCATTTCCTGGACCGCCACTTCCCGTTCGCTGATGCTCTCGTCTGTACTAAACAGAAGGACTTCGCCCGCATCGACATGCTGGTTGATGATCGCGTTGAAAACCTCAACGCCTGCGCCAAGGTAGGTATAGCGCCCATCCTGTTTGAAAGTGCATACGCTCAAACAGTGGAACCAGTTTTCCTGCTATCCACCATCAAGTCGTGGAACCACTTGTTGGACGATCCACGGGGCGTTTACAATAGCCTCCTTTCACGTCGGAGAGTTGCATGAAGAACGTAAAGTACACCGAGATGTTCTACTCGATCCAGGGCGAGGCCGTGAACACGGGTAAGCTCTGCACCTGGCTGCGGACCTTTCTCTGCTCCTTGCAGTGCCGCGGTTTCGGTCAAGTAGAACCAGGCAACCCAGAGACCTGGGAACCACAGTTTCCGCTGATTGACGTGAAGAACATCACGGACATCAACCACATCCCACTGCCCAGCACTGGCTGTGACAGTGCATACAGCTGGAGCGCCCAGTTCAAGCACCTGGTGCTGAACAAGACGACCCGTGAGCTGGCAACTGAAATCCGTGCAACCACGCCAAAGAACACCTTTGATGGTGTCATCGGCCACGTCTTCACTGGCGGTGAACCTCTGATGCAACAGCCGGCCCTGGCTGAGATCATCAACTTCTGGATCGAAGATGAGGACTACCCTGCGTGGGTCGGCTTCGAGACCAACGTGACCCAAGCCCTGCGCCCTGAGCTGAAAGCGGCTATCCGAGCGCTGCAGGACAGAGAGGTGCTGGTGTACTTCTCAATGTCGCCAAAACTGCTCCACGTGGCGGGTGAACAGCCGAAGAAGGCTATCCATATCGACCTGATGGCGGACTATGTCGAGCTCTGCCCGCGCAGTTACCTGAAGTTCGTGCTGAACGAAGACCAGCGCGCATGGGACCAAGCCCTGTGGATTGTCAATGCACTCAAGGCTGAGCCTTACCCTGAGTACACTGACGTTGAAGTGTGGGTGATGCCGGTGGGCGCCAACGTCGGGCAACAGTCTGACCCTGCAGTGGGCCGCATTGCTGACAAAGCCATTCGTGAGTACCAGTGGAACGTCAGCCCTCGGGTTCACGTGCTCATCTGGGGCGACGATCAGATCGGACGATAAGCAGTGTTTACCATTGCAACCCTGGGCGGCATCATGATGTCTATCGGTGCCTTCCTGTCCTTCAAGGGCAAAGTCTATCAAGCCGTGGCGACGTATCTTCTGGCTGACGTATGCTGGGTCTGGCTCGCATACGATAAGCAAGACTGGCAAGCCCTGTTCTTCACTGGACTGGGCACAGCCCTTGGCCTCGCCGCATTCATCAAAATGTATCTGGGTATGATGAGAAAGAACCTGGATCTCGACAAGCAGGAGAAACATTGATGCTCGAAGTACACAGCACGAAGTCGTTTGTGAACCTTCCTTGCGCTCATGCGCAGTGGTTCGACCTGGAGCCTGATGGTAGCCCAGGCGAGTGCGCAAGCATTCATGGCTATGACCGCTCTGTGACCCTGACGTTCTCTGGCCAAGTGGACGAATATGGCTGGATCGTCGCGTTCGGCGAGTTGAAGAAGGTCAAGGAGTGGCTGGAGTACTACTTCGACCACACGACCGTTCTGCCGGCCAACGACAAGCGCGTGCAAGACATCCCTGAAAGCATGACCCAAGCGGGCGGCCTGCTGGGTACCCTGCGCGTCCTGCCCTACGGCGTGTCGATGGAGATGTCGTCGCTGTTCATCCTTGAACACGTCAACATGTACATTAATAGTATCACTCAAGGGCGGTGCTATGTGTCGAAGGTTGAGTGTCGCGAGCATGAGCGTAACAGTGCGTTTGTCACTATCGACCGCAAGACCGCAGACCGCATGAACGAGATGAACAAGCACTACTACATGTCAGAAGGGTTTGACCTTCTGCCTATGTGCCCGCGTTGGCAGTTCAACTCTCCTGTCAGTTTGCTTGAGCTTATCAACCGCGAACACTGACAACACCTCGCTCAACCGCCACGGCAGCCTAGTTCGCTGCCGTTTTGGCATGGCTGTAAGTTTTATACAAAAGTGCTTTACACCTTGGTGTTACCTGTACTAGTATTTGTTCGTAGGCTAGAAACAGGATGCAAGGGAAGTAGGGTTCGTCGTGTAGTGTGTTTTCGAAGAGTAACCCAAGGTTATCAACGGTTTAGCCAACACTTAACTCGTTCATTATCTGAGGAATACTATCATGAAACAGATCACTGATAACGCTGAACGCGCTGAAATTGTCAAAAACGCCCTGGCCGCAATCAAACTCCTGCAAGACATGGAAAAGGCTGATCTCAAGGCCATCCAGGACGGCAACAAGGCTCAACCGGCAGCTACTCCTGCAAAGCCGGCGGCCAATGCCAAGTCTACCACGAAGGCTGCTGCAAAGCAGTCCAACAAGCCAGCTGGCGACGGCAACACTGCGCTACTGGCCAAGATCGACGAGTACCTGGCTACTCCAGCAGGTAAAGCGGCTGCAGGCAAGGCGCCTTCCAAGCCTGACGATAAGGGCTTCCGCCCACGCAACGGCCGGATGGATATCATCCGCGCAGTCGTCAACGCAATGGGCGTCGGTACACCTACCCAGGAACTCCTGGACAAGGTTAACGAAGTGTCGAAACAGCGCGGTCTCAAGGAGATCAACAAGACTGCATTTTACACCCTGGTCAGCGAAGTCCGCAAAGAACTGGCATAACCTGACCACCAGCAACACCCCTCAAAGGGCCCAAATACGGGCCCTTTGCTTTGACTGCAAAATATTTTGGAAAATTTTACAATCTTCTGTTGACACAGGTAGTGGTAGCACTTAAACTACATCCATACAAAGCAGTAACACTTACCAAACACAGTGAAGAAGGAATACATCATGAACGCAGTCAAGACCATCGACGACAAAATCAAGCTGGACATCGCCCTGGCCGCTATCAAGAACCCTGAAGCCACTATCAAAGGCCTGTCGGCCAAGTTCGGCGTCAGCGAAAGCACTGTGCGCCGCGCCAAGACCGCTTACTGGGACGAAGCCAAGCGCATCGTCGAGGCTGAGAAGAAGCCTGCCGCCAAAGCGAAGCCTACCACTGCGCCGCTGGTCAAGCCTGCTGTCACTCCAATCGCTGTGATGCCAGCGCCTGTGCCAAAGACCACTCCGCTGGTAAACGACGCAGCATCTGCACAGCCTGAAGTGCCTGGCCCACGTGGTTTCCGCGCTCGCAACGGCCGTATGGAATGCATCCGCAACGCCGGTAAGGAGCTGGGTCTTGACGCCCCAACCGCGGATCTGTATACTCGTGCAAACGAGCTCGCCGCTGAGATGGGTGCTGAACCGATCAAGAAGTCCGCGTTCTACGTGTTGATCTGTGAAGTTCGTCGTGACGCCAAGAAAGCAGCTGCCGCAGAGGCCGATGCAAAGGCGTAACACCGACTAAATAGGGTCAGAAATTTTGAAGACGGGAAGCTGCTTCGGCAGCCCCGTCTTAAACTATTCCTCAACCAAAAGGTAATGAAGTATATGAGTGGAAAGAAAGACGCAGCACTGGGCCAACAGATCAAGGCACACCTGGCAAAGCACAACGTGGAAAGTCCGATCGACTTCGACGTCTACCACAGCACCACTGCTGACCAGAAGCAGGAGATCATCGCCGGCCACATGCTGGAGATCCTGCAGACCCTGGGCTTCGACATGACCAACGACTCCGTTCAAGACACCCATCAGCGTGTCGCGAAGATGTGGGTCAAGGAAACCATGTCGGGTCTGGACTACAACAACTTCCCGAAAGTGATGTGCTTCGAGAACAAGTTCAAGTCGGCTGGCATGGTGGTTGAACACGATGTGTCCTCGATGTCGCTGTGCTCCCACCACCTAGTGACCATCGACGGCCTGGCTACTGTCGCCTACATCCCGAAGGACAAGGTGATCGGTCTGTCGAAGATCAACCGCGTGGTTGAGTTCTTCAGCCGCCGTCCGCAGGAAGCTGAACGCCTGACCATGCAGATCTACCACGCTCTGCAGTTCATCCTGGAAACCGATGACATCGCTGTGTTCATCAACGGCACTCACTACTGTGTGAAGGCTCGTGGTGTGGGTGACTCCAACTCCTCGACCAGCACCGTGAAGCTGGGTGGTCTGTTCCATGACGACGCACAAGTCCGCGCCGAGTTCTACGGCATCGTCAACAAGTCCAAGTAACCAATGGTGACGTTGATGGTGAGGTGTCTCACCATCACGTTAGGAGTCGTTGATGATCTTTGAATACATCCACAGCGGTCTCGGAATGAGCCGCATCATGGCAAACAACTTCTACACTTCACCGTCCAACGTTGAGGCGACACAGCGACTGCTGAGTGACGTCAACAAGAATGGTGAGTACCTGGTTGGTGGCCTGTTCAACGCCTACGTCGAGCAAGGGTTCGGGCCCAAGATTCACGACAACTTCCGTGGCCATTTCAGCGCAGTCCATGTGGACTCGGGCGGCCTGCAGGTTATCACTCGTGGCTTGCCCATCACGCCTGAGCTGAAGCGTCAGATCTACAAGACCCAAGGTACCTACGGCGACATCGCCATGTGCTTCGACGAAATCCCTCTGCATGTGATGGAAGGGAGCAACACCAAGTCGAACCGTACATCCATCGACAACAAGATTTACGTCGTGGAGGAGATGGAAGCCAAGGCGCGTGCTACTGGTCGCAACATCAACGAACAGCTTCGGTGCTTCAAGGAGATGAACTCCTCTGCCAAAGTGATGATGATTGTTCAGGGCAACAACCGGTTCGACTTCGCCCAGTGGGCTGAGTTCGCCTACGATGAAGTTGACGACGACCTCAAGGAAGGCGTACACGGCATCGCGCTGGCGGATACCTGTATCGGTAACGGCATCCTCGAAACGGTGGAGATGTGTGCATCCGTTCCGCTGATGAACATCCCTGACCGCATCAAGAAGAACATCCACTTCTTGGGTATCGGCAGCCTGAGCCGCCTGGTGCCTATCATTGAACTGAGCCGCGGCACACTGTTCACTGATGCTCACATCTCGTTCGACTCAACCACTCATACCAGCGCTCTGATGATGGGTCGGTTCACCAACGAGCGTGGTCGTGTTGAAAAGCTGGGCAAGACTGCCAACCGCTCCAACATCAAGTACTTCAAACGGGTCTATGACCTCATCTGCCAGTACTATCCGTTGAAGATCTCCTTTGACGACTACCTGTCGCACGTGGTTGAAAACATCACGACTACCACTCACCTGGGTGAGTATGACAAGGACGTTGAGAAGACCATCGCGGCCAACCTGACGTACATCTTCAGTATCATGGTCTGTACCGAAAACTTCATGGGCAACGTGGTGAAGTGTCAGAAGGACCCTGAACACTACTGGACGGTGATGAGCAAGAAGAACCTCAAGGCCATCAAGCCTCTGATGCAACTTGCCAACGTCAACACCCCTGCTGACTTCGAGCACTGGTTCAAAACCTATGCTAAGTATGTTGAGTCTAACCGTATCATGCGCGTTGACTCGATGCAGCAGACCCAATACAATGTAACACTCGATCTGATGTGTGCCTAACTGGAGATATAGATGTCAAACCAAAGTGAAATCCGCAAGCTGGCTGGTGTCCACCTGGGCAAAGCAGGTGATGGCTCGGTAGTGAACCCGTACCAGACCCCTGACGCCATCGACCCGAGCCTGCTGGTGGCGGTGCCGCGTCACCTGAACCGCACAGACTACAACATCGCTGAAGACAACCTGCCATTCATCGGCTTCGATGTATGGAACTGCTACGAAGTCTCGGCTCTGACCACCAACGGCTACCCTGTGTCGGGCGTGCTGAAGATCAAGTACCCAGCCAACAGCCCGTCCATCGTTGAGTCGAAGTCACTCAAGTTGTTCCTGAACAGCTTCAACATGGATCGCCTGGCAGACTCTGTTGATGATGTGATCGAAGTCATTCAGCAGACAGTTGAAACCCACCTGGGTGAGCTACTCGACTGTGCAGTGTCGGTGAAGTTCTTCGCCTACTGGGACTCTGCAAGCAGCAAGAAGAACCATCTGCATGAGGAGTACCGTCGTATCGAACACGGTATTCATATGCAATCTGTCGTGTTCAACGACTTCAATGAGAACCCTGGACTGCTTGAAGTAAGCCCCGGTGTTAGCACTTCGTCCGTTCAGCGTATCACTACCAATGCCCTGCGCAGTAACTGTCAGATTACTAACCAACCTGACTGGGGTGACATTTACATCTTCGTCAAAGGCCCATCACAACTGGTTGAGCGTTCTGTGCTACAATACATCGTCAGCATGCGCAACGAAAGCCACTTCCATGAAGAGATCGTAGAGTGCGTGTTCAAGCGGTTGTACGACCTGCTGCCACGCGGCACTGACATCGCTGTAGGTGCGCTGTACACTCGCCGCGGCGGCATCGACATCAACCCAGTCCGCGCAACCAGCTTCAACGCGCTGGACGAGTTCGCTCAGCTGACAGACATCAACACCATGCAGTTCAAGACTGCACGTCAATAAGGACCACACATGAACCTGACGCAAGCCCTCCAAGCATGCCCGAACGGCACCGGTGCCGTTGTAGTGATGAGCGGCGGTATGGACAGCACTATCGCTGCCCGTCTCGCTGTTGAGAAGTACGGCAAAGAGAACGTCCATGCTCTGAGCTTCTACTACGGCCAGAAGCAGAGCATCGAGCTCGACAAAGCACAGCAAAACAGTGCCACCCTGGGCCTGGCCAAGCACACCCTGGTAGACATTACCTTCCTAGGCGACATGGTGCGTGGCGTGAGCGCAAACATCGTGGGCGGCCAGGCAATGCCTACCATCCGTGACATCCTGGGCGACCCTGCTCCTGTGACCGAGGTGCCGTTCCGTAACAGCATCCTGATCATGGTAGCAGCGTCGTATGCGCAGGCCAATCGCCTGCAGGTCATCTTCACTGGTGTCCAGGCACAGGATGAATACAGCTACTGGGACACCACCCCAGCGTTCATCCAAGCGATGAACGACGTCATCAAGCAGAACCGGGTGCACAACATCAAGGTTCATGCTCCATGGCAGGGTGTCAACAAGGCCCAGGAAATCGCAATCCTGCAAGAGCTCGATGGCAATGCTAACCTGCTCAAGAACACCCTGACCTGCTACGACCCGGTGGATGGTGTGAGCTGCGCCAAGTGCCCAAGCTGCGCTGAACGCATCGCCAACTTCGCCAAAGTGGGCCTGGTGGACGAGATTCCATACGCAGTCGACCTGCCGTGGAAAGCCCTCATCAACAAGTAAGGTACTTCGCCATGTGCGGGATCTTCAGTAGTTCAAACAAGGAGACGCTGGCTAAGCTGGCGTCGTTGAACCAGTACCGCGGTTCTCACAGCTTCAGTGTGTATGACCGTGTGACTGGTGAGCTCACCAAACGTTTTGGTGAGTTTGACCCAAGTGTTGTAGTTGATGGTAACTACAGCATCTGCCATGTACAGGCGCCAACGACTGCTGAACGTGGGATGGATTCTGTCCATCCTGCAATCCAGCCCGCCACAGGTGCTATGCTGTGGCACAACGGTATCATCAAGGACTTCGACGTCAAGCGCCTCCAGGCTAAACATGGCATGGAGACTGGCTGGGACACTCGACTGCTGTTGGAGGAGTTGGGTCAACCTAAAGGTCAGTGGCTGGACAACCTGTCGGAGATCAACGGCAGCTTCGCCTGTGTGCTGGTGAGCACATACACGGGATCCATGTTTGTCTTCAGGAACGAGATTTCCCCTCTGTTCTATGACAAGCAGATGAACTTCAGTAGCGTGAAGTTTGAAGGATCGCAGTCGCTACCTGCCAACAAGTTCTTCGCCGTTGGCAAAAGTGGACTTGCCACTATCGGCGAGTTCAAAACCCTCGAAAACCCCTATGTCTTTGACATCATTACCCTGGACCTATAAAGAATGAACCTGATCGAATTCAACCGTCAAATCCAAAACGTCATCGACTGGAACGCAGTGGCTCGCAACATGACCCACTCGTTCGACCAGTCGGTTATCAACAAGCAGGCTGAGTACGTCCATGAGGAGATCATGGAAACCATCGCTGCCGCGTCCACGAAGAACATCAAAGAGCTGTTTGATGGTGCCGGTGACATCTTCGTTACCCTGGCCTACAAGTACTTCCTGGTACGTGGAGGCTTCCAAAACGACTTCGAACTCCATGACGTGTTTGAGGAAGAGGTTGTTACCGAAGCCCGCCAACGCCAACAGGCGCTCATCTTCGTTTCCACTGTGATCTCGGGTCACAACCTGTACTCCGAAACCGTCGGTGAACTCGAAGAGGCCATGAGCGCCCTGTGGACCCTGATGGAGCTGATCGAGTCCTGGTACGGCGTTGACATGCATGCTGTGGTTGACGAAGTCATGCGCAGCAACTGGAGCAAGTTCCCTGAGTTCCAAGAGGGCGTCGACTACGATGCTGAGTGCCGCTGGATTGAGGACAACCGTGTTCAAACCCACGTTGCGCACAGCGTTGTTGAGGTGAACGGCATCAAGCGCGTCTCCTTCCGCAACCAGAACGGCACTGGCAAGATCATGAAGCCAGCCTGCTTCGTTGAACCTGATGTGATGTCTCTGTTCAACGCTGTATAAGCCTGGCGAGAGCCGCTGTATTAGCACTTTACAGCGGCTTTTGTGCGCAGTAGTATCCTTGCCCCACTCAACTGAAAGAAGGCTGACACAGTGGCTGATAGCGACGATAAGTTGTACACGTTCTACAAGACATGGGGAAACAACATCCTGTTCCGCTACCGGCGGGATGGTGTGTCCTATGCAAAGAAGATTGACTTCTACAGGCCGTCCCTGTTCACGAAAGCTGACCCAGGACAACAAGGCGATGCCAACTCCATTTTCAACTACCCGCTCAAGCGAACTCAGTTCGATAGTATCCGCGATGCGAAAGCGTTTGCTGAAAACTATTCGGATGTTGAAGGCTTCACGATCGAAGGTAACAGCAACTTCGCCAACCAGTTCATTATTGAACTGTATGACGGAAAGATGCCTAACTTTGATCCAAGTCAGGTCCGAGTGGGTATCCTCGATATCGAGGTTCGTGTACCTGAAGGTGAGGGCTTCCCTGAACCTGCTGAGGTCAAGTGGCCTATCAACGGCATCACGATCTACGATAGCTTCACTGACACCTATTACACCATCGGCGACAAAGAGTACGTCCACGACAAGCAAGACAAGGACGTAGGACACCTGAAGGTAGTGTTCATCCTGGTTGACAACGAAGTTGAGTTGCTTCGTGCGCTGGTGATGCACTTCGTTGAGATGCAGTACGACTTGACGTCGGGCTGGAACTCTGAAACCTTTGACATGCCGTACATCGTCAACCGCATCACGAAGATCCTGGGCAAAGAGATGGCCCAGCGCTTGTCTCCGTTCGGCATGATCGAGATGCGCGAGATCAACGGCAACTTTGGTAAGACGCAGTTAAAGGCCAACATCATGGGTCTGCCGCACTGCGACTTCATGGAGTTGTACAAGAAGCACATCTTCACACCACGCGAAAGTTACCGACTGGACTTCATCGGTTCCGCCGAACTTGGCATGAACAAGATGAGCTACGAGGAAGCTGGTTCGTTGATGGCGCTGTACGACAACGACCCACAGGGCTTCTACAAGTACAACATTCGAGACGTTGACATCGTCAAGCGCTTGAACGACAAGTTGGGCCTGTTCAACATCACCTACACCCTCGCTTACTACTGCCTGGCGAACTATGAAGACACGCTCGGCACAACGAAGATTTGGGAACAGCTGATTGCCAAGCAGCTCTACGGCAATGGGCAGGTGCCACTGTTCAAAGCGAAGTTCCGCGAAGGTGCTGAGTTCGACGGAGCGTTCGTTCACCCAACTGTTGTGGGTCGCCATCGCTGGCTGCTGTCTGTCGACTTGAACAGCCTGTACCCGATGAACGAGATCCAGTACAACATCGGGCCTAACACCTACATCCCGCGTGAGACCCTGCCACCTGAGCTGCTTGAGCTGAAGTCGAAGCACACTCTGCAGGATCTGGTCGAGAAGAAGGTGGACCTGTCTGTCCTCAAGAAGTACAACGTCGCAATGACGGCGAACTTCGAGTTCTACGATCGCAGCTATGTTGGCTTCATGGCGCAGATCAAAGACGAGCTGTACACCGGCCGGAAGCGCTACAAGAAGATGATGCTTAAGGCTCAAGCCAACGTGCAGGCGCTGAAGGGCGGTAAAGCGTGCGACGAGTACGATACCCCCAACATGGACAAGAGCGCCATTGCGAAAGCGATTGACGTTGAGAACGGCAAGGACGTTCTGTTCAACAACCTCCAGATGGCGCTGAAGATTCTGCTCAACGCAGGCTATGGTGCAGTCGGTAACCAGCACTTCTTGTACTATAAGGTGGAGAACGCAGAGGCTATCACTTCGTCGGGGCAGCTGATCAACAAGTGGACTCACGTGCGCGTGAACGACCTGCTGAACAAGCTGTTGAACACGCCAGGCAAGAATCGAACGGTCGCGGGCGACACGGACTCCCTTTACCTGGTAATGGAAGATGTCGTCAACGCCCTGAATGTCAGCCACCTGGATGACAACGGCATTGCTGATGCCCTCGACAACTTCATGAAGAAGATCCTGGCACCGAAGATTGATGGCTTTGCACTTGAGCTGTGCGAGTACATGAACGGCGTGCAGAACAAGATGGTGTGGGAGCGTGAGGTTATCTCTCCTGTGTCGATCTTCGTTCGCAAGAAGGGTTACACCATGCTGGTGCTCGACTCTGAAGGGGTTCGCTTCAAGGATCCGAAGTTCAAGGTCACTGGACTCGAGGCGGTGAAGTCGTCGACCCCTGAGTGGAGCCGGAACTACCTGAAGGAGTGCTACCGCATCGCGTTGGATGGCGATCAGGACAAGCTGCACGCCCGTGTTGCTGAGATCCGTGATGCCTTCTACAAGCTGCCGATCGACGCAATCGCGATCCCACGGGGCACCAACAACATCAGCAAGAACGCTGACCCTGAAACCATCTACATCAAGGGCACGCCTAAGCACGTCAAGGCTGCGCTCATTCACAACTGGTACGTTAAACAGTTGGGTCTGGGCATTCCTGAACTGACCGGCGGCAACAAGATCAAGTACATTGATCTCAAGAAGCCCAACCCGATCAACCAGGACGTCATTGGCTTTGCGTGGTTCATGCCACCTGAGTTCAAGCTCGACCAGTTCGTAGACCGTGAAACCATCTTTGAGACTGCGTTCATGAGCCCGCTGAAGATCTTCCTCGAGTCGATCAAGTGGTCACACGAACCTGTCGTATCGCTCGAAGACTTCTTCTCTTAACACAAATGAGGTAACAACTATGTACAGCAGTTTCGGTTTGATGGGCCTGGCTGGTAGCGGCAAAGACACTACCGCCAAGATCCTGCGTGAGGCTCTTCTTCGTGAGAACCTGGGTGACTTCGAGCTTCGGGCCTTCGCAGCCCCCTTGAAGGACTTTACCATGGACGTGTTCGGGCTCACCCCAAGCGCCGTGTACGACCATGTACTCAAGGAGCAGGAGTTCAAGATAGGCTACGATAAGCGTCGCTTCGTCAGCCGCCTCATGTACGAGCTGGATGCAATCCTCGCTGAGTACTGCGAGTCAGCGGGCCTCGACATCGTGATAGTCGAGGATCAGATTGCCGACAAGCTGGGGATCTCTCGCGACGAGAACGTCTTGTTACAGCTCAGTTACAAATTCCTCGAAGTTCTCAAGGACGACACTTGTAAGCCCTCGTGGTTCCGTTCTAAACTGCGTGGCGTACTGGGGGATACGGCTCTGTCGTTCAAGACTACTCCTCGCAGCATCCTGCAGAAGATCGGCACCGAGTTCTTCAGGGAGTATGTGAGTGAGTCGTTCTGGACTGACATTGCACCGCGGTCGGGCGTTATCATGACCGACGTGCGGTTTGCCAACGAGCTTGAGTACATCCGAAGGAACGGAGGCGTTATCATAAAAATTGTTAACGAAAATCAACGTGGTATCAAGAATAGCGGACACGCATCCGAGCAATTGGTGTATACTGCTACACCTGACATCACGTTAGTACATGACGGCGTCAACCTACAAAGCATTGCGTCCAAAGTAGACGCGATCGTATACCAACTCAAACAACATAACGATCTGGGAGCCTAAAGGCATGATCACCGCTAAACTTGAGCTGATCGACTCGCCGTCCGTCGAACAGCTGGCACTGTACACCGAAGCAATGCTGAAGAGCATTCAGTTCGATCCGGCATACAGTGCAGAAGACGACAACGTCAAGGTCTACTTCGAAACCCAACGCGATGCAAAGTCCTTCCTCCGCCGTCTGCTCGCTGACTACGAGACCATGGGTCAAGAAGTTGAGCAAGAGGTGTCGCTGTTCGAGCTCAGCGTCTACATCGACGATCCCGAGCTGCAAGCGTTCTACCAGTGTCAGCGCATGAACATCAACATGGCATCCTCGGAAGCCCTGGCTGAGATCATTGCTGAAACCAGCAACGAAGCAAGTGAAGCTCTGACCCGCCTGGACCGTATGGAAGCATCCGCTACCCTGAACGGTCTCGACCACATGCGCCACATCCTGAACGTCATTGTCGACAAGCTGGACGACAAAGGCATCAGTGTTGGCGACGCTATCAACGACGTCGCAGCGCAGACCATCCACTGATTTACCCTGGCGGTAGTCGCTCCTGTGGCTACCGCCTTCAACACTGCAAGGAGAAACAATGTCAAGTCTTATGCAACGCATGGCTAAAACTGGCGTGATCGACAAAGCCGCTGTAATGGCCGAGTCCCAGTTCTTCAATCAGGATGAACTGGTCCGTCTGCCGGTCCATATGATGAACGTGGCCTATTCTGGGCGACTGGATGGTGGCTTCGGCCCTGGCATGCACTTGGTGGCGGGCCCGTCCAAGCACTTCAAGTCGAACCTGAGCCTGATCCTGGTCAAGGCCTGGATGGACAAGTACCCTGAAGGCGTCGTCCTGTTCTACGATAGCGAGTTCGGTTCGCTGCCGTCGTACTTCGAAGAGCAGGGTATCGACACCACCCGCGTGCTGCACATCCCGATCAAGAACATGGAAGAGTTCAAGTTCGACGTCATGAAGAAGCTGGAAGAGCTCAGCGCGGCGAAGACCGACGACCGCGTCATGATCTTCGTCGACTCCCTGGGTAACCTGGCGTCTAAGAAAGAGATCGAGGACTCGCTGAAGGAAAGCAGTGCCGCTGACATGACCCGCGCTAAAGTGGGCAAGAGCCTGGCTCGCATGGTCACACCGTACCTGACTGACCTGAAGATCCCATTCGTCGCGATCCAGCATACCTACGACACCATGGAAATGTACGCCAAGAAAGTCGTGTCGGGCGGTCAGGGCTGGATGCTGTCTTCGCACTCCGTGTTCATCATGGGCAAGCGTCAAGTCAAGCCTGAGGGCAAGCCGCTGGAAGGCTTTGACTTCGTGCTCAACGCAGAGAAGTCGCGTCACATCAAGGAGAAGTCTGCCATCCCGGTCACAGTGACCTTCGAGGGCGGTATCGACCCTTACTCCGGCCTGTACGAAGTGGCGCTGGCCACCGGTCACGTCAAGAAGCCTACCACCCAGTCGCACGTTCGTCCGTTCGTACTTGGTGAGGATGGTGAGCCTGAAACCCGTCTGTGGAAGAAGAAGGAGCTCGGCACCGCTGAGTTCTGGGACCCTATCCTGGCAGACCCAACGTTCAAGGCAGCTGTGCAGAAGATGTTTGCGCTGAACAGCCCGAAAACCTTCACCGTTGAAGGTGTTGATGGTGAGCCTGACCTGAAGGTTGATGGCCAAACTGGCGAAGTCCTCGACCAGTAAGTCGCATGCGGCTGCACAGGTGACTGTGCAGCCTTTACTATGAACCCGGAGTATTGATGGAAAGTATTGAAAACGCTATCCTCAAAGGGCTGCTATACGATGAGGAATACTCCCGCAAGGTCTACCCGCACCTCAAGCCAGAGTTTTTCGACGGAGCTACCCGCGAGGTATTCAACCTCTATTCAGAGCTCTACGACAAGTACACCAAAGTGCCAAGCATGGAAGCCATGCTGGTGTCCATCCAGAACAAGGGTCTGAGCGAGGATGTCTTCGCTACAGCAGTGGATGCGTTGCAGTCAGCCTATCAGTCAAAGGACGAGATGTCCGAGACCCAATGGCTGGTGGATGAAACTGAACGCTACTGCTCTGACAAGGCGCTGTTCAACGCCATCTACAAGTCAATCTCGATCATCGAGGGCAACGATAAGCACCTCGACAAGCACGCCATTCCAGAGATCCTGGACGACGCACTGTCGATTAGCTTCGAGCAGACTGTAGGGTCAGACTACCTTGAAGATGCCCTGCGTCGTTATGAGTACTACACCAACCCTGACAGTCGCATTCCGTTCCCTCTCAATGCGCTGAACAAGCTGTCGAACGGCGGGTTGCCGCCCAAGACATTGTCTGCATTCCTCGCAGGTTCCAACGTCGGTAAGTCAGCGCTGATGTGCTTCCTTGCCGGCGAGTGGTTGAAGGCTGGCAAGAACGCCCTGTACATTACCTTGGAGATGTCTGAAGAGGCTATCCAGGAGCGTGTGGACGCCAACCTGCTGGATATCAGCACTGATGACCTCAAGAAACCTACCCTTGACAAAGAGTGGTTCCTTGGTAAGGTTGCACAGTTGAAGACCAAGACCCTCGGCAAGTTGATCGTCAAGGAGTACCCGACCGCTGGTGGTCATAGTGGGCACTTCCGTCACCTGCTGAAGGAACTCCGTCAGAAGAAGAAGTTCAAGCCGGACATCATCTTCGTCGACTACATCAACATCTGTGCAAGCGCTCGCTACAAAGCGGGCAGTGGCGCCAACTCCTACACCATGGTGAAGTCCATTGCAGAAGAACTGCGTGGCCTGGCTGTGGAGTTTGAAGTGGCTATCATGACTGCAACCCAAACTACTCGTGAGGGTATGGGTTCGCAGAACCCTGACATGGCTTCGACTTCAGAGTCCGTAGGCTTGCCTCAAACGCTCGACTTCTTCGCAGCTATCGTGACAAACGAAGATCTGATGGAGATGGGCCGGCAGATGATCCTGCTGTTGAAGACTCGCTTCGGCAACAAACAGGGGATGCAGAAGCAGTTGGTGGGGATTGACTGGAACAAGATGCGTTACTACGACATTGACCCTTCGAATGACTCAAAGGTAGAGCAGGTCCAGCAGGCTGTAGGGCTCAACAAGGGGCCTGCAGTGGGCGCTGTCAGCGGTTTACCGCAACGACAGACGGGTATCCCCAGTGATGTAAAGTGGGACTGACACAAAGGGCGCTTCGGCGCTCTTTTTTGTGGCAACAAAATGCTTGACATGCTTATCATGAGGCCCTACTACACCGCATAAAGTACGCTGATTAGCAGTTGACAGTCAAACCAAACCCTTCTAACATACGCCTCACAGTGAACAACTAGAGGCGTATTCGCTTTATGTACAACCTCGCTGATTTCGTCGAATGGGATGACAACATCCGAGACGGCTACCATCCAGTGTTGATCTGGTCGCAGGCCACCGGGTATTGTTTCATGCAGTTCGGCTTCACACCCAAATACGATTGCAAGTTCATTGCACGTTTGAAGTAAACACCAACCCTGAAGGAAGCAATGCAATATGTCTACCGTTGAAGAACCGGAAATCATCGTTCCATCATCCCCAGCCGACCGCAAGGCTCTGCAGGACGCCATCATCGAGATGAACAAGAGCCTGAACCGCATCGTTGGTGAGCAAGACTACATCAACGAAACGCTCAAGTCGCTCAAAGAAAAGTTCAAGATCGACACCAAGTGGCTGCGCAAGATGCTGACCGACTTCCACAAAGACCAGTTCGACAAGACGGTCAAAGAAGCGGACGAGTACGCTGAGCTGTTCGAAATGATCATGCTCAAGTCGCACAACCAGAACCAGGGCGAAGAACCTCAAGTCGAGCATTCGGACGCTGATGAGCCGGAAGACCTGGACGAAGAGTATCCTGGCCAAAGCCCGTTCGCGCAGTAACCATCAAGCACTTGTGACGAGGTAAGTACACTATGAAAGACGCACGCCAATCGAACTACAACCGCGCATCCATTGTTCCTCTTGAAGAGGTTCTGCCAAGCATCCCGTTCCGTGAGCGCAGGCTCATCGGTGGGCAAATGGTCAGGGCTGAAAGCCTTCGGATGCGCACCTTCAAGGAGAAGGGTCAAGTTTGTGCGGCGTGTGGCTTGAAGGCTACTCACTTCGCCATCGAGCGCCAGGTTCACTTAAAAGAAGGCCCATACCACATCAATATGTACGGTGTGGACGCCGACGGTGATGAGGTCCTGTTCACTCACGACCACATCCAGCCTCGCTCGAAAGGCGGCGCCGATCACATTGACAACACCCAAACCATGTGCGGTCCCTGCAACTGGACCAAAGGAGCAAACTGATGAAAAAGATTCTCATGCTGGTAGCTGTACTGTCCCTGGCGGGCTGCGGTGCCTTTGACCGTTCCGTCGCTGCCTGGACTGGCAAAGCCGAGTCCTGCGTTGATGGCGTCACCTACCTGCAGTTCACTTCGGGCGTGACTGTGAAGTACACCCCTGAAGGCAAGGTTGCGACCTGCAAGTAAACCCATTCAAAATCCTGTGAGGTGTGAAATGCAATATCGTGTACTGATGGAAGACCAAGTCAACGGCAAGAAGTTCAACTTCGCTGTCACTGTCGACGTTGAAGCAGGACCTACCGCTGCCCACAGCTACACCTATGCAGCGCTGAAGGCTTCTGCGGAGTTCCCTGAAGCCCGTGTCATCGAAACTCGTTTAGTGGAGGTGGTAGATGTCGCTGCTTGAAGAGATCAAACAGTCGCGTGAAACTGCGCGCCTGCGCAAAGACGGCCACCTGAAGACCGCCTACGATCTGATGACCCTGGTTATCGGTGAGTGTGAACGCCTGGGCAAGGCTGTTGATGACGCAACTGTCATCCAGATCATCCGCAAGATGAAGGCTGGCGTTGATGAGTGCCTGAAGCTGGCTCCTACTGAAAAGCTGGAGAAAGAAAGCTTCTTCCTCGGGTCGATGCTGAACAACTATGCGCCCAAGCAGCTGACCGATGATCAGATCATCATGCGCATCCAGCAGAACGGCATCACTAACATGGCAGATGCCATGAAGTGGCTGAAGGCCAACGTCGCCGGTCAGTACGATGGCAAGACCACTTCGGCACTGTTGAAGAACCACTTCGCTAAGTAGGAGCTCGCCATGCGTAGCCGTTTTGCAAACCCTGACTACGAACCAACTCGCTCTATCGACCCGTTCGAACGTGTTGCAGAAGAGATGGTTCGCAAAGGCGACATGGCGTGTGAACCTGGCGATGACTTCGACGATGAAGAAGCTCGTCGAGCCCAGGACGAATACGACCAGGCTTGATAAGTAGATGATGGTGGTTTTATAACAAAAGAGTTTAAAAATTTGTTGTAGAACCACCTCATTAGAAATTAGACTACACTAAATAAACGTACAGAAACAAAGTTCAGGGCGTTTGAAGTCGAGTGGTCGAAGACGGCGGGCTGTAACCCCGTACAACGATACATCCCAGGTTCGAATCCTGGAGCGCCCACCAATTACGAAGCAAGCAAGGCGGCAGAATAGGGCAAACGGGCAACCGTTCGAATTTGACGCAGTTGGTGCACTAGGCTGTTCGAGACAGCATGCTTCACCCTGTTGTAGCGAGATAGAGGAGCTTGGTCGTCCTCGCTGGGCTCATAACCCGGAGATCGCAGGTTCAAATCCTGCTCTCGCAACCAGTTTGTTCCCACTTAGCTCAGTTGGTAGAGCGCACGGCTGTTAACCGTGTGGTCCCTGGTTCGAGTCCAGGAGTGGGAGCCAATTTCGACTGAAGAGACAGTGAACTCTGTCCCGGTCAACCTTGTAAGTGCAGTGGAAGGTAGGCTTAGAAGCAGCCATCCTTTAAAGAGTGGGACGAAGTAACAGAGCATGTGACTATAACCTATCTACCACCATGGTAGGTAAGGCAGCACGGTTAGCACACTGTTGCGGATAGTAGAGAGGCACCCCGGAGACGGTAAGGCTGAACTTCCCTTTGGCGTAGAAGCGCACCACTGCACCCCCTTTTTCACTCGGTGTAGCTCAGTTGGTAGAGCGCTTGCTTTGGGAGCAAGAGGCCGTTGGTTCGAGACCAGCTACCGAGACCAGTTTTGGGACGCTAACTCAGTTGGTTAGAGTATCGGCCTTTTAAGCCGAGGGTCCTGTGTTCGAATCACAGGCGTCCCACCATATTCAGTGTAGAGAGAACTTGGGTTCAACTCCCTTGTCTCGGAAGGCCCGCCTATCTAACAGGGCTGATAGCTTACGCATAAGGTTAAAGCGCTCTACACTGAACCGATTAGTTCCCGAGTCATCACCGGCCTAACACTGCATGCAGTGGCCCAAACAGTGATGAGAACAGCCATGCCGAGCTCGGTAGTGCATGGCCACCAAACCGCACGGTGTAAAGTGGGCTGTGGTAAGCTCAAGCAGCGGTAAATCGCCAACCGATAAGCCTTGGCATGCTTCAAAACTGCCAATTGAATTCAGTATAGGGACGTCGATATGTCGCGCAGTGTAAGAGGCTCCAAAGGTGGTCATTGTGAGTACTGGGGTAAGCGTGCGTTGAGCCATGCGATCCCAGGTCCGTTCACCAAGAAGCTCACTGCGAGCATCGAGCGTCAGCAAAGTCGCAAATTGGTATTTGATGAGCTTCAACGTTTAGGTGATGACAGTGATGATCAAGGTAACGGCTCATGCCAAACAGCGCTTCAGAGAGCGCTTCCGTCTTCAGTTCAACCCTGAGATTTTCAGGGGCGGTAACGAAGCCTACATGCTTCGCAAGTTGTTCCGTGAAGCCAAGTCTGTTGACTTCGCGCTTCGCCAGTGTCCAGGTCGTTACAATGCGCTGTGCGTCAAGCATGGTCGCAAGGTGAGGATCTCGAAGGTTCGCAACATAGTGTTCGTTCACTCTGAAGTGAGCGATGAGACGGTCATCTACACCGTCCTTCAAGAAGGTAGTTACCTCGCGGACATGAAGTTTTAAAAGAAGTGTTTACATCGGCGGCGTACCGCTCTACAATACGCCGCATAGACAACGTACACAGGACACACCAAGTGAAGATCTACTATTCGGAAATGACTTTCAACGCTGACGTATCTTCCACAGACTTCGTCGGTGATGCCACCAGCGTCTACGAGACAATGGAGCTGATCAAAGCGGATCATGCACAACGGATGGAACGCATCAAGGCTGCTTGGGAGAACACCTTTGAGTGCCCATGGCCAGGTTCGCTGGAGCTCAAGAACTGCATGATCGACATGGTCAAGCGTGGCAACGAAACGCTTGTCACCACTGGGTCGGATATCAGCTTGTACATTATCCGCCCATAAACAGTTACACGCCGGTATAGCTCAGATGGTAGAGCGCTTGCCTTGTAAGCAAGATGTCGCGGGTTCGATTCCTGCTGCCGGCACCAGTCAACGGGCTACATGGTTGGCTTTCATGCCATGGGGTTAACACCATACATGCAAGGTCGAGGGTTCGATTCCCTTATTGGCCCACCTAATATACGTCAGTAGTTCAATTGGCAGAATGGCGGATTCCAAATCCGTTGGTTGTAGGTTCGACTCCTACCTGGCGTCCCATTTCGTGAAGAGGTAACGTATGGCACCAAATGATGACATCCTCGGCTTCTTCCAGGAGTTTGCTTTCCTCAGCAACTTCTTCGAAGCGCCGTTGGTGTACAAAGGTATCAACTGGCCAACTTCGGAACACGCCTACCAGGCCATGAAGGTTGATGGCCAAGATGTGTGGGTTGAGTTTGCTGCACTGGAAACGCCAGGTGAAGCCAAGCGCCTTGGTCGGAAGGTTCCTGTCCGCTTCAACTGGGAGCACTTGAAGGACGATTTCATGTACCAAATCGTTCTGGCTAAGTTCGAGCAGAACGAAGACCTGAAGAAGCTGTTGCTTGCTACAGGCAACCGCAAGCTTGTCGAACTGAACTACTGGGGCGATAAGTACTGGGGTATGGTGCGTGACGCCAATGGTAACCTGGTTGGCAAGAACAAGTTGGGTGAGATTCTCATGCGCATCCGCAGTAACCTTCGTGGTGAAGGGTTGTGCTTGTAACAGGGTTTGCAGTTTCCGGTGAAAGTATCAGGTTCAATTCCTGACGCAGTGTGAAGCTAGCCGTTGTTCGACGGGAGGCCAACGGCTTAGCTCTGCAACACGCTGCGCCCACGGTGGGATTAAGACTTAGAACTGAGGGTTCAACTCCCTCCGCTGCATACAGTTTAAGGTGTCATGGCCGAGTGGTCGATGGCGACGGTCTTGAAAACCGTAGGTGGGGGAGACCTGCCCTAGAGTTCGAATCTCTATGACACCGCCAAATCGTGTTAACTGAAGTAGAGAAGTAGATGGCTGCAAAGAACGATGTAACCGGCGACAGCATCCAGACCCGCGTGAACAGCAAAGCTTACGCAGACAACTGGGATGCCATCTTCGGCAAGAACAAGCCTAAGCAGGATGAACCTGCTGCGGTAGAGTCGCAAGAAACCAAACCTGAAACTGATCAACATTGAAAACTGGAGATACACAGATGACCATCCGCACCAACGATGCTTCCGGCGAGTTCAAGCCATTCGAACGCCCTGCTACTCCAAGCGGTCGTCACCCACGTTCGCGCGTCGGCGCCACTGCCAAGAAGCGCAAGCGTGAGATGTCGCGCCGTGAGGCCCCTGCTGCTCCTGCGCCAGCCAAAGGTGGTAACACCAAAGGCAATGGCAAGAAGAAGTAAGACGCCCCTGCAAAAGGCCCACACTGTGGGCCTTTTCTACGACTGATAAGGAATGATAGGCATGAGCACAACACTGAACAAGGTTACAGCCGCCCTGGCTGAACAGCTGGGTCTCAACGCAGATGAGATCAACATCCTCGAGCCCATCCACGAACTGGGTACCGACTCGCTCGATAACATCGAGATCATCATGCGCCTGGAGGAGGATTTCTGCATCGAGATCCCAGACGAATTCGCTGATAAGTTCGTCAACGCAACTGTGATGGACGTCGTACGCGCAATCGACAGCGACCTGACCATCGAGCCTCCATCGGCTGTAGCGCCTGTGGTTGCGTTCAAGTCGCAGGGTTGCACCTTCCAGCAGATGTTGGAGAAGGTTGACCCGGAGAATCACGAACAGCACGTCATCGGCGTGCTGGGTGACATCACGGTAACTGTCGATAAGCACTTCGCATCGGTGAAGGTCGATGGCAGCACTGTGCTGACCCTGGACCGCTCCAACGGCAACCTGGAAGACCTCTGCCGGCTGCTGATGAAGTCGTCCACTAAGTAGTACGCAAGTAGAACGCTGAACTGTCCTAGAGGAGGCTGTATGGTAAAAGAGCTCGTCTAGTTGCGTTACCCGCCTGTAGCAAGGCCCAGCCAGTGTGCGGTAAGAGGGTTTAATTCAGTGTAACCAACAAAAGCCCGTTTTCGGGCTTTTGTTTTGATAAGACTACCAGTATACTGTGTCCATGCAGTAAACAACCACAGTGAAGAGGTACTACATCATGAACGCAGTAGACGCCAAGGTCGGAATGAAAGTGAAGGTGGACACCACTAACCCGCTCAAGCGACTGAGTAATGGTGTAACTGGTAAGATCACCAAGATCATCCCAGACCCTACAGACAAGCTGATGGGCTACAACATTCTCGTAACCTTCGACGCCAAATGTAAGGCAGGAAAAGGTAACGTGTTCAAGGCCAGTGACCTGGTTATCATCAAGTAAAAAGTTTTGCAGAAGGTGTTGACACCAACCAACACCTTCTGTAAATTAAGCCTCACACAACGCAACAACGTGAACAACCACTACATCATGAAACAGGAAGAGTAAGCGCAATGAGCGATTTCAAACCGTTTGGCCAAGCTGTCCAGCATCTGTTCAACCAATTCATCAACGCCGACAAGAACAAGAACCAGATGTTCATCGTCGACGTGGCTGGTGACGATCTGTGGGCTCACTACCTGGCGTCCTTCCCGGCCGGCACCAACCCAATCTTCCGTGAGCGCACCGAGCACGACTGTTCGTGCTGCCGCAACTTCGTGAAGAACATCGGCAACGTCGTCTACGTCAAGAACGGCGAACTGATGACCGTCTGGGACATCAACATCGACGACCCAGTGTACTCCGTCGTTGCAAAAGAGATGGCCAAGCTGGTCCGCTCTGCGCCGATCAAGTCCATCTTCCTGGTTGGCGAGTCTTCGTACGGCTCCGCGCCAAACCGCGATGACAAGGCTGACGTGATCTGGAACCACTTCCATGTCGCTGTGCCGCGTGAACGGATCATCCGCAACAACGCAAGCAACGCCATCGGCGAACGCAGCACTGACGTTGCAGTCCTGAAGCGCTCGGTTACCGAAATCACTGCCGACTCGATCGAAGTGGTGTCAGACCTGATCGCATCGAACTCGCTGTACCGTGGCGCTGAACACAAAGGCACCGTCGCCGGCCTGAAAAAGTGCCAGGCTGAATACGCCAAGCTCAAGACCGAGCGTGAGCGCGAACTGTGGCTCTGGAACACCGCGACTCCGGCAACTCGCTACCGTGGCACTGTTATCGGCACCCTGCTGGTAGCTCTGTCTGAAGGCGAGGACCTGGAATCGGCAGTGAAGTCCTTTGAAAGTAAGGTCGCGCCGCAGAACTACAAGCGTTCGACTGCACTGGTCACCCAGAAGATGATCGACGCAGCGTCGAAGAAGGTTGAAGAACTGGGTCTGGAAGCATCGCTGCAACGTCGTTACGCAGTGAAAGAAGACATCTCGGTCAACGACGTGCTGTTCGTCAACCGTGACGTCAAGCCGAAGCTGCTGGGTGGTGCCTTCGACTCCATCGCGCCGACCAAGCAGAACGCGCCTGAACTGAAGAACGTCGAAACCATCAGCGTCGCTGACTTCCTGGCCAACGTGCTGCCGCGGGCTACCGAGGTGGAACTGTTCGTCAAGTCGCAGCACGCCAACAACTTCGTGAGCCTGGTTGCACCGGCCATCGCCGACGCCCAGCCACTGTTCAAGTGGGGCAACGCCTTCTCCTGGTCGTATGACGGCGAAGTGACTGACTCCATCAAGGAGCGTGTCAAGGCTGCAGGCGGTAAGGTTGACGGTGCCCTGCGTGTGTCGCTGTCATGGTTCAACGGCGATGACCTCGACCTGGCTGTCATCAAGAACGGCGGCGAGCGTGTGTACTTCGGTGACCGCAACCGTTTCGGTGCTGCGCTCGACGTTGACATGAACGCCGGCTGTGCAACCAACAGCACCAACCCAGTCGAGAACATCGTCTGGTCGAAACATCCGCAGAACGGTACCTATACCGTCGAAGTCAACAACTTCAATCAGCGCTCGACCTCGAACGCTGGGTTCGAAATCGAAGTCGAGTTCGGTGGTCGCGTGTTCAGCTTCGCGCAACCAAAAGGTCTGCGACACAAAGAGCGCGTTTCCGTTGGCACCATCACCGTCCGCGGTAACGAGATCACTGTCCATGGCCTGAAGGAAGGTAGCGCTTCGATCGAGAAGTGGGGCGTGACCACCGAACAGTGGGTTCCAGTCGACATGGTAATGCGCTCGCCTAACTTCTGGGAAGGCAAGCAGGTCGGCAACGAACACCTCTTCTTCATGCTGAAGGGCTGTGTCAATCCGGACAGTACTCGCGGTTTCTACAACGAGTTCCTCCGCGACGACCTGAACGAACACCGCAAGGTCTTCGAACTGCTGGGTAGCAAGCTGAAGGCTCCGGCCAGTGAAAACCAGCTGAGTGGCATCGGCATCTCGACTACCAAGAAAGAGTCGATCACCGTTCGCGTCAAAGGCTCCGTCAACCGCGTCCTGAACGTTTCGTTCTAAACGCCAACAACTTACTGAAGTTCTTACTGAAAACTGAAGGAAACTGAAAATGACCACTACCACCGATCTGTTCCAAGTCGCTTCCCGTCAGAAGCTGCGTTTCAACTCCAAAGTGGGCGAACTGGCCACCGAGGACCTGTGGGACCTGCCGCTGACCCATGCGACCAAAGTCAACCTGAACGACATCGCCGTCGGCCTGCACAACCAGCTGAAGGACACCCAAGTCAGCTTCGTGTCGACCACGCCGAACGCTGTCAACGCTACCGCTCAGCTGAAGCTCGACATCGTCAAGCATGTTATCGCCGTTCGCCAGGCTGAAGCTGCTGCCGCCCAGGACGCTCTCCAGCGCAAGCAGAAGCGCCAGGAACTGGACGAGCTGATCGCTCGCAAGCAACAAGGCGAGCTGGAAGGCAAGTCCCTGGACGAGCTGATCGCTCTGCGCGACGCCCTGTAAACTCCAGGCAGCTGCAACAAGTGAAGCCCGTTTTCGGGCTTTACTTGTGACTAGATTATCAGTACAATACCTCCACGCACTCAACTGCGTATCACTTATCATGGAGGTTTCACGTGAAGAACAAAAAGGTAATCGACCTGTCCAGTCCTGAGGGTAACGTGTTCTGGGTCCTGGAGTACGTTGTAACCACGCTGCAGGGCCATGCTCGCGAGTCTCTTGAGCACGCCAGGGCTATCCAGCGCTATGTGAATCTCGGCAGCTATGACGCGATTCTCGCGGAGATAGAACGTGAGCACGGTGATGAGGTTGAGTTCATCAACAAATAACCACAAACTCATTCATGATTAAGGGGTTGACTCTAACGGGTCAACCCCTTTATAGTTTGTGCTCTTTACACAAACCACCCAACAAAGGTGACCCTGGATGGCGTCAAAAACTCAGCTCACTGACATGTTCGATCAACCTATCTCGAAGGGTGACTCGTTCATGCGGATCGAAGACAACATCGGAGGCGCTCACCTGCGCTTCTACTTCTTTGCAGGCTTTGCTGCCGACGGCCGTATCATGGTTAAGGAGTATGGTGGTGTGCCGCGTATTATCAAGAAACCTCACTGCAGGCTGCTCAAGCTCGACAAGGCTCACATGCACGCCAAGAATTTCGTTGCACCCCGCATCGAAGATGTCATCAACAAACTGAAGGAAAAACTACAGGCATGAAGATCAGGACAGAAGAAAACCTCTTACTGACCAACGGCAACAACGAGAAGAAGTTCACGATCCAGGCTTCGGCCAAAGCGTTCCAGATCCTCTCCAGTGCGCTGTATTCGCGCAAGGTTGAAGCGATCATCCGTGAACTGAGTTGCAACGCCTTCGACAGTCACATGATGGCCGGCTACCCTGAGCGCCCGTTCACTGTGCATCTGCCGAACGAATGGTCTTCCGAGTTCTATGTCGAAGACTACGGCATCGGCCTCAGTGCAGCTGACGTTGAGAACATCTACACCTCGTACTTCACGTCTACCAAGACTGAAAGCAACGACGTGATTGGTGGCCTGGGTCTGGGCTCCAAGACACCGTTCTCGTACACTGACAGCTTCAACATCCGCACGCGCAAAGATGGCATTGAATGCCACTACAACGCGTACATCAACATGGCGGGTGAGCCTTCGGTGTCGTTGTTGACCTCAACCCCAACCACTGAACCGAACGGCGTGCGCGTCACTGTGCCAGTCAAGATCGACGACTATGACCAGTTCGCCCAGGACGCCAACAAGGTGTACCAGTGGTTCCCTGTGCTGCCCGAGATCGTCGGCCGTGAGCTGAAGGTAGACAACAAGAACGCTATTCGCCTGGCTACTGATGGTTCGTTCTGGGCTACCTACGGCCACGGCAGCTACAACAAGAACATCATCTACGCAGTCATGGGCAACGTCTGCTACCACGTACCCAACGTGGCTGAGACTTTCGCTGCTCACTTCACGAAAGGCGAGCAAACGTTCTTCAAGAACAACTCACTGTACGTCAAGTTCGAGATCGGTGACCTCGACGTTGCAGCTTCGCGTGAAACCATCTCCTTTGACGAGGAGACTGAAAAGGTCTTCATCAAGCGCGTTCAGGACGTTATCCGACTGTTCAGTCAGGAGACCCAAGACAAGCTGGATAGCGAGATCACCACTGTCATCGATGCCATCAAACTCGTGCAGGACACTGTAGGTCTCTGGGCCCACGATATGTTCAGCTACAAGGGCTCGACCATCGAGGTTTGGGGTAAGACGTCGTTCATGTCAACCATCCTCGACACCGACAACAACGTTGGTGATATTGAGTACTTCGAAGACTTCTACTTCGGTCGGAACAACCGTGGTTACGTCAAGCGCCACAGCACGGACTACCCCAGCTACCACACTTTCACCAAACTGAACGGTAAGAAAATCATCGTTCTGATGGGTGATGACAAAGGGTATCAGCGCGTTGCTCGACAGCTCGCTGACCCTTACATGGTTTATGCTGTGTTCTTCACCAAGAAGGTGATCCCGGACTCAATGCGTGATAAGCTCACTGAAGTCTTTGGTAGCTACATCGAGTTCATGGTAGCTGCCGACGTCATCGAAGCTGATCGCATCAAGCGCAAGGCTGAGCGTGATGCTCAGAAGGCGTTGCTGGGCCCGACTGAGCGCAAAGCAGTCACTAACCGTATCACCAAGGAAGAACTGCGCTGCCGATTCTTCCTGGCGAAGGATAGTGCCGGTTATCCAACCTTTGGTGAGAAGGTTATCACTGCAGACGACCTGACGTTCCTCAAGTACGTTATCATCGCCGACTGGTACAGTGAAGGTGAGATCAAAACGTCTGTGATGGACGACAACGGCAAGGAAATCACGGTCACTGTGGCGACCAATAGTGAGCAGACGATGTACAACATCTGCCGAGCTCTGGGTCTGGACGCGCTGGTCATCGTCAAGAAGGAAACTCACAACAAGGCGCTGAAGCTGTTTGGTGATAGTGTCACTGAAGTAACTGCGTTTGATGAAGACTTCCTGATGGATGCAGCTACACACTATGGGCTGAACTTCTGGAACAGCGAGTGCACACTTGAAAACTTGCTGGCAGCTGCAATCAGCGCAGAAATGGGTGAAATTTACGACCTTATGGTGCGTGAAGGTCTGAAGTATGTTGCAGAGAACCCTGACTGTGAACTTGTGAAGTTTGCAGAGAAGGCCAAGGCATTGTCTTCATACACGAACTGGAACTCGATACCCCACAACATCAGACGGACTATCAGCGTCAAGGACCGTGTTGCGGACATCAAAGCGTCTGTCACTACTATCACTGATGCTGTCCAGGACCGTTATCCGATGTTGTTCACTCCTGATGACTGCTATGCCGTCAAGCGGTACATCCAGTTGGTTGATAGTGTCGAAAGTGCAAAAGAAGTTGAACAACCGGTTGTAGAAGAAGAGTAACACCCATACACTAAGCGCCTGTTTACATCAAACTAAATGAAACTGAGGAACACTGAATGACTACTGCAAGCCTGACCACCAAGATCACTGCTCGCGACATGATCGCTGCGGGTACTCCGCGTTCGCAAGTTGCTGCAAGCCTGGGTGTGTCTGTTCGCACCATTGGTCGTTGGTTGGAGCAACTGGCAGCGGATGGTGACAAGAGCACCGCTGCCGCCAAGCCTGCTCAAGTGAAGAAGCCAGCCAAGAAAAAGAAGAAGTCGAAGAAGACCGTCACTGTCACTGCTGACAGCCCTGAGCAGGTGAAGGCTCTGGTTGAGACCTTCAACCAACAAGTCGATGACGACGTCGAGTACCGCGTCCTGGCCACCCGCAAGTCGATCAGCCTGACCCGCCTGGTGAACGGCGCTGTGGATGACTCCACTGTTGTCGACAAGTCGTCTCCAACTTTCGACGACATCTTCAAGCTGATCGCTGAAAGCGGCATGGCCCAAGAAGCCCTGGAAAAGGCTTACCACCTGTCGCAGCCGAAGAAGATGGTCGAAGGCTTCACCAAGGGCAAGTTCAAGGTCGACGTCGTTCGCGGTGCCATCACCTACACCCCGGACAGCGGCGTGCCGTTCGACATCAGCGGCAAGCTGAGTGCGCGCATCATCGACACCATCAAGAAGGACGGTGAGGCTGGTGCCGAAACCCTGTTCAACTTCCTGGACAAGCTGATGCTGAACCCAAGCAACCGTTCGGTCAACGAGCTGTATGGCTTCCTGCAGCACAACGACATCGAACTGGCTGCCGATGGTGACTTCTACGCCTGGAAGGTCGTCCGTAGCACCTACATGGACAAGCACTCGAACACCATGGACAACTCCGTGGGCAAGGAAGTTCGTGTCGCTCGCAACCAGGTGAACGAAGACAGCGACGTGACCTGCTCCTATGGTCTGCACGTCTGCGCCAAGTCATACATCAGCCACTTCTCGAGCAACGGCGACCGCGTTGTTCGCGTGAAGGTCAACCCAGCTGACGTGGTAGCCATTCCGAAGGACTACAACGACAGCAAGATGCGCTGCGCAGGCTACTTCGTCGAGTCCGACGTGACTGACACCTTCTACAAAGAGGTGAACCGCTACTAATCAGTAGCAAGGCAAAAGAAAAAGGCGCTTCGGCGCCTTTTTTGTGTTTTAGTGCTTGACACCTACCCTACCTTATCATATTATACACACATAGAGCAACAACACACCAAACACAGTGAAGAAGGTAGACATCATGAAAACTCAAACTTTCGTTCGTAACAACATCACCGTAACTTTCCCAGCTGGTTACAAAGACGTCAACGCCTACCTGGCAACCCTGAAGGTCAACCTGAAGCTTGCACAGGGTCCTGCCTTCGCTGGTTCGAAAGACAAAGCCAAGCAGGCTAAAGGTCAGCAGCTGATCACCACTATCACTGCACAGATTGCTGAAGTGGAGAAGGCCCTGGCCTAATCAGCTTCACCCTAACAAAGGCGCTCCGGCGCCTTTTGTTTTGGCTCATAAATAGGTTTACCTACCAAAACCAACCAGGATTTACCTTATGAGCACCAGAGCACCCGCTTTCCTTAACAAGCCCGTTCACTCGGGTACTGTAGTCGCAACGGCACGCGGCTGGGTGGTAGAAGAAACTGGCGAACTGCTGGTCAGTGTCAAGAACCTCGACAAGCGTATCAGCGAATACCTGGGTAGTGTCATATCCCTGGTTCCGCCAGTGCTTGAAGAAGTTGTGGCTCCTGTCCAAGAAGCACCAGCTGCCATTGACGTCAAGGCACTGATCGAAAACCTGCCTGACACTCCACTGCCAGTTCCAGATGCAGTCATCGCCCCTGAAGCTGCTGTAGTTGCACCAGTGGTCGATGCTGTTGTGGTTGCCGAAGCACCAGCTGATGTACCTGCTCCTGTAGTAGATGCCGTCGTGGCCCAAGCTGCACCAACACCAGCAGTTGCACCTGTTGACCCAAACGCACCAGTGCCAAAGCGTCGTGGCCGTCCACCGAAAGTTCGTCCTGAAGCTGAGCAACCTGCACCAGTAGCGGCCCAGTAACCCATGAAGCTGACAGAATCAAACTTCCGCCTTTATGCGGCCAAGAGCTATGACAACCCGTTCTGCCTGACGGAGGCGGAGTTTGAGTCTGATCTGTTCAAAGCGAGCATGATCAAGAAACTGATTACAAACTACCTGTCTCTGGGCAAAGACAACACCCGGCTTCTGGTCAACACTGTGATCAGTTTCTTCAACGTGTTTGAGCACCACGCAGCAACAGAGATCCTCAAGTTCAAGCTGTTCGATCATCAAGTTGAATATGCGAACTCTGTGCTGCTGTTCCTTTCACTACCGATGATCGAGCCACAAGCGTTCAACTCCAAGTTCTTGATTGAGGTACGAAATGTCTATTCTGAGTCTGTCTGACTTTGCAGTGCTGAAGCTGCTTGAGTCTGAGATGGCTGCCAACACCACATCAGGTGTCGCTGCTGCTGATAATCCGTTCCGAACGGGTAGCATCGCAGGCCACAAGTTCGTCGAGGTTGACCACGCCACCTACACCAAGTGTCAGTTTGGTAAGGTTCCGTATGCCAAGTGGAACGGCTACATCGAAGACGAGCAACTGCGCACCTTCATCCAGAAGCACTACTCAACTGCCAAGACGCTGCTGGTAGTGAACAAGGACAGTGGTGCCGCTGCCTTCCTTCGTCGTCCAAAGGGGCTGTGAAATGATAGAGCTTATCAAGGGTAAACTTACCGCAGTCATGGCTGTCGTGTGTGCGTCGCTATTGGCACTAGCGATAACGTTCGGTGTGTTATACACTAAGCAAGTAGAGACAACGGCAGAAGTCGCCAGCAACCTCAGCACGCTCCAAGATAAGTTCGACGACCTGGAGGAGCGTATCAAGGCTGATAAGGAGGCTCGCCAGAAGCTCAACGCGCAGACTGCAGCATCGACGCAGAAGTTCAACGACACCAAGCGTGGCCTTGAACGTTTCACTGGTCGTGAAGATGTGCTGCGCGCTAAGCCCTCGTTGACAGAGAAGATGATCAACAAGAGCTTCAACGCATTCACTGATGAAATTTCGTGCACCACTGGAGACTCAACGCCATGTTTGCCAAGAAAGCCCTAATCGTTGCAGCAATGCTCGCGATGTTCGGTTGCTCGAGTTCTGAGACTATCTCGGATCCGCCACTGCCGACACCTATCAGCCCATACACCTTCCATTGGAAAGTGATCCCGACTGATGGTCGTGTTTACGTCGCCCTGCCGTATGACGAGTCCCTGCGCCTCCGTGTGATGATGGAAGACATGACCCGTTACATGCGCGATGCAAACGCCGTCATGTGCTTCTACCGCAAGGCGCTTGAAGAGCCCCGTTGCCTCCAACTTGAGAACACTGCCAAAAAGTGACACCAGGGGAATGTGATGAAAACTTTGATTATTGTCTTCCTGTCGCTGCTCCTCCTCACGGGCACTGACGTTCGTCCAGTGTTCAGTCAAATGTTCAGGGCGCTCAGCTATGTGGCCGAGTTCCCTGACAATCCTCCTCCACACAAGCCTGCGCGTGTTGTAGTGCCAGAGGAACCAACGCAGGAGCCTATGGACCTGCCGTTCCTGGAGTCGCCTACTGCCAGCACTATCGAGGACCTGACGCTCGACCAGGCACTCGAACAAGCGGAGACAATCCAAATTGGAATCGAAGCTGAACGCAACAAATAATCAAAAATATGTGTGAGGTAGGGTTGACACCTTACCTTGCACGTCGTACTATACACACATGAAGAGCAAAACGCTCACACAGTGAAGAAGGACTACATCATGAAAGCAGCCAAAGTCAACCACACCAAAGGCCTCGAAGCAGCAATGGGCATGAGCTTCTACAAGCTCAACAAGCTGCGCGCTGAGTGGACTGTGCTTAAGAAGGCGCGCCAAACTGATACTCCTCGCTTCGCTGAAGTAAAAGCCCTCGTTGACGCTGCTCACGCTGCCATGCAACAGTACCGCGAAGAGCACAACATCGACGCCTTCGGCAAGCCACGCATTCCTGGCGTCAAGTACGCCTAACCTACCCTGTGAAGCCTGGAGACATATCATGAGCAGCGCCGCCCGCATCAAGTACGAAAACCTCCAAGACGAGCTGAAAGCTATCGAAGCTCGTACTGGCCTGTACCTGGCAGACGAAAGCGTCGATCGTGAAAACCTCTCGGCTGAAATTGCTGCCCTGTGGGAGGTCAACTGGGCTCCCGCAGAGTACTGGGTTGAAATGCATCGTCAAGCCTGCAGCGCTGCCGGTATGCGCGCAGAAGAAGCAGGCTTCGACATCAACGAACTCATCGGTCGCGTCATCTACTGAGGAATCCTGTCATGGCTAACAAACCTTCGCAGTACAAAGTCATCCTGCACGGCAATGGCTATGCAGTCGTTGGCCGTCACACGAACCGCATGGTGTCTCAAGGTGGCGGCCTGACTCGCGAACAAGCACGCGAAGTCCGTGACCTGCTTGAGGAGCACACCATGGACACTCACGAGTCGTTCAAGGGGTTCTATGGTTAAGCTTACCTGCAAGTTTGCGTGTCGTTTCCTTGTGGCCTATGGTGTTACAATGGCCATCTTAATGTCCACAGCCTGGAGCTAACATGAACAAGTTTCGGCAATACCTGTACACTGGCAGCACCATTCTGTATGACGGCGTGTTGGCTAGCGTCTTTGTTGCAGCTCTGGTTGCTGTTGTCTACTCCTTCCGCGGCATTGGGTGGCTCGGATGACAACTTGGCAAATGGAGTACTACACGCCCGAAACTGGGCGCATCTACTTCACCGTTCGCGCTGCAACCTTCGAGGAAGCAGTGCAGAAGGGTGAAACTATCATCCGCAACCTGCGCCGTGTGGGCACCTATGAAAAGTTTAGCTGAGCTGGAGGCTGAAAACGCTGAGCTCAAGCAGCTAATCGATGAAAACTTCATCGAGGCTGTCATGGCTTGGGGTATGGTGCTTGGTGTGCATGAAGAAAAGAACGCTGACCGAATCAGCAAGTTGGCGGCAGCACTGAAGCGCTTTTACGAGCTCTGCGGCCACGTCTATCCTGAGGAGAACAATAATGATGTGTGCACCTGAAGCAGTATTGGCAATCGACATGGTGAAGATTTTCGTACTGGGTGGGCTGCTGGTGTTCGTCCTGCAACAATTGGCTAAAAATAATCAAAAGAAGGGTTGACACGCCTGTGCTATGGCAGTAATATACGTCCATAGCAACAAACAACCACACAGTGAAGCAGGTACTACATCATGGCAAATCTCGTAATCATCACCAACGACAAGAATCGCGTTTCGGTAGACTCGGTTGAAGGCGCTCGCGTAGCCTACGACAAGTGGGTCAACGGCCGCATCCTGTCGTCGCGCTCGTACAAGGCGGTACCGGTCATCGATGTCGACGCCAAGAAGGTCCTGGGCTTCTTCTCTGTAAACGGTGAGTACTGGTCGGTAGACGCCATCGGCAACGACCGCACCCTCCGCTCCCACTTTGAACTGTTGAGCGAGCGCTTCTTCAACAAGCACCTGTAACACCACAAGTTTCGTAACCGCTGGGCCTAGAAATAGGCCCAGCTTAATTTTGTGATGAGGAAAAGATAATGAGCAACGCAGATAAGCGCAGTCCTGCAACCGACGCCCTCGAAACCTTGGGCATGATCCACTTCAAAGAAGAAGCCCGCGACGCCATTCACCTGGCTGTTGAACCTGTGGTAGCGGGTTGCGCGCTTGAAGTAGGGCAACGGATTGGCATCATTGATGGCAAAGCATGGCCCGCTGGTTCGAACATCAGCAGCGACGTTCGTGTACCTTACCACGGCATCGTTGATCCATTTCTGCCCCGCGGCCCTTACGGAGGTGAATCCTTCTGGTTCGTAATGGCCCCGCGCATGGTGCAGTCGCTGCGTCACGTCTGGGAACATCCTGATTTCCCTAAAGGAGAGTGAAATGCTTCCACAACCGAACCACGTTCCGTATCCACCAGAAGAACATGACGCACGCCTGAAAGAAGGTTGTGTCATCGCGCAAGCTTACGAGTGGATCGCTGCGTATGCGCTCAACCTGACCCAAGACGTTGAAGATGGCAACCGGCACCGCGACTACGAATGCAGTCCAGTTACGGTTGACGACCTCATGGACGCAGCCGACTCGCATCAAGGTGATGGCTGGGGCGACTACATCGTCCGCGGTGGTACCTTCGAAGGTGAGTATGTGGATCCAACCTTCTGGACCAAGTACGCCATCCTGCGTGAAAAAGAGCTTGATGACGTCAAGCAAGATTCCTTCTTTAGCTGCTCCTGCTGAGGTGAACTGATGAAACGCTATATCCTGCCTTTGTTGGCTGCTGTCCTGCTGACTGGTTGCGAGTCGCAAGAGGGCGCACAATTCAAAACCCAGCGCAACGCAGAACACCCCACTGTGGTTGCCAAGCTTCCTGATGGTCGCGAAGTGAAACGCATCAAGGTGGTGAATGCTGATATGCACGACCACTATGTCTACTTCATCGAGCGCGCTGACGTTTCCACCAACTACAAAGTCAGCCAGGGCAAAACCACTCGCAATGAAGCAACTTCATCGTTCGGAGAATACTGATGGGTGATCTCATTGGTGTACTAGTTATCGGTATCATTGCGTTCTGCGTTGGTGCTGGTTACGGCCACCAAAACCTCGCTGACACTATTTCAGCTGACTGCAGCAACAAGCGCGGGTTCAAGCTGGCCAACGTCAACTACGACTGCCTCCCGCTTTCGTTTGAGCGTGAAGGTAAACAATATCAAATCATTCTGGAGCCAACCAAGTGAGCAAGCAAAGTTACGAAATGATCCCACACATCGATACAGTCGGTGCGCCGATCAAGGCCTGGACCAAAGGTGTCTACGTTGAAGAAGGCGCCAAGCAGCAACTGCGCAACGTCGCCACGCTGCCGTTCATCCACAAGCACCTGGCTGTGATGCCTGATGTGCATTGGGGCATGGGCGCCACTGTAGGCAGCGTCATTGCAACCAAAGGCGCAATCGTTCCTGCTGCTGTCGGTGTTGACATCGGCTGTGGCATGATCGCGCAGGAAACTTCTCTGGTTGCGCGCAATCTGCCTGACAGCCTCGCAGCAATCCGCAGTGACATCGAGCGTGCTGTTCCGCATGGCTTCGTGTCGACTCCCGGTCGTGCCAAGAGCGGCAGCTGGATCGTTGCGCCAAACTCTGCCATCACGCGCTATCGTGAACTGGCTGAACGCTACAACCGCATCGTCGAGAAGCACCCGATGATCGACCACAAGAGCCCTCTGAACCAGATGGGTACGCTTGGTGGTGGTAACCACTTCATCGAACTCTGCCTCGATGAGCGTGACCATGTCTGGGTGATGCTGCACTCGGGTAGCCGTGGCCCTGGCAACAAAATCGGTCAGTACTTCATCGACAAGGCCAAAGAAGAAATGGCCCGCCAGTACATCCATCTGCCTGATAAGGATCTGTCCTACCTGGTGGAAGGGTCAACACTGTTTGATGACTACTGTGAAGCGGTAGCCTGGGCTCAGGACTACGCAATGCTCAACCGTCTTCAGATGATGGAGCTGGTCCTGGGTGTACTGCGCAAGCATCTGCCGGCGTTCACTTTGCAGAAGCATGCAGTCAACGCTCACCACAACTACATCTCGAAGGAGCATCACTTCGGCGCTGATGTGTTCGTGACTCGCAAGGGTGCTGTGAGTGCGCAAGTGAACCAGCTGGGCATCATCCCAGGTTCCATGGGCGCCAAGAGCTTCATCGTTCGTGGCAAGGGCAACAAGGATTCGTTCTGCTCGTGCTCGCATGGTGCAGGTCGTATGATGAGCCGTGCTGAAGCCAAGCGTCGTTTCACCGTCGAAGACCATGCCCAAGCAACCCAGGGCATCGAGTGCCGCAAGGACAAAGAGGTCATCGACGAAACTCCGCTGGCTTACAAGGACATTGATGCTGTCATGTTGGCGCAAGCTGACCTGGTTGATGTGGTTCACACCCTGCGCCAGGTTATCTGTGTGAAGGGTTAGAAACCAGTTGTGATCCTTGTGGTGGCTGTACTATAATTTCCTCGTAGTGAAGCAACACAGTCATCATAAGGAGCAACATCATGGCAACGATCAAACCTGTCGAAATCGTCGATGACGAGGAACGTAATGCGTACCTGGTCAACCGCTACGGTGGCGTCACCAAAGCCATCGAAATCGAACATCGCATCTACAACAAGATGCAAGAGCTCTGCCCTGAATACACTGGTGCGTTCTGGCGCATGTACACGGTAGGAAAGCGAACCCCTACCTGGTACATGGCACCAGCCATCAATGATCGCAAGTTGGCCCTCCGCGTGCCTACCAACGGCTACGAAGGTTTGATGAGCGCTGACGCTGCAGGTATCGTAGTGTGCCTGGTCATCCTGAACCAGCTGTGCTGGGAGAACCCTGAGAGCAAGGAGCACTATGACGCATTCGTCAAGCTCCAACAGTTCTCGTGGAACCACAAGGAAGCACCTGCCATCATGGGTGCAATTGACTAACCCCCAACCCAGGGCGTCCATCCGGGCGCCCTTCAACCTAGAGGTGATTTTTGTGAATATTAGTAGCACCAGCTGGCACTATCGTTTCAACAAGTTCGTCCAGGGGCATTCGTTCAGCGACCGTGCGCTGCGTGGTCAGTTCACGACCTGCAGCTATATCCGAACGCTGATCTTCTCGATGATCTCAGGCGCTACCAAGGCCGTTGTCACATTCGTCCTTGGCGCCCTGGCTGCAACTTTCGTACTGAGCGGCATCATCGTGCCCATCCTCATCTGGTTCACGGATATCCAGCCTGCTGAACCGTTCGGTCCGTTTGCTCTGATATTCTGGGGCATCGTTGCGTTCTTCCTGCTGTTTGTATTCTGTAAGTACACCAAAGATCGCATCAAGCGCATCAACTGGGATCGCAAGCCGAAAGAGCCCAACATCTTCGTGCAGGCGATAAAGGACAAGCACGACAAGTTCTGCACTCGTGTGAAACGTCTAGCCGTCGTACTTGCACTAACAGCCGCACTTGTTGGCTGTGAAAAGGAGGTAGTGACCTCAAGCAAGCGTATCACTGTCGAAGTGGTAGCCGTTCACTTGAGGTCTAAGTCAAACAGCAAGGTGGACCTGCGTCGCGCTGACGGCTATGTCTATCATGATAAGCGTCTCAGTTGCAACAGGTCGCGGGCGCGCAAAGTCCGTGTCGGTAGCAAGTGGGACATCATCGAGGAGTTCTACACTCGTGGCGGTGAAAACTACATGCGCCTGGTTGGAACTCAAGGCATCTGCACAGGGAGTAACTGAATGAACCTCGGCATCTTTGAAGGTCTGCCATCTGGCAAGTCATACGGCAACCCAACCAACTGGGTTTACGTTGATGATCGTGACTTCGTCGTCGCGTTCTTCGTCAATGAGAAACTCGCTAACGTTCCTGACTTCACCTGGGTGGTGGAATACAAGGACGGGCGCGAAGTGCTGATCAAGCATGACGCCCCTCTCCATTATCCAGTGTTTGGCTTAGACGAGCAGGAGTGGCATGAGTTCAAGCATGAAGCCCTGCCTATGATTGATGAATTCATCAAGACACTGGGCTAAATAACCGTCGCTCATAAATACGTTACCCTATCATAGGAGTAACGTGTTATGCCATCACCCAAATGGGCCAAACAGCCACGCCGCAAAGACAAAACAGTCATCCTGACTGCGCGTGGCTGGATCGTCAATGAAACCAAAGAGCTCTTGGTCTCATGCAAGCAGCTTGCTACTCGCATGGCCAAGGCTCTGGGTATCACCTCTGTCGCCTTCCAGCCCACCAAAATCGTCTTGACTAACGCAGGCACCAACGTCGATCTCGCTTTCGACAAGATCCCTGACTTCGTCAAGTCCCCATCCACCTACTTCCCAGTAGCAAGCGTCTCCTTGGCGCCCACCACTGCAAGCAAGACTGTCGGTCAGACTCAACAACTGACCCCAACTGTCCTGCCTGCCAGTGCGGTGAACAAGAAGGTCACCTACACCACTTCGGACGCTACCAAAGCAACCGTGAGTGCAACTGGCCTGGTAACTGCCGTCGCTGCTGGTACTGCCACTATCACAGTGCACACTGTTGATGGCGACTATACTGATACTTGTGTAGTGACCATCACCTAAGTTATACTGTGCGTCACAGGGCGGTGTAACAGCCGCCCATCACTGAAGCAGGAACTACATCATGACTCAATTCAAAGCAGACGCCATCTCCCAAGCGGATCATGTTGCAGGCGAGATCGGTTACGCCAAGTTCATCTCTGATGCTCCTTTCGGCGCCAAACTCTACCTCGACCCACAGGGTACCATTGCTTCGCTCGAAGCAAAGCTTGCCAAAATGGAAGCACTGGTTCGCGCTGCATACGAAGAAGGCTTCACCGATGGTAGTACTGAAATGTCTGACGACTTCGGTACGGCCCGTGCAGTGTTCTGGGACGCAAGTGAAGCCAAAAAGGAGTTGGAAGCATGAACATGAAAGATTATGAGTCCTACTTCGCCAGCAGCAAGAACCCGCCCAAGGGCTATGGCTCGATTGAAGCTGGTATGCAGGCGCTTGGGTATCGTTCCGAGCGCCTCAAGTACTGGCGTGAAACCCTGGGCACTGCTGGTTACACCCCTGAATGCTTCGCTAACGCTGAGCGTGATGTGGTAGCGAAATTCGGTCAACCGTTCTAATCATTTGTGAGACCTTTGTCATGCGTAAAGTAAGTGAACTCATCCGTCTGGCGGTCGAAAACCCTCTGTACCTAAACGGTGACCAGAATACCAATCATAACACCGGTTTCCTTTGCAACGTCGTTGAGAAGATGCCGTTCACAAAGGCTGAAAAGCGTGCCACACTGAATGCGATCAGCGCTGCGATTGGCCCAAGTAGTGAGACGCTGTTCGGGTTCATGATTGAAAACTACGCGCCCATTTGCGACAGCCCGGTTATGACCCGCGCCAAGATGCATGAACTGATTTGTTCAAACACTTGCCGTCAGCGCAATGACTTGCGCGTGCAGTTCTGGGCAGTGTTGTGCATGGACCTGGTACGGAAGGGCTTGTGATGAAAATGATGAAAGACGTCGGTGAAATCAAGCGTGAATGGTTTCACAACAAGCGCTGCTACGAGGCGTTCGTCTACGGAGCTACCATCGCTCTCAAGCTTATCGAGTTGGAGGAGGCAGGTGCTGTCTTCTTTGATAACGATGGCAGCATCCTTGACGGTAAGTGGGCAGTCGTTCTGAACGGTAAGCGCTCGTGCATTGGCCGAGCCGGCTTTACTGCTATGGGCGATTACCGCGGTATGGTCGGCTATGTCGGTATGGAGTGGGATATCAAAACCGGCAAGTTGTGGGCGTCGAAACGTGAAGTGAATGAGGCATTCAAGCAGGTGCGCTATGTGATGCCTAAGCACTTCCATTCCATCAACGAAATCATCAAGGAACTGAAATGACCAATATCTCTGTACCACGTGAGCTTCTTCAAGAGCTGTTGATCACCAGCCAGCCCAAAAAGAACGTGGATGCCAAGTTCACTCAGCGGGGCGAATCGGCGTTCTACAAGCTGGACAAACTCCTGCGACAACCGGCGCTGCAAGGCGCTGATACGGACCCTGTCGCGTGGCTCGTGTACTACGCCGACGACAATACCTTCCACTGCGTAACACGCGATAAAGCGGTTGCAGAGCGGTATATGAGCATGGCGTATTACGTCTACCCTCTGTTCAAGTTCGAGGGTGCTGACGTTATCATCAGCCTCCGTCGTCAGTTGGAAACCATGACAGCTGACCGCGATGCTGAAAAGGCCATGAAGGCGACTGCACGTGACCAGCGCGACAAGATCCTCAAGAAGTACAACGCACTGCACGACTACAAGCTGCCGCATTACATCAAGCTCAGTGATGAAATGCGTGCAGCCGGTAAGGAAGCGTATGACGATGCTTGCAAGGGTGGTTGCCAAAGCCTCAACGTGCTGGATGCAGTGTACTTCGAAGCAGCTATCCAGCGCTGGTTGAACAACCAGGAAGAGATCCTCGAGCAGCACGAAGTTCAGCAGAACGCATCGCGCACCAAGCTGGTTGAGGCCATCAACCTCCTGGCCCGAACTGCTAAACTCAACCGTGACATTTCACGCACCGGTCTGATGCAAGGCGGCGAGCAGTATCCAAACTCGCTGTGCTGCATCGACCTGGCGCAAGATGTTGAAATGTTCATCAACCAATTCCGTACAAAGAGCTGACCATGACCGAAGTTATCACTATCAGAAAAGACCTGGCCGAGCGCTTGATGCGCTTGCCAGTCAGTACGCACGAGTGTGTCACTACACTGACAGCCCTGCGCCGTACCATGGAACGCCAAAAGAACCTCGTTCGCACGTCAGCCAAGGTTGAGCCCATCCTGGTTGTAGGTGAACTGAAATGGGGCTGCTCTGAAGGCGATGCGTACTATGTGCAGTGTCGTGATGGTGTGCCTGCGCATGTCATCAGTACTGAAAAGCTCGTGATGCCAGTCGCCCAGCACTATCGCATCATGGATGCCATCACTGAGAAGCATAAGGAATCATACCAGGCTGAGCGTTCCAACCTGGCGCGCCAGCGCTGCATCCATTTCATCGCCAACTGCTTGATCGACCAGCATCCGTATGAAATGACGGGCACTGACTACGATTACGAGTCAACGCTACACGACAAGATCAAAGCCCTGCTGGCTGAGCGTGATAATCTGCGCTCACTGCTGGAAGAGGTCAGGACCGACAGTGGCTTTGCTAATCTTTTCGAACCACTGCAAGAAAAGATTACCGCTGCCGTGTAAATGGTAAGCTCGTAATTATGGTGTGGGCGTGTTAATATGCGTCCACATTTTCAACGTGAAGGAACATTTCATCATGACCACCAAAATCATTCTCAAGTTCAACAACCCAACGCTGCGCACCTGGCAGAAGCCTGATGAAGTGTACATGGCGTTCGACAGCGACGGTTACCCATACGGCGTGTCCATCGACAAAGCGCGTGACTTCAAAACTGTTGAAGCTGCCCGTGAGTTCGCCGGCAATAAGGACGACTTCTCGATCATTGAGTTGAAGACCACCTACACTGAAAAGGTGATTGTCCCTACCACGATGTCTGACGATGAACGTCGCAAACAAAACGAACGCGATCGTCTCAGTGCAGAGATCGCTGACCTGCAAGCCAAACTGAAGGCACTGTGATGAACATCAAACCTCAAGAACCCGTCGCTGAAGTGCGTGGGCAGAAGTCTCCACGTCACCCTGAGCACATCTGCAAGTACATCGTACCACTGCTGGATCTGCCTGAAGGCACCAAGCTGTTCCTCAACCCTGACCAGGACATCGTTGAGAAGTACTGGAAGCCTGAAGTCAGCAAGCTGGCTGCTGAGATCCTCAAGCTGAACGCGCAGCTGGCTCAACCTGATGTTGAGATGACCAACGGCGGTGAAGCGGTTGCCTGGTTCTTCCGCCACAACCTCGACACAGGCAATGGCTGGATTGACAACTACCGTGACCTGTCAGACGAGCGCCCGAATCCAGCATCCTATGACTACATGAACGTTCACGAGATCGTTCCGCTGTGCTACAAGGGCGACTTCGATAAGCTGAAAGCCGAGCACGACAAGCTGCGCCGTTGGGAAGAAATGGTGCGCGATACATCCGCTCTGGCTAACAAGCTCGCAATGGTTGAGGCCCAGCTCAACGCAGCAAAAGAAGCCCTGGCCAAGATTGCTGCCATCGAAGACGAACAACACGGAGGCGACTGGGACGAGATTGAAGAAGCTCGCAACATCGCCAACGCTGCACTCACTGAACTGAAAGGAGAACAAGTGTGAACACCTCTCGCCCATACCTGATCCGCGCCATGTTCGAGTGGATCAACGACAACGACTGCACTCCTCACATCCTGGTTGACGCCAACTACAAGGGTGTCGTGGTGCCTCGCGACTTTGTCGCTGACGGTCAGATCGTGCTGAACATCAGTCCTCGTGCGGTTCGCAACCTGATCCTCACCAACGATGTTGTGCGCTTCACTGCAGCATTCAACGGCGTCATGCAGGACATCTACATTCCTGTGATGGCTGTCATGGGCATCTATGCGCGTGAAAATGGTCAGGGCATGATGTTTGTTGTAGAAGTCAGCGATGATCCTGAGCCGACTCCTGAAGCAGCGCCTGCGCCAGCTCGCAAAAAGCCAACCCTGAGGGTGGTGAAGTGATCGACTTCCCTAAACTCCTTCCTTGCCCGATGTGTGGATCTGGAGCTGAAAAGCTGTTGTTCAAGTACATTGGGCGTGAGAGTAATCCGCCTGGTGTTCCTGACGATCACTACACCTTCAGCCAGCATGTCGTGTGCACTGGTTGTGGCTTGCAAACAGGTCGAGCTCGTGGTGCATGTTCACGCAACAAGGACTGGGCTTTGAATGTGGCTCATCGCAACGCTCGACTGATGTGGAATGACCGAGCGTTGTTGAAGCACGACGACGATAAGGCAGTCTACGGCTTTGCTGAAGCGCTCAGTGCCAAGATGGCCAAGTCGCGTGAAAAGGGTCGCGATGGCTGGCGTGAATGTGACGCCCAGATCCTTGCTGACCAGTTCATCGGTCACCTGTCAAAAGGTAATGCGGGCAACTTTGAGGACTTGGCAACCTTCGCCATGATGCTGTACACTCGTGGTGAAGACCCTAAGCTGCTGGCAGACGCATTCAACGTCGCTGTAGAGCAGAAGGCACGTGAAATCATCATGATGGAGAAGTGTGGTGAGTCGACTCAGTCATCGACAACTTGATCGTCACATCGACGAACAGGAAGAAGAAATCCAGTGGCGCCGCGAGCAAGACGAGCTTGATGCTCAAAGCAATCAGCTCAGCTATGAAGCCGATCATGAAAAAAGCGCTCGAAGAAAACGAGCGCATTCGTCGTCAAGAAGAGCTGGATGAATACTTTGACGAGATGTGGCGCATGGAAAACGAATTCAGGTACGGTGGGGACGATTATCGTGACAACTACTAAGCAGGAACTGATGGTCATTTCAAAAGAAATGATCCTGGCACTCAAAACCAGTCACTGTGTGGGTATTGTCGTTGACAAAGAGGCCTACATAGCACTGATGGAGCTGGCTGAAAAGCGGGAGCCTATCTCATTCAACGATTATCAGTTCGAGTGGCCTCCAACGTCAGCTGAGCTGTCAGGGATGGATCGGTTCTGCGGAGGCCCATCCCATGAAGACTATGACGCATCGGTTTACAAAGGCTGGATGAAGCCTAAGGTCAATGCGCTGATCGAGGCTCTGAACAACGCGCGTGCTACAGCTCACCACTATCGTCACGAAGCGTTTGAGCTGAGTAAGCAAGTGAACGCACTCAAAGCAAACCAGCGTGTGGCCCCTGCTCCAGAAGACCTCGTCTACCAGATCAAGTACAACGGTGTGGGCGGTGGTCACTGGACTGACGTGACTCCTTATCAGTACAAGATGCTGCGTAAGGAGAAACACTACGAAGGGCGAATCCTGTATACTCGTGCTGACAACGAGACACAATAAGAGGTGACGTGAAATGGCTTGGAAACTCGAATATGAAGCACCCGCTGGCCTGAGGACCAATCGTGGTTTCTGGGCCGTGTTCGTGAAGGGCCACTGGTACTACCGTGGCGTCAAGCTGTGGGCTGAAGACAAACCTGAAGGTTACAGGCAGGGCTATTCGAACTGCGACAGTGATGGTCCAAAGACCACACGCGCATTCCTCAGCTATCTGCGCCGCCATCCAGAGCTGAAAGGCAAGGAAGTGTACTTCTCGCACAACGGCTATCTTCGGTGCGGCGACATCGTCACTCACCTGGGCATCACTGCACGTTGGGAGGAACCATCCAATGAAAAGAAAGACTAAAGCCGATCTCGCTTGGGCCATCCTGGGCTGTGTAGGCCTGCTGGTCATCGTGCTTGCACTGCTGTCGCGCAATGGATAGTCTGCTCCTTCTGATTCCAACTGTGGTGCTCGCTTTGGGCACCATTGTTGCAGCCACGCAGAACATCGGCATGCGCAGGCAGATCAGACGTCTTGAGCGTGAACTGGCTGAGTGTGATCGCATCCGTCGCGCTCAAGCTGAGTTCTGTATTCTCAACCACCGCAACCTTACACAACGAGACGTAAAGAATCATGGCATTGGATAGACCGAAATTCGAGCAGGGCGAAGTTGCCATCCTGCAGACCACCACCCATCCACACCTGAATGGTGAAGTCATTGTACATCATGTGATGGAACTGATTGATGGTAAGAAGATCTACCATCCTGATTATCCTGGTAAGGTGTTTTTCACTAAAGTCCTCGTCGACAAATTCGTGTATGATGTAGGCTACAGAAACGAGCAGGACTATCCAATCTTCTGTGACGAGCGTGAACTGCGCAAGAAACACAAACCATCTGAGTTCAGCTTCGAGGACTTGATGGCAAACCTCAACTCCAAAATCCAGGAACCTGTACGATGAAACCAAGTGAAATCCTGATCGGCGCTCGCGGGCTGTTGGCCAACTTTGACAGCTGGGGTAAGGGCTACTACGCGTTCAACAAATCGCAAGACATGCGCGAAGTGGGCGACAGTGATGCTACCTGCTTCTGCATGATCGGCGCACTGGCCAAGGCAGCTGGCTCATTCACTGGCGTGGGTGGCTATGAGCAGTCCGAGCATCCTGAGATTGAATATCTCGCAAAGGTTGTGGGTGAGCACGTCCCCAACTACAACGACCACCCAGATCGCACGCACGCTGAAGTTCTGACAGCATTCGACAAAGCAATTCAACTCGCACAGGCGGACGGGCAATGAAAGCGAGCGAAATCCTCACCAAGGCACGCGAACTGCTGTCTGATGAAAAGCGCTGGACCCAGGGTTACTATGCGCTGAACGAGTACAACGCGCAACGTGAAGCTGAAGACACTGATGCCGTGTGCTTCTGTTCGTTGGGCGCTCTTGCAAAGGTAGCTGGACGCAGTACGGGCGCTTGCTACGACAACAATGGCCCGGATGTTGACTATCTGGTGAAGGCGGTAGGTGGCCTCAGCCCAGTCAACATCGTGAACTTTAATGACTCGCACGACCACGCTGAAGTTCTGACAGCATTCGACAAAGCAATTCAACTGGCACAATCCGAGGGTAACTGAAATGATGACTGAAGCAGAAAAACGCAAGCAGCGTGAACGCGAAGAAGACGAACGCCGTCGTCGCAACAACCAAGTCCCGTTCTCGTCTGACAACGGTGTCGCCTGGAGCACTCCTGTTGCAGACTCGGGTTACTCCAGCCCATGCAGCAGTGACTCGGGCAGCAGCTGCGGCGGAGGGTGTGATTGATGTCCGCCAAGATCAACGTCCTCGAGCGCTTCAAAGACGTCCTGACGGGCATCCGCGGTGGTCGCATCGACATCACGGGGTCGTTTGTGCTGAGCACACTGGGCATGGTTGAGCGTCATATCGAGTCGCTTGAGAAGAACCAGGGCTTTGGTGCTCAGAAGCGCGCGGACATCGCTGCGAAGTTGATGCCCTGCTACCACCCGTTGTCAGACATGCATCATGCAGCCAAATACGCTGTGATGGCTGCTGACGCTCTACTCGAACAACTCAATGGTGCCAACAAGCCTACCCGGCTGTACACTCACAAAGAAAAGGGTGGGGTGTACGAGCTCGTTGGTGAAACCATCGGTGCAGGTACCAGCCGTGAGCAGCAGAACGTGGTGTACCGCAGCATGGAGACAGGTATGCTGTACCACCGCACTGTCAAGGACTTCACAGCGCAGATGAAACTGCTGGAGGACTGAGTCATGTCGACGCTGTTTGATGATGCCGTTGCCCTGCTGGGTCTGATCTGGCTGAACCTCGGTCAGGAGGACAAAGAGTGGTTCCTGGAGGCTGAGCCCTACGAGATGCACAACGACTTAGGTCGGCATCTGCGCAACCACTGTGGTATGTGGGAGGTTCCTCATGTGCCAGTCATTGTTGACGGTGTTGACATGGCAGTGGATCACCCAGACGCTATCAGCCATCGAGCAATCGTTCACTTCCAGCAGCTGAAGCAACTGGGCTTGTGATTATCTGAGTGTCATGTATACTTTGGATCATCACAGTCATCCCACAAGGAAATCAGCATGACCAAGCCCTACACCCAAACTCAGCTGCTGAATGCGTGCCGTGGTCGCTTGTCGCGTGAAAACGTCATGAGCGACACACTGCACAAGGCGGTCAACGATCTGTTCAACACCCGACTGCGTGAGGCCAACAGTGATCTACCTGTAGCACTGAAAGCCATTCGCGATGTGACCATCAAATCAGGCTGTGTGGAGAACTCGCTGTACATCTACCTCCGCCGCGTTGAATGCGACGCCTGGAGCTGGCCCGACGAAGATATGTGAAGCTTAAAGCTGATAAGCACAAGCCCGCTCAATGCGGGCTTTTGTTTGACTTCTTTACGGCTCGGCTCATGTGTCATATAATTGAACCTGCCTACACTTATCAGGTAGGTAGTCTTATCAGAACGAGCAGTATATCGACAGCGGCAACAATTTCCAACTGGGGACTTTGTATGAAGCGCATTGACTACTTCAGCATTCTGCATAGAGACGAGCGGGGTTCCTTCGCCGATCTAGGTGAAACCCTGTCGGAGTATCTCGAACGCATGTACAGGACCTATATCGCTGCGTGTCAAGCGCTGGGATGTCCACATGAGCCAAACTTCCACAAGTGGATCGTGACTGAGATCGATGTCGACCTTAGCCTCACTATCGTGACCTCACGCCTACGCCAATTCCGTAGGCCCACCCTTCACTGAACTGAAACGGGCGTCGCAAGGCGCCCTGTTCCTGTGGGAGCTATCAAATGCTCAGCATGACGGAAATCACGCACGCCGTCCTAACCCATTTCATCGCCAGGTGCCCCATGAAGACAGGTCCATTTGTTGACGGCCAGGCAAGGAGCGCACAGCACAACATACCAGGGACACTGTACATACCATCAATGACAGTTATCATGCAGAAGGCAGTGCCTGGCGTGTTCGTCAAGCTAGGCTGCAAGGATGACATCTTCTGGGTGCAGGTCAACAGCAATGACCCTGGCACACAGGTTCTCACAGGCATCGTTGTTACCACGCCAGCAGGTGCAGCTATACACGGAATCTGCATGCGTGATCCCGTTAGGTTCAGCTACCGACACGTATTAGACATTTTGCCTATGTAGGTGTTGACACTTACCATTGATAGTCATACAATACGCTCAACACGAAGCAACAACGTTATCATGGAGCGTCAGTCATGAAAGCCAAACCTCAAGTAGCAGTCCTCGTCGATGGCAAGTACTATCAGCTGAACGGTCGCCGCGTGTGGATCGTCATGCCAAAGTCCTGCCACAAGAAGCACTCGCCGTTTGGCGCCTGCGCTGACTGTGCATTGTAAGGAGCTCCACATGAAACTGAAACTGAAACAGTTGAGTGCTATTGAGCGCGTCACCAACCAAATGCTGCGTGACGCTCCTTACCACACTCGCAGCAACGTAATTTTCAAGGTTCAGCCTTTGAACGATGGCTTCTTTGTGTCCGCGTTCAATTGCCCATTCCAGTCCCACTGGACGGATGCGAACTTCCACGTGGTAGCTTTCGTCGGTCCTCGCGGCGGCGTTACTCGCTATAAGGTTTTGAGCAAAAAATAGGCTTTACACCTTGTGTGGTGAGGTGTATAATCAGCCGCATGTGAAGCAGTACCTTTATCATTATTTGGAGCACCTATCATGGCTCGCACCGACATCCATCGTCCGTCCGCTATCATCCCTGAAGACTACAGCTTCGTCTGCTGCTTTACCTTCAGCGAAATCGCCGCCGATCCAGGCGTCATTGAAGCGGAACGCAAGCTTCTCGAAGCGCACATGGCCCACACTGGCGGTCAGCGCAGCACACACGAGCACGGCGGCTGCTGCCACGTATGCGGCGCCTGGATGAAGGACTATGCGATCTTCTACCACGCCAAGACGAACTCGTACATCGAGACAGGGTTCGACTGTGCGGCCAAGCTGGACTTCCAGGATCCTGATCTGTTCCGTCGCTTCCGTGATCGTCGCCTGGCTGCTGAAA